ATACCACAAATGCTGGAGCAGGAGGTAACGGAGGCCTTTATGGTGGAGGCGGAGGAGGAGGTGGAGCCGGCTTCGATAATATTGGCAATTCAGGTGCTGGCGGAAATGGCGCAAATGGAATTTGTGTTGTAATTTCTCGCAGTTAAAAGGATAAAAATATGCTTCCAAGTAACAGAAAAGAATTCAAAGAATATATACTTCGGCGCCTAGGATATCCTATCGCTGAAATAAATGTAACCGATGAACAAATAGAAGATAGAATAGATGATGCACTCTCATGGTGGAACGACTATCATTATGATGGTTCCAAACCACAGTATTACAAAGTTGAACTAACAGAAGACATCATAGAAAATAAGTACATTGAGTTACCAGAGAATATTATCGGTGTTGTACGAATATTTGATCTTAGTACAGTACTTGGATCTAGAAATATGTTTGATATACGATACCAAATAGCACTCAATGATATGTATTCACTACTTAATTTCTCTTTGGTTCCGTTTTACATGACTTTCCAACACCTGGAATTAATTCAACAATTACTTGTTGGAAAACAATTAATTAGATTTAACAGGCATGAAGGACGTCTTTATTTGGATATGGATTGGGACAGAATGGCCGCCGGTGACTTTCTAATCGTGGAATGTTACTCTGTAATCGATCCGGATGACTTTCCTCATGTATGGACAGATCGTTGGCTATTAAAATATGGTACCGCCCTGGTTAAAAGACAATTTGGAGAAGGAATTAAAAAATTCAGTGGTATACCACTGCCTGGAGGACTAACATTTAATGGACAACAAATATACAATGAAGCGGTAACAGAAATAGAGCAGATAGAAAAAGATACAATACGGTCATATTCTTTGCCGGTAACTGATCTTATGGGTTGAAATACACACATTTACTAAATACTCAATAACACATAAAATGGAGTACATAAAACATGTGTCCAACTTCAACATTTTTTAACAATTTTCAAAACAGTTTAGAACAGGACGTAATACACAGCCTGGTGTCCGAGAGTTTGAAAGTTTATGGACAGGATATGTTTTATCTGCCGAAGACACTGGTGAAATATGATCCTATTTACGGTTCTTCGGATACGGTACGGTATGATTCTGCTTATCAAATAGAAATGTATGTTAAATCGATTGATGGGTTTCAGGGTGACGGAACATTTCTATCCAAATTTGGACTAGAAATACGAGATAGAATAGTATTCACAGTATCAAGACGCACCTTTGAACAAGATGTGAGTAAAAGGGCAGAAATATTAAGACCAAATGAAGGTGATCTTATTTGGTTTCCACTTAACCAGAAGTGTTTTCAAATAAAATTCGTAGACGATAAGCCATTTTTCTATCCTTTGGGCACATTAGTTACTTATGACCTTCACTGTGAACTATTCGAATACTCCGGAGAAGTAATAAATACTGGAATAGAAGAAATAGATTCTAAATATACTGGACTCGATAACAATATATTCAACTTTGGAATACTCACCTCACAAGGAGATAGACTGTTAACAAGTACAGACCACTATTTGGTGAATTCGGAATATGTGGAACCTGTTGATTCTGAAAACGAAATGATTGAAGAAGAAGGATTCACATTTATTGACTGGAGTGAAATTAATCCCTTTAGCGAACCTGATGTAGAATAGGAAAAACATGAAAAGACAAGTAAAAAACGTAATTAGGTCTGGTCGTGGATTCGATCCATTACTGGCCATGGCCGCTGGTTGGTTAGTAAAAAAGGGATATAATGCAATTCGTGGGGCTATAGAGAGACGAAAGGCCGCAAAATCTGGAGTATCTTCTCCTGGAAAAAATCCAGAATTTGATCGGTTTGTTGGAGATACTGTAACGTCGAATAATATTCCTCCTCCAATTCCAACAGGCGCCGATCTTAAAAAACTATATGCCTCTTACGGAATTAATCCCAATGATCCAAGTGTAAATAGACAACAATTAAGCAATACTATAATCCAAAAGGCCAAAAAATTGAGCGGATCAGAATATGTTAATCAACTGGTCACCAAAGCTAAAAAAGAAGTTTGGTCTAGTGGTGTTACACAAGTGGAAAAACAGAATAAAATGAAAGAATTGTTACCAAAAAGGAGCGCTGGCTCTTATTACAGTGATGTGGAGGCCTCGGCGCGGGCCACAGGAAATGATATTCCATCCAAAGCAATTGTCAATAAGATTTTGCAGTCCCATGGATTGGAATATGCACCTTCAACCCCGACTACGTTGGCCAATGCTAAAAAGAGGGGTGAGCTGAAAACACTGGCCATATCAGCGTTGCATAGGAAAGCACAAGAGACATCTGGACTAACAAATACTCTCAAATCTGTTTATCCTCCTTTACCGGCAATAACTGCTGACAATCCTTGGAAAAATGTAGGAAGAAGGAATGTTTCACCTGAAAAATTAAAAGATGTTGAACAGAGTATAGGAAAAGCAAACAAAGAATTCAACACCATATTAAATAAGGAATCGGGTGGTAAAGGAAAGTTGACGGTAAAACAAGCAAAAGACGTTTTATCAAGATATAAGGCCACACATTAATGTTTGACAGTGATTTTTATCATGGATCCATCAGAAAAATGGTTATTTTGTTTGGATCATTATTTGCGGAAATAAATATCACTAGAGAAGATGCTAATGGTAATACTTTGGCGGCCTTGCGCGTGCCATTGACTTATGCGCCCAAAGACAAAATGTTGGCCAGGGTATTGCAGGATCCGAACATCGATAGACCTACGGCCGTCAATATACTACCAAGAATGTCATTCGAAATGACAAATATGTACTATGACAGTTACAGGAAACCTAACACTCTTAGTAGAATATCCAAATTGTCAACAAATGCCAATAAACTTAAAGTACAATACGCTCCTGTACCGTACAATTTTGAATTCAAATTATACATATATGTGAAAAATGCAGAGGACGGTACTAAAATCGTAGAACAAATCTGCCCTTATTTCACACCAGATTGGACAGTCACGGCCGAACTTATTCCAGACATGGATGAAATTAGAGACGTGCCGGTAGTACTACATAGTAACATAGAGCAACAAGACACTTATGACTCAGAGATGAAAAATCGAAGGGCAATAATTTGGACACTGACATTTACCGTCAAAGGATTCCTTTATGGAAGGATCAAGGATAAACCTATCATCAAATTTATTAATGTTTCTGCTTATGAATCAAACACAGGAAATGATGCTATAACGACAATTTCTATAAAACCCGGTCTATTGGCAAACGGTTCACCAACCTCCAATTCTAGTCAATCAATCGCCGCTTCAGAAATATATGCCACAGATGATTTTGGATATATAACGGATATTGAAGAAGGAATGTAATAATGATAACTGGGAAAAACGCAATAGTAGTTAGTACAACAGAAATACCCAACTTCGAAGCTTCCAAATCTCTTGTTAATGATTTAGGATTGACTCCAGAAGAGGCCGCAGAAAGAATTCTACCAGAGGCCATACAAGTAAAAGTGTCAACGGCCATTGAAGATGCGGAATTTTCTAGAGAAAGTTTAAGAGAACTGGTTGGTATTGGAGTAAAATCAAGTGGTGAATTATATAATCTGGCCATTTCATCCCAGAGTGCAAAAGTTTTTACAGCATTAACGGAGATGATCAAAGCTACTTCTCAGGCAAACCGTGAACTAATGGAAGTTAAGAAAATAGATAACGAACTTACATTAAAACGACTGGATGAAAATGGAGAGTCAGGATCAAAGACAATAAATCAAAATTTAATCGTAACCATGACAACCAACGACCTGGCAAATATGGTGAAATCTCTAACATCTAATACAACGGCGACAAATGTCCAACCATAATCAACACAACATAAATTACAAAAACTTCAAAGGCTACCTGGGTAACTCTCAGCTTAAAAAGTGTGGAGTACAAATAGATTGGACTCCGGAGATGGTCGAGGAATACATCAAGTGTTCACAAGACCCCATTTATTTTGCCGAAAAACATATGAAAATTGTGAATGTGGATAAGGGACTGATTACCATTAACCTTTACCCATACCAAAAGGAAATAGTTAACACTGCGAAGGAACACAGGTTTACGGTCGCGGAATGTTCCAGACAAGCAGGAAAGTGCCTTGAATATCATACTCGTATAAATATACGGAACAAAACCACGGGTGAAATACACAAGACAACCATTGGAGAATTTTATGACCTACAAAAACGATCGTTATCTGGAAAACAGAGCCAAGATACTTGAAAAACAAAAACAAAAAAGGCTTTCCAAATATGATTCAGGAATAGAAGGTTACGATTACATTAGCAAGAAATATATGGATACAAGATAGAAAAAAGAAACTCATTGCTGAACGAAAGGGATTTAAAGTCTTGGTCATATGGGAACGTGATTACCGATCCGACAAAGAAAGAGTTATAAGAGTTATACAAGAATGCCTGAACTTTCTGACAGCATAACCAGAAAATTTGTTGATTCCATTGATATTTCTGATTGGGAAATAGAAACAGATACCGGTTGGCATGACATTTCAGCCATACACAAAACCGTGGAATACCAAGAATGGGTGATAGTAACAGAAACAGGAAAATCACTGATTTGTGCGGACACACACATTATATTCACCGAATCTATGGACCAAATATTCGTCAAGGATTGTATTCCTGGTGAAACCAGTATTATTACCAAGTCAGGACCCGAACGGGTAATTTCGGTTTATTCAACAAAACGATATTCTAACATGTTTGATGTCTCGGTGGATTCTCCAACACACCGATTGTATACCAATGATATACTATCACACAATACCACGGCCATAACCGTTCTTGTACTATGGTATATCATATTTCACGAGCACAAACACGTGGCTATTCTGGCCAACAAAGGTGAAACAGCGAGGGAAATTCTCAGTAGAATCCAGTTGGCGTATGAGCATCTACCAAAATGGTTACAACAGGGTGTGGTAGAATGGAACAAAGGCTCGTTTGAGCTTGAAAATGGTTCTAAAGTCATGGCGGCTGCGACAGGTAGTAGTACAATTCGTGGATTTTCTGTAAACCTACTACTGGTAGATGAGGCCGCATTCGTTGAAAACTTCGACGACTTCTTTGCCGGAGTCTTTCCTACCATTTCATCTGGACAGTCCACCAAAGTCATACTTGTATCCACGGTAAATGGACTGAATCACTTTTATAAAATAACTACCAATGCAAGAAATCACAAAAATGGATATCACCTGATTTCAGTTCCATGGTGGGAGGTTCCAGGCAGAGATGAGGCCTGGAAACAAGAAACACTGGCAGCCATGAACTTTGATAATGATAAATTTGCGGCTGAGTTTGAAAATCAATACCTAGGTTCTTCAGGAACACTTATTGCAGGTTGGAAACTCAAAGAACTGGTAGACCAGATACCTATACTCCAAAAAGAAGGAATTAAACAGTACAAGCTTCCTGTTAGTGGACACAAATACGCTTGTGTGGCTGACGTATCTCGCGGAAAAGGCCTTGATTATTCTGCATTTTCAATAATTGATGTGACAAAAATGCCATATGACCAGGTAATGGTATATAAAAGCAATTTAATCACACCTATCGAATATGCTGAAATAATACACCGTTTCTGTAAGCTGTATAATAATGCACTACTTTTGATAGAATCGAATGACATTGGAGAACAAGTAGCTTCTGTTGTATACTATGATTATGAGTATACTGATATGTTATTTACTGAGAACCATGGTCGCATAGGAAAACAGATTTCATCCGGGTTTTCTGGAAGAACTAGTGATTTAGGAATAAGAACAACAAAGGGTGTGAAAAATGTAGGCTGTTCCATGATCAAACTATTGATCGAACAGAACCAATTTATTGTTAACGATTTTGACACCATTCATGAATTTTCTGTATTTTCCAAAAATAAACAATCTTATGAGGCAGAACCTGGAAATAATGATGATATAGTTATGGGATTGGTATTGTTTGGTTGGTTGACAAACCAGTCCTTTTTTAAGGAATATACGGAAATAAATACCTTGGACAGATTGAGAGATCGGTCGGACGAAGAATTAATGAACGATCTAGTGCCATTCGGAATCATAGATACAGGACCAAACGAAGATAAAGACGATGATGATAAACCTCCTGTTCAAAAAACATGGTTAGACTGGAACATCGAGCCCATTAATGATTGGCCTTAAGATTGAATAAACGATAAATAGAAAGAAATTCAAAGAAGGCCTGTAAAAGGAGAATAATCAACATGGCAATTACCAATTCGTTCCAAGTATCACCTGGCGTAAATGTTAAAGAACATGACATTAGTGCCATTGTAGGAGCGGTGGCCACCACCGAAGGCGGCCTAGCCGGAGTATATGAATGGGGTCCAATAGGGGTCCTATCCAATATGGCATCAGAGACCGATTACGTTGATACGTATGGAAAACCATCCAATTTTAACGGAGAAACTTGGTTTGTAGGATCTTCATTTTTGGCCGATAGTAATCAGTTATTGGTTTCTAGGGCCGCCAATACAACCGGTACATCTCCAATATATTCAGTAACAACAGAAGCGGCTAATGCTACTGTACTTGTGGCCGATACAACTGGAATTCTTCCAGGAATGTTAATAGTGTCTGCTGCTAATATTTCACAACATGGTACTGTGGCCTCGGTAGTTGATGGAACAAAATTCACAATAACACCAGCTTCTGCTGTTATTGGAACTGGAACAGAGTCAATCCAGCTAGTACCGAATACTGTGGCATTTTCATCAATTGCAAACACGGGACAAGTCGCAAATCTCGAATTGTGCATCATTAAGAATGAAGATGATTACACAGCCAAAAGTGGAACATTCGACTCGGATGTAAAATGGATTGCAAGATATCCTGGAAAGAAAGGCGATTCATTAAAGCTTTCCAGGTGTGACACCGCAAATTGTTTCACCTCAACAATCGATCTTACAGATTATGAGGCAACCGTTACTATCAATGTAGACGGAAATACTGCGGCCGTGACATGTTTGGTTGCTGGATCAGGAGGTTCAGCGCAAACTGGTGCTATTACGAATGCAACATCACTGGCCGCTGAAATAAATATCACAGATTTATTACAATTTGGTAATGCTACACATGGTTACCAATCATTGAAAGTAACTAATATTGGAAGTATCACAAGCACACTGAACGCAACGTATGGTGCAGCATTCTTCACAATAAGTTTTGAAGATGGACTTTCACTGTCTTCTAATCAATCTGTTTCAACCACACTCACAAGGTTTTGGGAATATTATGATCTAATCGACCAGGCTCCTGGCCAATCTGACTATGTTTTAAATTTTGGAAATACATCAGCCCAGGATGAAACACACATTGTTGTCACAGACGAAGATGGATTATTCAGTGGTGTTCCAGGAACAGTACTTGAGGTCTACAAAAATGTATCAAGAGCCTCAGATGCAAAATTAGATAATGGTATGAGCAATTATTTTGCTGAGGTTATCAACCAGAGTTCCAAGTATGTATGGTTCGGAGTAGACAGATCCACAGCATTGTCAAACACTGCTGTAAACTTAACATCCGCAACAAGTGATGCACCTGCTGTATACAGTTTTGCTTGTGGACAAAACGGATCTGATGAAAATACTGTATCACTAGGCGTACTCGCCAATGCATATGATATGTTTGCTGATCCAGAAAACGTCGATATCTCACTCATTATGCAGGGTAAGGCAAGAGGCGGCACACAAGGAGCACAATTGGCCAATTATCTTATGGATAATATTGCTACGGTACGTAAAGATTGTGTTGTATTCTTGTCGCCAGCAAAGGAATTGGTCGTAAATAACACTGGAAATGAAGCACAAGCTTGTGTCAATTTCAGAAACTCCGCAAGAGTTACAAGTTATGGATTTATGGATTCCGGCTATAAGTATATGTATGATAGATACAACAACGTTTACAGGTGGGTTCCACTTAACGGAGATTGTGCAGGATTAGCTGTCAGAACAGACAGAACTAACGATCCATGGTGGTCTTTTGCTGGATTTAATAGAGGACAACTTAAGAATGTTGTTAAACTGGCATGGAATCCTCGAAAGACTGACAGAGATACTTTGTATAAGAATAACATAAATCCGGTGGTCACATTCCCACAAGAGGGAACTGTCCTTTACGGAGACAAGACATTACAGACAAAGGCAAGTGCTTTCGACAGGATTAATGTAAGGAGATTGTTCATTGTTCTTGAAAAGGCCATTTCTACAGCGGCCAAATACTACCTATTTGAATTCAATGATGAAATCACAAGAACTAACTTCAAGAACCAGATTATTCCTTACCTGAGGAATATTAAGGGAAGACGTGGCATTACGGAATTCTTGGTTGTTTGTGACAAAACAAATAATCCTGGATATATTGTTGATTCCAATCAGTTTGTTGGATCTATCTTCATTAAACCTGCAAGATCAATCAACTTTATCACATTGAATTTCGTTGCAACTGGTACCGATGTAAACTTCTCTGAGGTTTTGAACCAGGTATGATTTGGTCACTTTTTTATGTAAAACTCTTGGAAGTGAACTAGAATAACGCTAAATACCTCCATAGACTAACCAACTATGGAGGTATTTTAGATGATAACAGAGGAATATGGATTCGTTTACTTGTGGTATGACCGTAAACACAAAAGGTATTATGTAGGATGCCACTGGGGACGAGAGGATGACGGTTATGTGTGTTCTTCTACCAACATGAAACATGCATTTAAACGACGACCGGTAGATTTCAAAAGGAGAATTGTCGAGAAAATATATACCTCTAAAACTGATTTATTAGAAGCCGAATATCGTTGGCTTTCAATGATAAAACCGGAAGAACTCAGAACACGATATTATAACCTACATAACCACCATTTCGGCCACTGGACGGCCGATAAATCTAAATCCGGTACTATTGGAGAAAAAATTCGTACCAAACTAAAAACATACTATGAGGAAAATGAAGCTTACTGGCAAGGTAAAACACACTCGGAAGAATCAAAAGAGAAAATGAGACATGCAAAATTAGGACATAAACAGTCACCGGAACAAATACAAAAAAGGATCGCTAACACACACCGAGACTATTCAGATCCAATCTTTTTGGCCAGGATGTCCAGTGCCGCAAAAAATAGAAGCCAGGAACACAGAAGAAAGTTATCTGAAAATATGAAACGTCAACACAAGGAAGGTTTGAGAATTGGTGCAGGAATGACCGGTCGGAAGCACTCGGAAGAATCAAAAGAGAAAATGAGGCAAGCCAAACTTGGTACACGTAAAACTAAATACACGGTAGAAATATCAGCGATATAAATAGCTCCACCAATTAATAATCCTAAAGGAGAAAACAAAAAATGCCACTTGACCTTAATACTTTTGCAGCCAAAGGCTTGAATTTCATGGGTGCAAGGCCTACACTATTTGAGGTTATTCTTAGCCCTCCTGCTGGATTGGCTGATTCTAATTTCAATGACAAGCATTCATTCCTTATTAAAGCTGCTTCATTACCAGAATCATCCATAGGAGTGGTAGAAGTACCATACTTTGGTCGTAAAATACGGTATCCAGGCGATAGAACATATGGAGCTTGGGCCGTAAGCATTCTTAATGATGAGGACTTTACATTAAGAAAATTCTTTGAACGTTGGCACGCCACAGTAAATAGTGTAATTCCAAACGTGATGGAAGAAGGAACAAATTCGGAAGCCATTAATATCAAAGGTTCTGCCATTGTAAATCAATATTCAAAGGCCGGACCCGTTGAAGGAAAAATAATTAGATCGTACTTTTTCTCCGGACTATGGCCAATGGACGTCGATGCAATCGGTGTAGACTGGGGACAAAATGATAGGATTGAAGAATACAACGTGAAATTCTCTTATGATTACTGGTTACCAACAGATGGTAACACCTCTGGTGTTCCTGCTGACTTCCAGTAAAATCCAGAAAGGATTAATATAGTATGGCATTTGAACTTTTCGGTTATTCCTTTCGAAAAAATGAGGAAAACCCCAAAACACAACAATCTTTTGCACCGGAAGTAAAAGACGACGGCGCTACCGTAATTATGGCTACCGGAGGTTCATATGGAACCTATGTCGATCTTGAAGGTTCGGTAAAAACAGAAGCCGAACTGGTTACAAAGTATAGGGAAATGGCCTTACAATCTGAAGTGGATGAGGCCATTACCAACATTATGGATGAAGCTATAACCATAGATGAGACTCAACAATCTGTGGATATATTGCTGGACGACCTCTCTCTACAACCAAAAACAAAAGAAATAATTCTTGCCGAATTCAGAAACATACTCCGTCTTCTGGATTATGATAGACACTGTTATAATATTTTCCGAAGATGGTATGTTGATGGTCGTCTAATATATCATGCCATCATAGACGAAAATAATCCTCTAGATGGTGTCAAAGAATTCAGGTATATCGATCCTCGAAAAATCAAAAAAATACGCGAAGTAAAAAAACAACGCATGCCAGTTAATAAAAATGGACAGTCCGTTGATATAACACAAACCGTATCAGAATATTACTTATACAACGAAAAGGGATTTGCCGGAAAGAAAGAAAGTGGTTCCGTAGGACAATCTTATGTCGGAGCGGCAGGTGGATATGGAACAACAGCAACAGGACTTAAGATTGCCAAGGATTCAATATTACATGTGACTTCTGGAATAACAGATTCCAAAGGAATAATGACTCTTGGATATTTACACCAAGCTATCAAACCACTTAATCAGCTAAGAATATTGGAAGATGCAACCCTAATTTACAGAATATCACGTGCACCAGAACGTCGTATTTTCTACATTGACGTTGGTAACTTACCTAAAATCAAAGCCGAACAACACTTGGCCGACATGATGGCCAAACACCGTAACAAATTGGTTTATGATGCATCTTCTGGTGAGGTCAGAGATTCAAGGAAGTTTATGTGTTTGGATATGAAAACAAAAGTTCCACTTTTGGATGGTCGAACTTTAACTCTTGAAGAAATAACAACCGAACATCAGGCCGGTAAAAAGAATTGGGTCTATTCGTGTGATCCGGTTACGGGCAAGTTTGCCCCTGGGCCTGTGTCTTGGGCAGGAGTTACCATAAAGGACTCTCAGGTTGTCAAAGTTACTTTTGACAATGGAGAGAGTGTTATTTGCACCCCTGACCATAAGTTTCCGGTTTGGGGAAAGGGATTTATTGAGGCTCAACATTTGGTCGGAGAATCGGTTATTCCTGGCTATAGACGTAAGGCAAAAATTAATAAATCAACATCCGAGTATGAACAAATTTATAGAAATGATACCAAAGACTGGGCCTTTACACATCTCGAAGTTGCTCGCTGGAAAGACAAAATGGGCATTCGTGAAGAAATAGCACATCAACCACAATACTTGGAAGAAGAAAAGAACACCATCCACCATCGGAACCATGACAGTTTTAAGTCATCAAAAGGATACACCGCCGAAGGTCTTCATAACCATAAGGCCATTTCAGTGGAATGGCTGCCTGAGACAATGGACGTTGGATGTTTGACGGTTGACCTAGAGGAAACCTACCACAGCCACCACACCTATTTACTTGATGTTGGGGTGTTCACAAAAAACACCATGCTTGAGGACTTTTGGTTGCCAAGACGAGAAGGTGGTCGTGGTACAGAAATATCCACATTACCATCCGGACAAAACCTTGGAGAATTGCAAGATGTTCTATATTTCCAAAAAAGATTATACAAGGCATTACAAGTTCCAATTGGCAGACTTGATCCGGAACAAGCTTTTACTATAGGACGATCGACACAAATATCACGAGATGAGGTAAAATTTTCCAAATTTATCGATCGATTAAGGACAAAATTCTCCACTTTATTCACCGATGCTCTGGAAAAACAGTTAGTGTTAAAAGGATATTTCACCGTAGACGAGTGGAAACAAATAGCACAATATATTCGATATAGATTTGCCAAAGATAATGTATGGTCTGACCTCAAGGATATTGAAATACTGACGTCCAGAATTGAAGCCGCCAATGGATTAGCTCCATTTATAGGTAAGTATTTTGCTCATACTACTGTCAGAAAAGATATCTTTAGACAGTCGGAAGAAGAAATCCAGAAAAATGATGTACTAATAATACAAGAGATGCAAAATCCAATATTATATCCACCACAACCCGTTGATGAGACTGGTGGAATGAATAATGGACAAAACGGTTAACAGGAGAACCACGAAATGGAGAAACAAATTAACGAAGGCCTACTCGGAAAATTAAAAAGGATTTACGATAAAGCCAGTGGTAACCAAAAAGATCGTTTGATAAAAAAGACTTCTGGATCTATAGATGATAGACAAAAACAGATACTAGGACGAAAATATAGCATTAAAAATTGGAAAACCGACGGTCCTAAACTAATGGATGACAAACGGTACAATAGCCTTGTAAGACGGGAAAATGGACTCAAATGGGGTGGTAAAAACTTGCCTTTAAAAATAGGCAGATACCCCAAAAATCAATATCTTACTGGTGGAAAAATGACTTTTCGTGAATTTCTTGAAGAAGGTGTTCTTCGGGCCCTTGGTATGGGAGCTGCGGCGACCGCGGCAGGGGCTGTCACTGGAGCTCTTTCGGGCCTAGGGCCAGCACCGGGAGCCGTTATTGCTGGTCTGGGATACCTGGCCATGGATGCCAAAGAAGATTTAGAAAACGATTCTTCCATCAAAGACCGTAGTAAAAAACTCCGTAAAATAAATAAGAGGAGAAATCAATTGGCTATGGCCGCTATTGGAGAATCCACCGGAGCCAACAAAAATGAATACCTTGGTATAATTGGTACCTATTTGGCCAGCAAGATTAAAAATTAAGAGAGGAAATAATATGTCGGACACCCTAGACCTTATACAACAAGCGATCGATGAAAATCCTGCAACCTTCAAGAATATATTAAATGAACTAATGCGTGAAAGAGTAACAAGTGCCCTGGAAGCCCGCCGGGCGGAAATATCGGCTGCTGTTATGATTCCGGGAGGAGACGATGAGGAAGAAGAAACTCCAGAGAATGAAGAAGGTGAGGAAACCGAGGATCCAGAAGAAGAGGACGCTGAGGAAGAAGAAACTTCAGAGGATAACGAAGAAGTAGATGGTGAGTACGCCGACGAAACTGATATGACCGATGGAGAAGAAGAAGAAACTGTGAATGAAGGTATTTTGGCCAGATTGAAAGCCGCAAGAGCTTTATCAAAGACTGTTAAGGCCGCCAAGGAAGAAGGTTATCCCGATGCTAGTCCTTCTGCTAAATTCAAGGCAATAAGACGATCTGTTGATGGCAAAAGAGTTACCGCTGATGGTAAGCCGGAAGGATATAAGTACAACAAATGAGGTTGTGTTTAACAGTTTTGGTTTTAATGTGCATTATTAATATCAGGCCTGTGGCCGCCGATCTATTAGGTAGAGAAATTTTTATACCTAGTGGATATCTAATAAAGGGTCCTGTTTGTTGGAGAATACCCAACGACAGATACAAATATCAGGCACTTTGTCCAAGACAATGGGAAATCAATACTATTAAACGAAAAAGATTTGAAGACAGATTATTGAATCCTTACAAACTTTTTCCGGAAAAAGAATTCTAAAAAGGAACACAAGTAATGACAATCAACTCCATTAGAGAAGTATACGAGACAGGTTCCTCACGTAAAGGGCCGGAAGACAAATTCATACGAAAACACCTGATGAAGGTGTCAGATCCTTCGGGCCTTGCTACTCCTAATAAGGAGAACACAGAGACCACTAAAAAGGTAGAACACAAGAATACACCAGACACGGCGTATGAATCCTATATTGAAACTAACTATGACAGGCTAATAAATAAGTATGGTAAAGAAAAAGGCAAATTCATACTGGAGAAATCCATAATCACACTAGATAAAAAAGGATATTTTAATCACACACTTTCGGAAGGTGTGGATCATGACATTTACGAAAGATATGTAGAGAGAGCAATAGAAGCCACCAAGGTAATTCAATCTCACCTTAAGCTGCTCAAAGCCGATTGTGAACGAAAAGAAGACGCAGAAGAATCTGGAGTTAAGAATTCTTTTATAATAGGTGGGACTTATGTTGATTCTTGGCAAATAAAAGACTACGCAGGACAATTAGAATCAATTATGGATGGATTGGCCAGAAGTGTTCAATCCATCAAGAAAAACAAGGATAAGGATAGAGGATGACAGTACTCTCCAATAAATATCGAGGACAATCGTTCGTCTTTCATACTGCCTCAACAAATACTGTAGTGGTGGTTGGAAATTCTTCGGCCTCGCCTTTAGCGGCTGGTAATGAAGTTGTAGCCGGTGCTACTGTAAGAAAAATTTGGGCTGCATGTGGAAGCTCAGGTGTTGTAACTGTTGCAAGAGGATCAAATACGATTTTCTCCTCCACAGTGTCATGTTTCCATGACTATGCTGGTCATGGTGCGGCCATAACGTCGGACCCCACAGCAAACGTAGTTATAACTATATCTGGTACAGCCGCTTGCACCATCGAGCTAGGTAAACAAACCACGGCCAATAACTAAGGAGTGCATAAATGAAACTTATTTGCGAGTCTGCGGAAGACGTAAAGTATCAAATAACAGAATCCGAAGGTGGAAAAAAGAATTTCTACATCACCGGTGTTTTCGCAGAGGCAGAAAGTCTCAACCGAAACAATAGAATTTATCCACAGCACATTATGAGAAAAGCCATGGATAACTATATCAAAGAGAAGGTGGAAACACACCGTGCTTATGGGGAACTAGACCACCCAAGTGGGCCTAAAATAAATCCTGACCGTATTTGTCACCTTATCGAGAGCCTTGAATGGAATGGCAACCAGGTTTACGGAAAAGCCAAAATTTTAGACACACCAATGGGAAATATTGTTCGCGGAATCATGGAAGGTGGAGGTTCTTTAGGTGTGTCAACCCGAGGCATGGGTGATGTTAAACAAAATTCAAAAGGTATTATGGAAGTTCAAGAAGGACTCCGATATTCTACAGTAGCAGATGTTGTGACAGATCCTAGTGCCCACAATGCATGGGTAAAAAGTATTATGGAAAATACAGAATATTACTATGATACTTTTACTGGAGAGTGGCAACAGAGAATTATTGAAAACACCGTAAAAACACTCAAAACAAAATCTTCTAAACAAATAGCAGAAGAAGCATATGTTGTTTATCACAATTTCATTCGTAAACTACTTGATAAACAACAATAAATTATAAATAGGGACTAGAGTTTCCACAAGGAGAGAATACAAATGGCAACTAAGAGTAAAACAAAGGTGAAGGAAAGCGAACTTCTAGAAGACGCAATCCCAACAGCGGCCGGACAAACCATTGTCACAAAGACAGGTGTTCTTGCCGATGTGGCCAAACTAATTTCTGGAATGAATCCGGAAGACCTCACACATTGGTACTGGAATTCTGTAGCACAGATAGGACATGAAGCCGATGCAATCCCAGACGGAACGGCTGAAAAAAATCAGGCCTCCATTGCCGCAAAAACCGTGGCTAAGGAAGAGGTCGAAGCAATGTTTAATGGAACAGAATTGACCGAAGAATTCAAAGAAAAGGCAACAACCCTTTTTGAGGCAGCAGTAAATGCTAAAGTCAACGAAAAAGTTCTGGAGTTAGAGGAAGAATTTGATTCTGCCATAGAATCTGTAACAGATCAGTTGACCGAGGAGATGATAAATTCGGTAGATTCTTACTTAACTCGCGCTGTTAATGAATGGCTAGCCGAAAACGAAGTTGCCATCGAGAGTGGTCTTAAATCTGAGCTTTCCGAAAGCTTACTTGAGGGATTACGCAACTTACTAATAGAGCATAATATGGACGTACCAGAGGGGTCAGAAGATGCTCTAGAACTAATGGAATCCAGAGTGTCTGAACTAGAAGCGGCTCTAAATGAAAAAGAAAGAGACAATCTTGCCATGGAAGAAGCCCTTGTCGAATTCATTAAGAAAGATATTATTTCCGAGGCTTCAGAAGGACTTACACTAGCCCAGTCTGAAAAATTGGCACTGTTGTCAGAAGATTTGGAATTTGTTGATCCTGAGACATATGTTAGTAAAGTAAACACAATCAAAGAACATCATTTCTTGGGCAAAACATTACCTCCACAGACAACTAATATTCTCAACGAATCCTATGAAGGAGAAGATGAGACCCAGACAAAGACACTAACTCCAGAAATGGCTAGATATCACAACGCTATTTCACGAACAGTGGTCAAGCGATAACCCGGTATATATACCAAATAAAAAACAAGGAGTAAAACTCAATGTTATCAGAAGAACTACAATTAAAGTGGGAACCAGTCCTTGACCATGAGGATCTAGCTCCCATTAAAGATTATCACAGAAGGGCCACAACGGCTGTTATCCTGGAGAATATGGAAAGAGCCTTAAGATCGGATGCTTCCCAGCACTTGTTCGAAACAGCTTCAACATTACCGGTTAACGCCATGGGTGCATCTTCTTCCGACGCATCAACTGGTGCTATTGACACCTTCGATCCGGTGTTAATTTCACTTGTCAGACGTGCAATGCCTAACTTGATTGCATATGATATCTGCGGTGTACAGCCTATGACGGGTCCTACAGGACTTATCTTTGCTATGCGTTCGCGTTATTCGAATCAGGAAGGTGATGAAACATTCTACAATGAAGTGGACACCGCGTTCTCCACCATTGTTTCTGGTGCTAACACACTTGGACAAAAACACGTAGGTGTAATCCCTGGAACAAACACATCTATCGGTAACACAGCCGCCAACGGAGTGTATAACTACGGTAAGGCCATGGGTACTGCTAATTTAGAAAAGCTTGGTGTTGATTCCGGTGTTGCTTTCCCAGAAATGTCATTCAGCATTGAGAAGGTTACGGTTACCGCAGGTGGCCGAGCACTCAAGGCAGAGTACACAATGGAACTTGCACAGGATTTGAAAGCAATTCACGGATTGGATGCTGAAACAGAATTATCCAACATTCTTTCTACCGAAATCTTAGCCGAAATCAATCGTGAAATCGTGCGTACAATTAACGTAACGGGCAAGATTGGATGTACTGAAGGAACAACCACAACTGGTATCTTCGACCTCGATACTGATTCCAACGGTCGTTGGATGGTTGAAAAGTTCAAGGGTCTTATGTTCCAGATCGAACGCGAATCTAACAAGATTGCAAAAGAGACCCGTAGAGGTAAGGGCAACATGCTTATTTGTTCATCGGACGTCGCGTCCGCTCTACAGATGGCAGGAGTACTAGATTATACACCAGCCTTGAACATCAACCAGATGAATGTTGATGATACAGGCAATACATTCGCCGGAGTGCTTAACGGACGAATTAGAGTGTATATCGACCCTTATGCAACTTCTGGTAACTATATGACAGTAGGTTATAAGGGAGCTAATCCTTTTGACGCAGGATTGTTCTACTGTCCATATGTTCCACTACAGATGGTACGAGCCGTTGACCAGGCCACCTTCCAGCCGAAGATTGGATTCAAGACACGTTATGGAGTTGTAGCAAATCCATTCGCCGAAGGTTTGACCGCTGGTGCCGGCGCGCTGACAAAGGATTCCAATGTGTATTATCGAAAAGCATTGGTCAACAACATACTGTGATTGAGATACTTTTTTATGCAAAACACTTGAAATCTATCTAGAACCACACTAAATACCTCCATAGACTTAACACCTATGGAGGTATTTTTTTATGGAAAATACAATAAATTATGGATTCGTTTACTTATGGTATGACCGGAAACACAAAAGGTATTATGTGGGATGCCACTGGGGTAACGAGTGTGACGGATATATTTGTAGTTCCAGATGGATGAAACAAGGATATAAACACCGTCCCCAAGATTTCAAGAGACGTACAATTCAAAAGGTATATTCTAACAAACTGGAACTTCATGACGCCGAACACAAATGGCTTTCAATGATAAAACAGGAAGAATTGCGTGTTCGATACTATAACCTACGAAACCACCACTTTTCTCACTGGACTTCCGATCCAGATAAATTGCTTACTATAGGCCAAAAAATTTCCAAGGCCAATACGGGAAAAAAACATGGACCTAAAACAGAAGAAGCAAAACGAAAAATAAGTGAGAAAAATAAAGGTCGTATATTTACCGAAGAACACCGAAGAAGGTTGGGACAAGCTAAAGCGGGTAAAGCCCTTACCAAAGAACACCGAGAAAAAATAGGACAAGCTTTGGTCGGCAGAATAGGTCACACAAAAGGCCGTCAACTTTCAGAAAAACATAAATACAAAGTAAGTGTTGCGCTAAAAGGTAAACCTAAAAAGCCATTCACCGAAGAGCATCGCAAGAATATAGGCGAAGCAAACCGTCGAAAACCACGAAGAACCATGACGGAAGAACATAAAAGAAAGATCGGAGAATCCAACCGACTAAGATGGGAAGCTAGATTGCGAATCTAGCTAATAACAACTAAGGGGCCGAGAAATCGGCCCCTTTCTTTATGTCTGTTTTACCAACGTGACTGTGCCACAATTCCATATTCGCCTGAGACCAAGTTTCTCTGTTATCTCGCGTTCGGATAATCCCTCCAAATTCCAATTCCCTAGTTTATTCGATAATTGCTTTTTAGAGAACATAGTTCTTGGATACCTGTGTTTATTATCTGTGTACCAATAAGATGGAGGATTTACGACCAACTGTTCAAATCCACATTTCAAATACACACCGGCATCCGAATATGTGCGATCAGCATATGTGATGATTGATTTTCCTGATACCTTTGATACCAATCTGGAAAACCCACCACTAACCGTGGTTCCTATTTTATTTGCGAAACGTATCAATTCCAAATCATATTTCTGGTTGAATCGGGGCTTTCGGAAACTCATACAGGCCACGAGTTCTCCATCCTGATACAATCCATAAGCAATTTTAGCTCCAACATCACCTTGTAAGTGATTGTCTTCGAAAAATTTCCTGCGGACGGCCGGAGAAACCATTGATATCACACATTTTCTCGCTGGTATACGAATCGTTACAACACCTAGAGCATATGATATCATGCTTTCCACGATTGGTCGGTGGTAAATCCACTGGTCTTCAAAAATATGGAACAAACGCAGTCCACCATCAGTGCACCTGTTCGTTTTTTCTAAATGCAAACCCCGTGGTTTGAATTTGTCTGTGTGGTAGTATAGTCCATCGACTTCTATTGCTAATTTTTTGTCTAGAATTAGAATATCCAATTCAGTTCCAAGAGTCGACCTATCATTACTCAGAATAGTTCCACCATATATTGTACCTAAGTAATCGAGTATCTCCTGGTGTATCACAGAAGTCTTAGTGAATTGACGTGGCCAAGAATTGTCGGCCTTGGGTGTAATACCATGCTTTTGGAACCATATAGACACCGTGGATTTGGTGGTCCCAAGTTCTCCAGCTATTTGTTCCATGGTTTTATCAGTATACATCTCCTCTAAACCAACTTTATCCGTTAATTTGTTCCTTATGGTCGTTGGTGATTCTTGTAATCTAAAGCTCGGTATTCCATGTTTCTTGATCCACTTATTCACAAGAATGTGTGAACACCCTAACTCCGATGCAATGAGGTCTTTTGACTTCCTGAGTGTAACCCTTTGTTCATATAACCATTCCCTGTTTTCCAGTTTATCATGTGCAGTAGTCCGTTTACCATATTTTAGTCTACATGGAACAGAGCAATACTGTGTAAAACCTTTGGCCTGATTTTCGGTATTTGGAGTGCATAGTTTTCCACATTTACACTTTGGAAGTTTTTCCTTGTCTGTCAATTTCTGTAGTCTACAATACTCTACCAATGCCGGAAACACCTTGTGTGCCGGAAATAATTCCTCCAATTCTGTGCGTGTAAGTGACATCTTTCCACCTCTAACCTCTAATCTATATAAATACCACACCAATATACAAAAGTCAACATTAAAGCACCAAGGACCAAATATGACAACATCAGCTTTAACTAACTATCCAAGCAATAGGAACTTCCTTTCTCCACTCAATTATAAGGTAGCAATAAAACGATGTCCTGGTGTAGACTTTTTTGTGCAGAAAATCAACATACCAAGCATAAGTACCACACCTACTGTCCGAACAACACCACTGAATAAGATACCAATTCCAGGAGACGAACTCAATTTTGAACCTCTCAATATCACGTTCATGGTCGATGAAGAACTAAGAAATTGGTATGAAATACAGACATGGATGAGACAACTTGCGTTCCCCGAAAATACAGAACAATACAATACCCTAGCATCTCAGACCAACCTTAGTGGTTATGGAGTAAAGTCTGATATATCTTGTGTCATACTCAATTCTGCAAAGAATCCACTAGCCACGGTCACTTTCTCGGATGCATTCCCCATTAAACTGGGACCATTGGATTTTGATTCAAATCTTACAGATGTTACAAATATCAAATCCACAGCAACATTTGTTTACACGCTGTACGATATAGATTACAATGTATAAAAATAAATCTTGACATAACATAGGAACCTGTTATACTAACTCTAACAATTTCAACAAATGCTGATAATGGATGTCCAGATGAAATTAGAAGAAATATTAGATAACTGGAAGGAAGATTCCAAGATTGATAAGTCGGAATTAGCATTGGAATCACTTCGAATACCGGAATTACACCACAAATACTATAAAATATTTTCAAATGAAGCACTGTTACTCAAAAAAATGAAATCTGAACATGAAAAATTGAAATTTGAAAAATGGGAATTTTACACACAAGGTCCTACAAAAGAAACGGTTGCTCTTGGTTGGAAATTTCCTGCTGTAGGAAAGATATTGAAAAGTGAGGCGGATATGTATATGGAAGCTGACCAGGAACTCATACAATCGAGCCTAAGAATATCTTACCAGATGGAAAAAATCAATGCACTTGAAAGTATTATCCGAACCATAAGCAACCGAACCTTTCAGATTAAAAATGCTATAGAGTTTATGAAATTCACAAATGGAACATAACAGAACAAGTACAACATTGCAATTTAAAAAGTTAAACGAATCTTACTTCAAGGTACACGCCACACAGGGTATGTTACAGGAGTTATCTGATTCCTTTACGTTCAATGTGCCAGGTGCCAGATTTTCTCCTGCTTTCCGTAGAGGAATGTGGGACGGTAAAATACGAATGATAAATTTGCGTAACAATACAATGTATGCGGGATTATCTGATAAACTCAAAGAATATGGCAAACATCGTCAATATAATATTGAATTTTTGGATGATAATTCGGATGCAGAATTCTCTGTTATTGAAGCGGAGGAATTTATCAAATCTCTAGACCTACCAGATGACATAAAAGTTCGCGATTATCAATTAGAGGCATTTACACATGCGGTTCGCAAAGGTAGATTGGTACTACTTTCTCCTACCAACTGTCATAAAAGAGGTGATAAAGTTTTCACTAAAGAAGGTTGGAAACCAATTGAATCTATAAAGGTATCAAATAAAATCTTTGGTGCCGATGGAAAAGAAAAAGAGGTACTTAAAGTATTCAAAGGAAAAGATAATCTTTACGAAATAATTCCAAAAAAGGGTTTATCCAAAATAACCGTTACAGGAAACCACATACTAACACTGAAACATACTGATATCAATTCTCGTTATGGGTATTCAAAAAGAGACAAAGACAGAATAACAAAAATTACAGTAGAGGATTATCTAAAAAAATCCAATACATTCAAACACTGTTCTGTGTTATTCTATAATGATATTCCTTTAGAATATGGAAACCCCCCGAAAACTTTACTTTCTCCATATTTTATTGGACTTTATTTAGGTGATGGACACACACATACATGTGCTGTTACAACCAAAGATGAAGAGATAATACAATGTATCGAAAATGAATCACAGAAATTTGGTTGTACAATTCGGAAAAGTGGAATAAGCTATTTCATAAAAGGCGCTAAAAATAAGCGAAATATAATATTATCCGAATTTGATAAATTAGGATTACACTTCATTAACAATGGTATAAGGACCAAATGTGAAGACAAATTCATTCCTAAGACCTTATTGGAATCTAACCTGGAAACAAGAAAAGAACTTTTGGCTGGACTTATTGATTCTGATGGACATAAAGACTCCAAATCAAAAACCATATTTTCATTTAGTTCAAAATCAAAATATTTAGCACAAGGAGTACACCAATTAGCCATTTCACTAGGCCTAATAGCATATATTAAAGAAAAATACAATAAGCGATACAATAAAACCTATTACAATGTTATTATCAATGGAAATACACACATCATACCAACAAGGGTGAAAAGAAAACAAAATACCGTACTTGAATCGGAAGATTTAAAGAGACGTAGGTATATTTCCAAATTCATAGTGAAACCATTAGATGAACAAGAATTTTTCGGGTTTGAGGTAGAGGATAATCTCTATATCACAAATGATGGTATGATAACCCACAACTCCGGCAAATCACTCATTATGTACCTGCTTTTAAGGTATTATGATACAAAAACACTTATAGTGGTACCATCAACCGCGTTGTGTTTACAATTACAGGCAGAATTTGAAGAAACATATGGATTTCAAAAAAACAACATACAACTTATCTATGAAGGCCAGTCCAAAGAAATAGACAAACAAGTAACAATTAGTACATGGCAATCCATTTACAAAATGCCAGAAGACTGGTTGAATCAATTTAATATGATAACGGTGGATGAAGTGCACACCGCAAAAGCGGAGTGTTTACGAGGAATCATGGAAAAAAGTACTAGAATAAAATTCAGAATAGGTCTTACAGGCACAATACAAGACACCAAAACGGATAAACTAGTAATTGAAGGATTATTCGGCCCAATTGTAACCGTAACCACTAATAGAGAGTTGATTGATAAGGGTCACAGTGCAGATATAAGTATAAAAACCATACTATTAAAGTATCCGGATGAAATAAAAAGGCTGATGAAAAGGGCTACTTATGATCAGGAAATAGATTTTATCCGACAACACAATAAAAGAAATAATTTCTTAGCAAATCTAGCACTTTCATTGGAAGGAAATGTATTAATACTTTTTCGGTATATTGATCAAGGTGAATCAATACATGATATACTTAGTCTTAAAGCATCTGATAGAAATCTTTACTTTGTTACTGGAGAAAACACCGGAAAAGAGAAAAATAAAACACGTATTGATTTTGATAAGGAAAAGAATGCTATCCTATTAGCCAGCGATGTGTTTACGACTGGTATAAATATAAAGAACATAAATTACATTATTTTTGCAACACCCACCAAAGCCAGAATCAAAATATTGCAATCAATAGGAAGAGGATTCCGTAGAACCCCGTGGAAAACAAAATTGACTCTGTTTGACGTTGCCGATGATATATCTTGGAAAAACAGAAGAAATTACACACTAACACACTTCCTTGAGAGAATTAGAATTTATGATTCTGAGAAGTTTCCTTATAAGATATACAATGTAAAGTTAGGAGAAAAACCAAAAGATGGAAGCAAATAATACCGTTAAAGAGAATGTATACCACATCAGGTTAATTAATGGTGATGAACTGTTGGCCAAACTTTCTAATGAAACCAAAAACGGGTTTACATTTTCGGATCCACGAGCCATAGTAATGCACGACGGAATGATGACTCTACAAAAATATACACCATTTATGGAAAATTCTGAAATCACCATACAAAAAAACCATGTGCTTACACATAATAAGGTACACATGGAGGTGGAAAGGTTTTATAATAATTCTACTATATCATTGAATTTGGTGGATAAGAATATTTTGGATGGGCTTAAAGCTACTAATGATACCTTTGAGGAAAGGCAGTTAATAGCAAAGAAGATTAAGGAAGAGAAAGAAAAACAGGATTTGATATCGGAACTAAAACCTATTGTACTAAGAGGACCATCGGAAGGTTCTTTCATGGTTCCAGGTAGGTTCGTCAAAAATCGTCCAAACTAACTATAATAACCAATTACTCTAAAACGACACCGTTATTATACAGCTTTCCAAAATGTTGGCAAGGGGTAAAATTACACAAATGAGAGGATAAGTGACTTGATAACTAAAAAAAATACCAGAAATTACCTTAACAATAAACATATGTATGAGGTATTGATGGAGTACAAATCACAATTGCGAAATGCTGAAAAATTAGGACTTCCGAAACCTGTAATTCCCCGATATATTGGAGAATGTTTTCTCAAAATAGCAACAGGATTTTCCAATAAACCTAATTTTTCGGCATATAGTTGGAAAGAGGAAATGATTTCGGATGCCGTGTTAAATATGGTTAAATATATCGATAATTTTGACGGAAGTAAAACCAATAATCCATTCGCTTATTTCACACAATATGCCAAAAATTCATTTTTCAGAAGAATTTCACTGGAAAAGGAACAACAAGACATAAAGGTGGCCAATGGTGTTAGATATGGTATGTTGGAGAATTTGACCAATTCTGGAACATCAATTACTCCGAATAAAATGGAAATTTACAATGATAAAATTCCCAATCAAAACAAAAAGGACTTGACAAGGCATAAGAAAAATACTAAAGTTTCACTGGAAATATTCATAGACGACAAGGAGTAATTTTGTTATGTTTATTGTCACCAAGCGTGATTTTTTTAAAATATTAATAGGTGCTGGTGCCGCCATAGTATTGCCTTCAATAGTTCCTACTCCAGCAAAGGCTGCTAGTGTTATTCCTGTGCCACCTCCTATGTTACCGGTTGTAGAAGCCGAGGACTGGCTTAGCAAGATCATTGAAGATAGAAGTCTAAAAATAAATCAAGAAATATTGTTAGAACCTATAAATGATATCACATACGCCAAAGTGAGATATGAGTTTGATAATCTATTGAGAGAATTCTTTTATAATGGAAAAATATACCAGTACAGTATTGTGTGTGATCGTTTTAACAACACACCACAAATGATCGATCAGTGTATATTGAAATCACAAATTTATGTACAGGAAACGAGAACACCAAGCAACAGGTTATTTGATATTCAATTTGGAGTGTGTAATGAGTTTGAGTGAAAAAAATGTTATTCTACCTGCCATCATCAAAGATTGGTTAGGAAAATTAAAGGATCCAAGTGTGGATTTCCAAACCAAAGAAACTTATTCTATGAACTTGGATTTCGTATCAAGAACTATTAACAGAGAACTTGAAGAATATCGTTTGGTAAAAAATAGGATAGAAAAGAAAAGATGAAAATCTGTGTTATAACTGATACACACTATGGTGTCCGTGGAGATAGTAACACATTTTTCCAATATTTCAATAAATTCTATGACAAGGTGTTTTTTCCATACATAGAAAAACATGGAATTAAAACTGTGTACCACTTGGGTGATTTGGTAGATAGAAGGAAGTACATTAATTATCAAACACTGAATAATATGAAATCTGGATTCCTGGATAGATTGGTTGGTAAAGAAGTACATATACTCACGGGAAATCATGATTTATTCCACAAAAATACGAATTACATAAATTCGTTGTCTGAATTGGTAGCTCCGTATGGATTCCACATATATACACGTCCAACAGAGGTAAACAATCATCTGTTTCTACCTTGGATCAATCAGGAGAACATGCAGGAGTCAATAAATGCTATACAGAATACTAGATGTCATGTAGCATTTGGACACCTTGAAATAAAAGGGTTTGAAATGATGCGTGGTAATGTGTCAGAACGAGGCCTTGACAAAAACTTGTTCTCTAAGTTTGATTTGGTTGCTAGTGGACACTTTCACCAAAAATCTTCCAAGGGTAATATACATTATCTCGGTGCTCCTTATGAGATGATGTGGTCTGATTATGCAGAAACCAGGGGGTTTCACATCTATGACACAAATACAAGCAAATTAACATACATCAAAAATCCGAATAGGATATTTCATAAGATAGAATATGACGATTCTTCCTGTTCTATGGAGGATTTGACAGAAAGAGATTTTTCTGTGTATTCAGGAACTTACGTAAAAATTATTGTACGTAAAAAAAATAATCCTTATTGGTTTGATTTGTTTTTTGATGCATTAGAGGCAGTTAATCCGGCCGATATCCGTATCATTGAAGGAGATCAGTTTTTGGATAACACACAAATTCTTAATTTTGATCCTAAAGTTTCGGATACTTTAACCATACTGACAGATTATACAAAGATGTTAGGGTTGGACAAAAAACAACATAATGATCTTGATAAACTCTTGAAAAAGATATATGATCAAGCTTTAACATTGAGGGACAACATTTAGTGGTAGTTTTCAAAAAAATAAGATATAAGAATTTCCTTTCTTCCGGAAATATATTTACCGAGATAGAACTTAACAAAAACAAGAAAACACTTATTATAGGCAAAAATGGCTCTGGAAAGTCCACCTTTCTGGACGCTTTGACTTTTTGTCTATTCAACAAAGCCTTCCGTAATATCAATAAGCCCCAGCTAATCAATTCTATTACCACCAAAGGACTCCTTGTGGAAGTGGATTTTTCCATTGGAAAAAAAGAATACACAGTACGAAGGGGTATGAAACCTAATCTTTTTGAAATACTGTGTGATGGTAAGTTATTGAACCAAGCCGCTGATAACAGGGATTACCAACAGTCTCTCGAAAAAAACATTTTAAAAATGAATTATAGAACATTCGTACAAATAGTTATTCTTGGTTCCGCTAATTTTACACCATTTATGCAGTTAGCCGCTGCACAACGTAGAGAATTGATAGAAGACTTGTTGGATATTCAAGTTTTCTCCTTGATGAACTCCTTATTAAAGGATAACATAAACTCAAATCGTGATAGTCTTATGGAAGTCGAACACCAATTAGACATCGTAAGAAGCAAAATTGAGCTGAACAAAAAACACATAAATGACCTGAAAAAGAACAACCATAAGCTTATCTCTGACCGTGGTGAAAAAATAAACCAATGTCTAAGTCTAATTGATAAAATTATTGACAAAAATAAATCATTGTTAGAAGAAATTTCTCCCCTTCAAGCTTCCATTAGTAAAAAAGACAAACTTGAGAGTAAGTTGAAAAAACTGGACCAGTTGAGATTACAAATGGAGGCCAAACACAAGAAATATGACTTGATCATTGATTTCTATTCTACCAATAGTAATTGTCCTACATGTAAACAGAGTATAGATAACTTATTTAAAAACTCTGTGATAGAAAAGAAGAAATTACAGAGGATGAGTCTTGGAGCGCACATTAACGAACTTAATGAGCACTATAACGTACTTTATGGTGAAATTGAAGAAGCTACCAAGATTATGGCACGTATATCAGAATTGAATTCGAAGATTACACTAAACAACCAAGAAATACAGTTGAACGAGTTGAATATAACACAATACCGAAAGGATATAAAGGAGCTGGAAAAGACCACCCGTTCAATCGAGAAGGAAAATGTAGACTCCGAATCTTTTAAAAAACAGTTGGAAGAATTTACTAGAAAAAAAGAACGACTAGTAAATGAAAGAGAAATCCTCAGTTTAGCAACTGTTTTACTAAAAGATGGAGGTATTAAGACGGCCATTATTAAGCAGTATATGCCTATCATCAACCAGATGGTAAATAAATACTTAAGCATCATGGACTTTTTCGTCAACTTTGAGATCGATGAAAACTTCTCTGAAGTTATAAAGTCTAGACACAGAGACGAATTCAGTTATGATAATTTCTCGGAGGGAGAAAAAACCAGAATAGATTTGTCATTACTTTTTACATGGAGAGCTGTATCAAAGTTAAGAAATTCGGCTTCTTGTAACTTAATCATTTTTGATGAAATATTAGATTCCAGTCTTGATTCTAACGGCACAGAGGAATTTTTGAGAATTATTGACTCATTAACTCTGGATAATAATGTTTTCATTGTGTCGCACCGATCCGACCAAATGATAGATAAGTTTGATTGTGTAATTCAGTTTGACAAGGTGAAAAATTTTTCAAAAATGGTAGAATGAGGAAAAAAATGTCATTATTTCAATTAGGTGAATTTAGAGGGGCATCCGGTATATTATTGCCCTATAAAATAGAATGCGATGCACTAGACATTAACGACCTTGAATGCATCGTTAGTCTTGCCGTTAAACGTTTGCCTTCTTTTTCGGCAGTTATAGGCGTACCTAGAGGAGGCATAAGAGTGGCCAACGTTTTCCGTCGTTATGTACAAACAAAACGGATTTATTATGAACTAGGAGTTGATGATCCGGTTCTCATTGTAGACGACGTTTGGACTACTGGTGGTTCAATGCAAAAATATGCTAAACATTTCGATAACTGGATAGGATTTGTAATATTCAATAGAAGTGGAACTAAACTACCAGAAAATGTACATGCGTTTTCTGATATATGCATGTAATATTGTAAATAAAACAGAGGAGAAAAACATTGTTCAAATATATCTCAACACTATTAGTCATTATCACTATCGGATTTTTATCCGGCTCTGCTGAAGCTTCTAGTGGTAAGGCATCATATTATTGGCAGCCGCAAAGGGTAGCCTCTGGTGGATGGTTCAACCCCAATGCGATGACGGCCGCGCATAAGACATTGCCGTTTGGTACTAAGGTTAGGGTGACAAATAAAAGAAATGGCCGTAGTGCGGTTGTTACCATCAATGATCGAGGTCCTTATGTAGCAGGCCGTGTTATTGATCTTTCCAGGGCTGCTGCACAAGAAATCGGTATGATAGCAGCGGGAGTTGTTGATGTTTCGGTTGACATTATAGGATCACCTGTTAGAATTATAGATGAGTTGGATCGTCCAGCGCGTCCGTCCAAGAAATACACATCGACAAAAAAGCACAAAAAGCACAAAAAGAATAAGAGAGGATAATTTATAATGGATACTACAGAAAAGGTTTTGGTGAAATTCAAAGGAGTAGAAGAACGTCAGACGATCTATATTGATCCGGATGAGGTAGAAGGTATTATAACAATAGACGCAATTCAAACAAATGTTCATCTACCACATGAAAATAAGGATATTGTACTTATTCGTACCAAGAAAAATTCTTACGGAGTGGCAGAACCGATTGCTGTAGTATTGGCAAAATTAGGTATTTTGGTCCGCGACAAAATTTCTTTGGATGTAAAGGAATAAAAAAAATGAAATTGTTGGTGGCCGGGTCCAGATCCATAGTTGATTCAACATCAATCAATGAAAAATTAGAAGATTATAACAAGTCAAATGGACCAATAACAGAGATTGTTTCCGGAGGAGCTCGCGGTCCTGACCGCATAGCTGCCTCTTGGGGACACTCCAAAAATATTCCGGTTACTGTGTTTTACCCCAATTGGAATCTATTAGGTAAATGTGCCGGAATGGTAAGAAATAAAGAAATGGCCGAATACGCCGATGTTGCTATTTGTTTTTGGGATGGAAAATCCAACGGAACCAGAAATACAATAGAAGAAATGAGAAAATGTCGTAAACCAATTGAGGTGATAGTTTATGGAGACTTATATGAAACAGGAAAATGATATGGAAACAGAAGAACTGAAAGAAATTCTTACATGGGAATATGGTGTGATGGCGGTGGATCACGAGGGTACCGTTTTACATTGCGTTCTTTTTCCGGAAGATCCTCCAGATGATCTAATTAAGGAAATAGAAAAAGAAATTAGGGAGGACATGGAATTCGGAATAGGCGATATGGAATTCAAAATGGTACGTATGGACGATTATTGGATTGCTGAAATGAAACACTTAATTACAGAACAATTTGATGATGTGCAAGATGATACTAAAACTAGTTAAACACACAGACCCCGTATTGTTCAATACTACAATTCCATTTGATTTTTCTAATCCACCTGAGGATCCTATTCAATTGGCTAAGAATCTTACGGAAACCATGCTAGCCAATAATGGAATGGGGTTATCAGCAAATCAAGTTGGACTTCCATACCAAGTTTTCGTTGTAAAAGCCAATCCTGTGTTGGCATTTTTTAATCCAGAGATACTTGACTTTTCCGAAGAGTCTGGTAGTTTATTGGAGGGTTGTTTATCTTGGCCTGGTGTGTTTGTAAAAGTAAACAGGCCAGAAGATATAAGTATAAGATATACAGAACCCAATGGAAATGTTGTATTAAAAACCTTTTTCGGATTGACTTCCCGCGTTGTGCAACATGAGTATGAACATTTATCCGGAGGAGTATTTTTTTCAGATGCATCCAGAATTACACTGGAGTTTGCAAAAAATAAAGCCAATAAAAAAGGACACAACTATACTATTGGAGATTTATTGAATGCCGGTAAAAGAGAAGAAAAAGTCCCCCGAATTTCTGGAAATACAATGGAAACAATGGCAAGAATCCAATCCTAAGAAGGCATGGAAACATGTTACTACTGAGCAGTTAAAATCTTCTTTACTCAAAGATTTACAATTTGTTTCCGCGATGGATGTAAAGGAGTATACACTTTACCAAAAATGGTGTGAAATACACGAGAAATATGAGACAGAAGAAACCTCAACTTTGTCTATGTTTTTTGGGGGAGATAGTGCTACAGAACCTACTCTCATAATACCGGAAAGGGGACATCTTATAGATGCTGTAAAAAGAAATTTTTGGTATCCTGAAACTCCAGAATCCTATGAACAATTACAACCAATAATGGTACTTTCTGATAAGGATGATGTGGAAGTTTGGAATGTTATTCGAACATTTTCCAGTACAATGAAAAATAATTCCAATATAGGCAGGAATTTATTTTACACAATAATAGACAAAGTTAGCGGTAAATACCTCGGTGTGATTTGTATTTCTAGTGATTTTTTGGATTTAACTCCAAGAGATCAGTTTATAGGTTGGTCTAGAGATATCAAGACTAAACAGAATATGATTAACCATACGGCCATTGGATCCACAATTGTTCCTTTGCAACCTCTCGGATTTAACTATGCCGGAGGTAAGTTATTGGCACTATTGTGTTTATCGGATGTTGTACAGAAAGATTGGAGAAACAGGTACGGTGAAGTATTGGTTGGTGTTACAACAACCAGTTTATATGGTAAGACTAAGGTTGGTGGAATGTCCCAGTATGATGGACTTGAACACTGGAACAAGATGGGATTTTCATCCGGTTCGGTAGCTTATGAACCAAGTAGAGAAACCAAAAAACTAGCATGGGATTGGCTCAAGGAGAACCACACAAGAGAGTTTTTTGAGTGGTGGGCGGCCACCAAGCCAAATGGTCTTCCTTATCTTAGAGATCACAAAAACAGATCATTACATTTTATTTATAGAAAGTTAGGCATTCCTAAAAGCATGGTTCGATCTGAACACCAAAGGGGAATATATTGGTCTCCTTTGTACAATAACACCAATGAGTTTCTTCGAAAAGAGATTCGTGAAAAAGAATTGGTAAAAAGCTTTGATACCAGTGAGAAAACTCTTGCCAATATTTGGAAGAACAAGTATGCTAAAGGAAGAATGTCACAATTGAAAAAGAGAAACCAGTTAATGGAAGGCACACTATTTTATGATGATTTGATTTATTTAACATGGGAGGAAACTAAGTTGAAATATTTGACACAGGTTGGACGATGAAAGAAGATCACAAGGATTTGGTAGGAATTCCAACATTAACACAGACTTATCTTGCTTCAAAACAACCCCCTGTTTTGCGGTATAAATACCGGGAGGTTGAGAGTATAAACGAACTAAGAAACTACATTGACCATACTTATTCCAAAGACTATCATTATATTGGAAAAAATGAAGACTTAGATTTTCCAAATATCCAAAGTTTTGATGTGTGGCATGCCAGAGATCCACTCGGCGCAGAGGCCACACACGCTAATACCGCTATAAAATATTTGATGCGTTATGGTAAAAAAGGTGGTTATAATAGGAATGACCTATTGAAGGCTTTTCATTACGTTCTTATGTTAATGTACTATAATGATCTCAGAAATGAAGGTAAATTGAAATAAAACAACAGAAAGAAAGGCGATTATGAGTATGAAAAGTAAAAATGCATTGAATATCTATATCTTATTGGACAAGTCTGGGTCCATGTCATCGATTTGGGATAAATCACTCAAAGGAATAAACGGGTACATTGAGGAACTTAAGGACCTGAAATGTAATATTTTCTTGGCCACATTTTGCACCAACCATACTAATGGAGTGGAGTATAATGTTGTTCGTAATTGTTCCATTGATGAGTGGGAACCAATCACTTCAAGAGAGATAACACCCTCGGGCGGTACACCATTGTATGAATGTGGTACCAGATTGATGGAACGTATGTTGGAAGACAATCCTAATAGAGCTACACTGGTGGTTATGACCGATGGTGAGGAGAATTCATCCAACCACAGGTATACAAGCCAGTCGACCATGAAACTCGTTAAAAAGCTACAAAATAAAGACTGGGGTGTGGTATTCCTTGGTGCCAACTTTGAAAATATTATGGAAGAAAGCAATAAAATTGGTGTTTCTAGTCATACTACAATCTATGTTGCACCGACTAAAATCGATTGGATCCTTTCTAATAATTTGGCCGAATCGACACGTTCATATAGTGCTGGTAAAAGTGCACTATCTTCTTATAGTTTTTCTGACGTCACACGAGCCAAGGCGTCTGGTGGAGAGTAATTAATGTTCAAAATTAAAGTTCCACTGCATGAACTACAGAGAAAAAAACTATTCATTGGAGTACCAATGTATGGAGGAATGTGCACAGGAATGTTTGCCAGGTCGATGACCGACCTGGTAGCTCTTACCACAAAACATAAGATACCCATTCAGATATATTATCTATTTAATGAAAGCTTGATTACCCGGGCCCGGGCATACGTTTGTGACGAATTTATGCGGTCGGATTCTACACATATGATTTTCATTGACTCGGATATTGGATTCGATGCGAAGGACGTTATTGCAATGCTGGCCTTGCAAACTGATGATTCTCCTTATGATGTTCTTTGTGCTCCGTATCCCAAAAAATCACACCATAAGAAAAATCGTGTTTTGACCGAAGATGGTTGGCAGACAATACACGATTTGGTGGAGTCCAAATATTCTAAAAAAGTATTGAGTATGAATCCGGAAGGAAAGTTCGAATGGAAACCGGTTATAGGACATTCAAGACACCGACACATGGGCATGCCTTGGGTAAAAATAAGTACACCAAATCAACCGCATGATATTGTAACGGCGGATCATCATATAGCTGTGCTGGAAAATGTGTTGGATCCTTCGAATATTACCTGGAAAGCCGCCGGAGATATCTTAGACACGGATCATGTGGTGAGATATCCTAGACATGTGGAAGGTGTTACTAATAGCGAAAATGTTCTGTACTCGAAAGAACAATTGTCCTTTCTGATCGGAACACTTTTGGGTGATGGTTCTATAAAGAAAAGGGGATATTTGGTATTTGGTCATTCTGAAGATCAATTATCCTATTTAGAGTTAAAGGCCCAATTGTTTGGAGGTTCATTAGGACCAAAGAAAAAGGTAGGATCCTACAAAGGAAAAGAGTATTTTGCCAGGTTTCTTACCTCTCCTCGAAATTCACAAATATCATATTTGCGCGGCCTCATGTATCCAAATGGAAAAAAGGAATTTGGACCTGTAAAACATCTTATTGACGATAAAGCTTTGGCCATGTGGTACATGGATGATGGAACATTATCATCCAATGGTAATGGATGGAATGTAATCATGTGTACCGATGGATTTGGGGAAGAGAATCCGGAAATTCAGAAATTCTTATTGGAAAGATTTGGAATAGAATCCACCATAGCGATTAGCGGCAAAAGACAAAGAATTAGGATTCGACAATCTTCCATAGAAAAGTTTTTTTCGATTATTGGAAAATACGTAACCACAGATTTGTTGTACAAGATTCCAGAACAATACCAGAGTACAGAAAAGTTTGATTGGTCTAACGTTCCTAAGTTAGAAATTGGCGCCAAACCCGTAAAGGTTGTTCTTTGTAAAACAAAAAGCGATCAATATGATATCACAGTACAGGATAACGCAAATTTTGTTTCTAATTATTATGTGGTATCTAATTGTATTTCATGGGAAAAGATCAAGACGGCGGTGGTTAAAGGCTTTGCGGATAAAAATCCCAACGAATTGGAAAGGTATGTTGGAGACTACGTGTTCAATCCAAAAGACACAGGAAATGGTGGCCGGATTATGTTAAACCAGCCAGTGGAAATACTTGAAGGTGGAACTGGATTTATGATGATTCGTAGAAACACCTTCCTGAAGTACCAAGAGAGATTTCCCGAGTTGTGGTACAAACCAGACCATGTACGTACCAAGGAGTTTGATGGTAGTCGACCTGTTATGATGTATTTCGACTGTGCAATTGACAGAGGATATGACTTCGGTGACGCCAAGAGAGTTATGGAAGCGGTGGCCAATGATGGTGTTACACCCGAGTTGATCGAAAAAACTAAGTCCATGTTAGAGGGAGAAAAGACCGCCAGCCTGAGATACCTTTCTGAGGATTATTTTTTCTCTAGAAATGTACAAAAAGCTAATATGAAAATCTGGTTGCTACCCTGGATTAAGCTAAGTCATACCGGAACTTATGTCTTTGGAGGAAGTCTTGGCGATCTGGCTCATATTGGAGCATCGGCCACGGCTGATCCTAACCAACTTAAACATGTAAGAGAAGAACCTGTTAAAACTCCAACACTTGGAGAGTTTATGAATAATAACCAAAATAAACAACCCAAAAATAGACAACCTTCCAAACCTGTTAAAATTCCGAAGAAACCAAACAAACCAAACATTTTGCCGGGATTACCGGGAGCGGAGCCAGGTTGATGTATTATGAAAAAATATGATTGGTGCAAAAATTGTGTTGCCAGTTGACACAATCCAGTGTACAAATAGCACTTGTAATTGGCACCATCGGTCAACATAAGGAGCGATATATAGTATGAAGTTTTCTACCCAAACATTATCTGTGATAAAGAACCTTGGTCAGATTTATCCTGGATTGTATTTTCGCAAAGGATCAAAACTGTCAACACTCTCTGATTCCAAGTCGGTGTTGGCAATTGCCAGGATAGAAGAAGATATACCAATCGATTTTGCTATACACGATTTATCAAGATTTCTTTCGGCATTATCTTTGTTTCCAGATTTTGAACTTGAGTTTACGAATAAATATCTTTTGATTAAATCTGGTAATAAAAGTACAAAATATGTTTATGCTGATCCGGCGGTCATCAATAAGCCTCCGGAGAAAGAACTTACTTTACAGGAAGAGGTAATTTCATTCACACTTTCTGAATCTGAATATACAGGAGCAATGAGAGCAGCTAGTGTAATAGATGCGACACATCTCAATATTTCTGGAAATGATGGGAAGTTGGACCTTTCTGTATTGGATATCAAAAATCCGACAGGCGATACATATAGTGTCGAATTAGGAGACACAGAGAAGACTTTTAATTATGTGTTTAAGATGGATAATATTGCAAAGTTGAGGCCGGATGATTATGATGTTACCATTTTTAGGAACAAGGCTGGTAATAAAGTGGCACTGTTGGCCAGATTAATAGGCAAGTATATTACATATTATGTGGCTCTTGAACAAGAATCTAGTGTAGACTAAAAAAAAAGAGGATAGTATCCATGGAAACACCAAAGATAGAGGTTAGTGCAGAATTAAAAGAACACATAGAGAAATACCTGTTGGAAAATTTGAATCCACATTTGTGGAACCCAACCTTGGCTAGGAATGATCACAGACCAACAGATTCCGAATTAGGAAAATATGGGTTTTCCAAGGAGTTCAAGACCGAGGAATTTGAATTTGAAAGTAGAGACACTCCAGGACTTACCATGAAATATGGATTTATTGGAGGTGCCGCCCCGGTGGTTGTTGAGGTTGGTTATATGGCATTCAAATGGGTAATCAATAATCCACAGGTCGTAAAATTCGTAGTTGATATGGTCAAGACCTATATAACAAATGAAAAGTCAAAACTAAAACTGAAAAATAGAACTTTGGTGGATGATGTACACCGTTTGTCTTGAAGTATGAAAATACTGAAATACTGAAATACTGAAATACAGGAATGATATATGATGATAGAAAGTACTCGAACTGAATTCCTTTTTTCTGAAAAATATCGGCCTCATAAAGTGGCCGATATTATTTTGCCTAAGAAAGTAAAAGATACTTTCCAAGGATATGTTGATACACAGAATATACCTAACCTGCTGTTAGTAGGAGGTCCTGGTTCAGGTAAGACAACCTCGGCCAGAGCTATGCTGGAAGAAATAGGCGCAGATTACATTATAATCAAAGGATCCTTGGATGCTGGTATTGATGTAATCAGAACAAAAGTAACCAATTTCGTAAGCACGATTTCCTTCACTGGAGGTCGAAAATATGTTATTTTCGATGAGGCGGACGGATTAACACAGACTGTACAACAGTCTTTGCGGAATTTCATGGATTCTTTCACAGGAAATGCGGGGTTTATCTTTACCGCAAATTACAAGAATAAAATAATTGATGCCTTACAATCCCGATGTTCAATAGTGGACTTTCGCATTAAAAACGACGCGAAAGCGACATTGGCTATGGAATTTTTCAAAAGACTGGTTGTTATTCTGGATACCGAGGGGGTGAAGTATGATGAAAAGGTACTTGCACAGGTTATTTCCAAGTATTTTCCAGATTGGAGACATATACTGAATGAAATACAGGCTTATTCTGTAAACGGTAAAATTGATAGTGGCATTTTAGTAAATTTTGATGAGATTTCGCTCAAAAAACTCATTGATTTTCTTAAAAACAAAAATTTTACGGAGATTAGGAAATGGACAGCCGAAAATAGCGATATTGATACCCATGTAATACTACGCAAGTTTTACGATGTGGCCAATTCATATTTTACTAAGGAATCTATTCCACAGTTAATTTTATTGATAAATGAGTATGATTACAAATCATCATTTGTCATCGATCAGGAAATTAACCTCACGTCGTTTCTTATCCGTGTAATGGTCGAATTGGAGTTCGTGTGATGATGGAACGCCTACAACAAATGTTACAAAATATATGGAAGTTGTTTTCTGGTAAAAAAACTCGATGTCACATGTGTGGTGAAATATTTGATGTTTATGACCCCAAGTCAAATTATATAAATTTGAAGTGTTCGGATGGTATACTCAAATTGCATATATGTGAAAATTGTTCCATCTTACTGGATGATTATAAGAAAATCTATAAAAAGGATTTAGAGCATGGTAAGTAATCCTTTTGATTATGCCCATGCGGCCGGACATAATAAGAAATATATAATGGAAACGGACGAGGACGAAAAGAATTATTCTCCGTTTCTAATAAACCGTTTTTTCTCTTATTTTGCTGATACAATATTGTTTTCCGAAGAGATGAATCTTTCACCTATACTCGATAAAAAATTGCAATTTGACTATTATTATTATGCTTTGCGTCCTAGAAAAAGATTTTCAAAGTGGGCCAAAAAAATGCCAGATTCTAACATTGATATTGTTATGAAATATTACCAGCTAAATAGAAGTAAGGCAAAATCTGCGGTGAAAGCTTTGACTAAAGATCAGATTGCCGAATTGAAAACTAGATTAGGCGAAGGAGGACAGAACACATAGTCTTCCGAATGAAAAGGTAATAGAAATGGTAGTTGGTAACGATAAAAATAAAAGTGATAACACACAAAATAAGCTACTGAATAGTTTTGTATGGGTCAAGTTGAAGACACCGGAAGATTTTCTTAAGATTAAAGAGACTCTATCTAGGATAGGTATTGCATCCAAGAAAGACAATACACTGTACCAGAGTTGTCATATCCTCCATAAACAAGGTAAATATGCTATTGTACACTTCAAAGAGCTTTTCGCACTTGACGGAAAACCAACAGATATAACACAAGATGATCTCGGCCGACGTAATACTATTGCCTCATTACTTGTGGACTGGGGCTTGGCTACTTTAGAAAATCCAAACTCTATTGTATCACCCCGGGCGCCAATGTCTCAGATTAAAATATTACACTATGATGAAAAGGATGATTGGAAGCTAATTTGTAAGTACCAGGTAGGACGGAAGATTTAACCTATTGAATTTATAAGGAAATTTTACTGGTTGACATGGCCAACCAGGGTTGTATTATGAATAAAAATTAACCGAGATATGGTATAGTTCGGTGCCATGCCATGGCATGCGGTCACGTAACAAGAGTTACGTGAGCAACTAGTCAAAAACGGATTTGGAAGTGAAAATCATGGTACCAAATTTATCAGATTATCTTTCGGCCCTATGTGTTGTTGGCGCTATTATCGTGGCGGTCAGTGGTCATGATGGTTGGGGTTTGTTATTGTTTGTGGCAGTGATAGTACATCGGTACCCAGACTAGCGATGACAAAAGACGAAAAATACATTAATTTACTGGTCAACTTAGCCGCCGGTGCAGAACCGGTGGCCGGTGCCCGTATTGCGGCCGGCCTGGTATACAAAGGTGATATGATTTCCTTTGGAGTAAACTCCAGGAAAACACATCCTTTCCAGGTAAAATTTCAAAGGAATGCTGAGAGTATTTTTTTGCACGCGGAAACAAGTGCAATCAAGAATGCGTTGTACCTCCATTCCTTGGAAGAAATTGCCAAGTCTACACTTTACGTGGTCCGGGTGAAATATCCTTCTCCCACTGACAAAACCCTTATTTTTGGTTTGGCTAAGCCTTGTGAAGGCTGCGAGAGGGCCATTGCTGAATTCGGAATCAAAAGGGTCGTCTACACCCTTGATGGTTCTGGTTATGGAATTTTGTAATGGAACCAGTCGGATTCAGGATCCTCCTGGTATAAATACCAGTACAAGTAGATCACAACAACAAACAATTTGAAAGGTAAATAGCAATGTCTTTTCTTTCGTCACTAACTTCGATTTTTACTTCTATTGGTGCATTTCATCCTACTTATAAAATGACCAAAACTGCACCTGGAGTATACAAAATCGAATGGGGATCAAATTTGACCGGAACAAATGTCATTACTCTAACAATAAAGGGTAATGTGTTTGATATTACTGGAAATCTTGATGTTATCGGTAAAGATTCTGTATTTCCATTTAATGTCATCGCACAAATGGTCAACGGCGCTTTACAGAATATGATTCCAAAGGCTCCAAAGAAGCTCGCTTTGGAACATGAAGTGTCCGACGCCACCAAGAAAGCCGTCCAGAAGATACTCGGCGCCAAGGTGGGCGAGGTCGTAGAAGTACCTGGAAACATTGGCTAAATACCAGTTGCCAAACGTAACAACATGGTCTACTATGATCATAGTTAAATGATTACCCACCTATGTAATAGGCGGGAGCCAGATACAGTTTATAGCGTTCTGGCATCAGGCAGGAAGTTGCCGGAAGAGATTGTGTCTCTTAACCACTTCCTTGAAAAAAACCGGCGCTAATTCTAAGTTTTATAGCAGGGAGAGGGGGCCTCCATCCGGTCTCATAAATCGGACTCTCCACGTTCGACTCGTGGCTCTGCTACCAATTAACCCTATCGGGCGGGACGGTGACCGCGGAGTCCTCATAAGGCTCTTAATGCTGGGTCAGCACCAGCGATAGGGACCAAGCTATACCAGGTTAGTTCAATGGTAGAATGTCGGATTCCAAACCCGAAGACGAGGGATCGATACCTTCATCTGGTGCCATTTCATTTAGAATTAATAGGCGTGAACATATGACCGAGACTAAGAATACAATTCCAAACTGGCGATATAAGGCCTATAACTGGTTATACAAGGCCTATGACTTGACAGGTACTATAACTATCCTGTCATTTCTGGCAGGAGCATTTGTCACAGTGTTGTCAATTGTTTGGACTGGATTTGGTCCATGTACGATCTTATCTAATAGAGAGGATATATAGTTCTCTATAATAGAGTTATGTCGGTGTAGCTTAGCCTGGCCTAAAGCAATGGTCTCCAAAACCATGATCGTGGGTTCGAATCCTACCACCCTCGCCATTTTTTAAAATGGATAGATGTAAACGTTATATAAAGTTTAATGCGGATGTGGTATAGATAGATGTGCCTTAGCCTTCCAAGCTAAAGAGGACCCGAGCGTTACGGGCCATCCGCTCCAAAAAACTGGTGATTTGCATGAATGAAATTGAAAAGCAAGATGCCCTGGTCGAACAGGCTTTATCGGAAATACCTATTGATGCACTTCTCCTGAAAGAAGATTTGAAGTCCCTATATAAAAAGGGACTACTTTTTTGTTGGAGAGGTGAAAGTGGAGAGTTCTACTGGCGTTTAACTAGTAAAGGAAAAGAATTGGTAGAACTTTTATTAAATGATGAAGAAGGATAACTAAAAAATGGATGAAAATACAACCAAAACAACAATACAAGATGACGTGTTCAAAAATACTTTCCTTAAAAAGTCCAGGATGCACAATTCAAAGGCCCGCGGCTGTTTGGGGGCCATAGCTGAGATTGAAGGATGGCATTGTGCCATCTCAATTCCAGATGAGGAAGGTAAGTCTAAGTTTGATGTATTTGAAACAAGGGAAGATGCTAGGAAATTTTTGGACACTATTGGATTAAACTAACGAAAGCTGTTGCCAAGTCTGTGTGTTTAGCCTATATTGAGCCGGACCGAGAGGTCCGGCTTTTTTATTGGAGTTACTGTTTTAATGGATTTTTACACCAACGTACAACAAATAAAAAATAACATTCTCGTCTGTGGATATCGAGATGGTAAGAGGTATAAACAAACGGTCCGTTATAAACCCTACCTATTCATTACCACAACATCAGGTCAAAACGACACGAAGTATCGCACACTGGACGGTAAGTCTGTGCAAAAGAAAGTCTTCAACAGTATCTCTGAAGCCCGTAATTTCCAGAAGAAATATGAAGGTGTACATGGATTTCCCATATACGGATTCAACAGATATGTGTATCCATTCATCAATGACAACTGGCCAAAAGTCATAGAGTTTGATCCTGACCAGATGGTGGTCTGGTATATCGATATCGAGACAACCAACGATGGATCATTTCCGGACATTGAAAAGGCAGACCAGACTATCATTTCTATAACCATTAGGATCAAAAATAGACGGATTGTTCTGGGATTGGTTGATTATACACCAAATGATGAAAACATCACCTACATAAAATTTGATACAGAAACTAAACTTTTACAGGGATTAATAGCTCTTTTTACATCAGAAAAATATAGACCAGACGTAATTACAGGATGGTACATTGACCTGTTCGATATGCCTTACCTTGTTAACCGTATCACCAATATATTGGGACCAGATGAAGTTAAGAAAATGTCACCTTGGGGCATACTTTCAGAACGCAAAGTAAACATAAGGAACAAAGAACACACCATTTATACACCTCTTGGAGTTTCGGTACTTGATTACATAGATGTGTACAAAAAATTCAACAAAAACCAATTAGAGGAATATAATTTGGGATTTGTTTCTAGACATGAGAAAGTTCCAACACCCAAGATTGAATGGAAACACCGATTCAAAACATTAATGGAATTTTACGAAAAGGATCCTCAGGGGTTCATAGAATATAACATTGTTGACGTGGATAGCGTATACGAAATAGAGGTGAAGAATAAGTTCCTGGAATTGGTGTTCACCATTGCGTATGATGGAAAGGTTAACTTGAATGATGGTATGACAAGTGTGCACTTGTGGGACGTGATAACACACAACCAATTGATGTCCGAGAATATTGTGGTGCCTCAAAATAAACCACACCAGTATAACGTGAGTATTCCTGGAGCCCACGTGAAAGACATTATACCAGCAATGTACACGGATGTGGTCTCTTTTGATTTTACAAGCCTTTATCCACATTTGATCATGGCTTACAATATTAGTCCTGAAACATTCCTGGGCAAGTCCGATTTCACAGTGGAACAAGCACTGGCCGGCAGAAAGGTAAAAGATATTGTAGACCTAAGTGGTAATGTATTTACTAATGTTGCTGTGTGTGGTAATGGAGCTTTTTATCGAAAGGATATTCATGGTATTTTTCCACGTCTTATGGAAATGCAATTCGAGAACAGAAAACAGTACAGAAAAGAACTGAACAAGTATAAAAATTTGGACAAAATATCCCCTAGTCAAGAAAATAAAAACAATATAGTAAAATTTAACAATTGGCAATTGGCGCAGAAAATTAAGCTGAATAGTGCATATGGCGCTATGGCAAATCCTGGATTCAGATATTTTTCAACAGATGACTCCTCTGCTATCACAATGTCAGGCCAGATGGCTATTATGTGGGTGGAAAAGGGTATAAATGCCTTCTTGAACAAACATTTTAGTACTTCTAATGTGGACTATGTTATTGCATCCGACACCGATAGCTTGTATATTACACTCCATACACTACCTAAATGTGATGGTATCGACCGTATAACTCAATTGGACCAGTTTTCGGAAGAGTTTCTGGCGCCTGAAATTAAATCCCTTACATCCAAACTGATGCAAAATACAAATGCTTACAAAGATGTGCTTCACATGAAACGTGAAAACATTGGTGATCGTGCACTTTGGAGAGCTAAGAAAAACTATGTGTTCAATGTCTGGGATGAGGAAGGAGAGAGATATCAGAAGCCTAAGTTGAAAATGATGGGCATCGAAACGGTACGAAGTTCAACTCCTGAGGCTTGCAGATCAAAACTCAAAGAAGCATTGAATATAATTATGACACGTGATGAGGAAACTATGTTGGCTTATATTGAGGATTTCCGAAAAGAGTTTGATTCGTTGCCTGTGGAGAAAATTTCATTTCCCCGCGGCATCAATGGATTAAACAAGTACTTATACAAAGAAGATAGTGTTCCTATTCATGTTGCAGGTGCTAAAGTGTACAATGATATGCTGGTACAATACGGGGTTGAAAAGGTTTATTCACCAATTTATGACACGGACAAAATTAAATGGGTATACCTTAAAAAGCAAAATCCAACACAGAAGCACGCCATATCTTTTCCGGGCACTCTACCGAAAGAATTTGGTTTGGATAAATATATTGATAGAGACATACAATTTGAGAAAACATTTCTCAACCCCATTAAATCGTTTCTAGATATAATTAAATGGAAGACCGAGTACACATCTTCATTGGAGAGCTTTTTTTAATGCAAAGAGAATTTGATCACCCCGTAAATAAGTTGGATATATCAAGGTTTTACGTAATTTCCGTTATATCTAATCCTATCCGATATCGAACCAGATACAACCTATATAAAGAATTTGAGCGTCATATAACAGATTTAGGCGCCAAATTTATGCCGGTCGAACAGGCTTTTGGAAGAAGGCCATTTGTTGTCACGGAAAGAGATAATCCTTTACATATACAGTTAAGGACTAATGAAGAACTGTGGCATAAAGAAAACATGATCAATATAGGAATACAACAACTATGTCAGTATGATCCAGACTGGCAATATGTGGCTTGGATTGATGGTGATATACATTTTCAGAGACGCGATATTTTATTGGAGACTGCACAACAATTGCAACACTATGGAATTGTTCAAATGTTCTCACATGCCCTGGACTTGGGACCAAACATGGAACCGATACAAAAACACAATGGATTTATGTGGAGTTATTTCCAGAATCAAAATTATCCACCCCAGAATTCCGGACATGGTGGATATTATGGAGCTTCCAAAGGCGCTTTCTGGCATCCAGGATTTGCTTGGGCGGCTAGAAGGGAAGTAATAGATAAGCTTCCATTATTTGATAAGGCCATTCTAGGTGCGGGAGATCACCATATGGCCTTATCATTAATAGGACAAGCAAAGAAAAGTTTGCCTGGCCAAATTTCACCGGCTTATCGAGATTCCGTGATGAATTGGCAAGAAGCCGCGGATTATGTGCTGCAAAGAAACGTAGGTTATGTTCCTGGTATCATAACTCATTATTGGCACGGTTCCAAAAAGAATAGAAAATATATTGAGCGTTGGGGTATTATAACTAAGAATAATTATGATCCACTTAAGGATATTGTCAAAGATGCTCAAGGTATGTATGTTTTGAATAGACACAGACCTAATTATATCAGGCTTAGAGATGATATTCGAAGGTATTTCAGAGACAGGAACGAGGATGGAACTGATATGCCACAGGACGATGATTGGATGGCACCGAGGAATAATATATGACCGACCGAAACTTAGAATTAAGTTCTTCTGATTATGATTTTGGATTCAGTTTACTCTCTGAGGATGAATTAAAAGAGGTAGAACTACAGTTAAGGACAGAAGTAAAGTCTAAGGAAACAGAAAAAAATGATTTGGAATCGGCTTATAGAAAAAGGATGACCGAAATAAGAAACATGATTAGGCCTCTTTTGGTTAATCTGTCGAAAAATCCTGAGAAAACACATATATACTGGCCACAAAGGTCAAAAATTGTTGGAGATGTCCTTAAGCGGTTTGACAAATTATTTGACATGTCCGTGAACGTAACCTCTTGATTTTGCTTTATTTTTTGGTGGTTGCCAAAGCCTTCTAAATATGATATCTTTAAAAAATGGGCTCCAGGTGGGCCCATTCTCTTTGACAACATAAGAAGGAGAACCAATGGATAATCTGCTACTCGTGGTAGCATTATCATTGTCGGTGGTATCAGGCCTATTTTCCATAATAGGACTAACCACCATCTTCCCCGCCTCTTACTGGCCAGTGGTTATCATGGGCACCTTGCTGGAAACAGCTAAGGTTGTAGCCGTATCATGGTTGAATCGTCGTTGGCCGGTGCTTCGGTGGCATCTTAAAATGCCCATCGTAGCCATGGTTATTTTCCTTATGGGAATAACCTCTTTGGGTGTGTTCGGATATTTGTCTAAGGCACATATTGACCAACAGGTCAAAATTGGGTCAGAAGGCACAGAAACCGTAGAGCTGTTAAAAGCAAAAATCAACCCAAAGAAAGAGGAATTGATCCGCATCAATAACCAATTGGATGAAAAATCCAGTGTGGTAACCGGACTCTTAAAGAAGGGAAGAGAAAAAGAGGCCCTTAGTGTTACTAAGTCCGATAGAAAGGATTTAGAATCGCGAAAGAGGACTCTTGAAAAGGAACTGGAACCGCTCCAGGAAAGTCTAATACGCGCCAAAACAATGCAGCGCAAACTGGAAGCGGAAGTAGGACCACTCAAATACATAACACAACTTTTCCAGGATAATCCTTCGGAGGATACACTGGAAAAATCGGTCCGAATCCTTATTGTTGTATTGGTGCTTGTTTTCGATCCGTTCGCAGTGTTGATGCTTATTGCATACAACAATGTGATCTCCAGGTCGGGTGCAATTGTGCCAAACAATAAAGAACCAGAAAAGGTCAGTGTTGTGAATCCACCAGTGGAAACAACACCTATACCTCCTATACCACTGTCCGACATGCCACAAAAAATGGCAAAGCGTGGTGTAGGTCGACCTCTTGGATCGAGAGATAAGTTTCCGCCTAGGAAACAAAAAACGGTATATCCGGTAAAATCGGGTAATTCCGTAAGAATCTCGAAAAAAGACCTGTTAGACCTTAGAAAGATCAAAGCGGCCAAGAGGGCCGGAGGACAAGTTTTCACAATGATTCCACCGGCAACAAAAAAGAAGAGACGAAAGAAGAAATGAAAATTGGCGGACCTGGAAACGGGTCCGCCTTTTTTATTGACACCTGCGAGACAATATTGTACAGTACTAACTGTTAACAGTGTGCTATTTGGAGAAAGAATATATGGCAAAATCAAGTACGGTTATAAAATCGAATAATTTTTTCAATGAATTTGTGAAAGAACAGGAAGATGAGTTTTTAACACTGGCCGCTGATGGAATCAGCGCGGCCGAGTTTGATGGATATACGGATACAGGGTGTTATGCATTGAACGCTTTAATTTCAGCCGACATTTACAATGGATTTCCAAACAACAAAATCATCGCCATGGCCGGCGAAACAAGTACCGGCAAGACTTACCTAGCACTGAGTATTGTGAAAACATTTCTGGAAAAGAATACTAGTGCAGGTGTGATTTATTTTGACACAGAGGCGGCCGTTACCAAAGAAATGATGGCTTCCAGAGGTATTGATGTCTCCAGGGTAATCGTTTCTGAGCCGTCCACCATTGAAGAATTCAGACACAAGGCGGTAAAATATATTGATTCCTTGATGGAAAAAAAGGACCGGCCAGAATTCCTGTTTGTTCTGGACTCACTTGGAATGCTTTCTTCCTCAAAGGAACTTGGTGATATTACCGAAGGTACCGAAAAGAGGGATATGACCAAGCCTCAGTTACTCAGAGGAGCGTTCCGTGTTCTCAGGCTGAAGCTGGCTAAGGCTCGGATCCCTATGATCGTGACCAACCATACATACGATGTTACGGGTTCGTATGTTCCCACTAAAGAGATGTGTCTGGCAGCCGACACAAAGGTATCTACACCAGAAGGACATAGAAATATACAAGACCTAGATGTCGGTGATATGGTAAAAACGCTTTTCGGAGACAGTAAAATAACAAATGTGCATTCTTTTACGTCAACCGAGGTTTTTGAAATTGAATTTGAAGATGGAACAAAAATTAAGGCGACAGGAGAACATAAATTTTTGGTAGACGGTAAGTGGAGGACGGTGTTCGACCTGATGGAGGAGATTCAAAATATAAATAACATCAGTGTGTGTGATATACAAGGAAAAACTGATGTTTTTAGAGAACAAATATTCACGAATCTATTGGCGACTTGTTGAGCGTGGTAAATGTAGGATACTACCTAAAGAAGATTATTCTGAAACACACCACATTATACCAAAAAGCTTGGGTGGAACAAACTCGATGCATAATTTGGTACAGTTAACCGCACGCGAACATTATATTTTGCATTTATGTCTAGTGAAGATGGTAACCACTCCATTAAACAAGAGGAAAATGATTTTTGCCTTTCATAAAATGCGGGTATCCAATTCAAGTCACCGTTCAAGATATTTTTCCAGGAGCTATGAATTATTCAAGAAGGCCTTTTCAAGAGACATATCAGGCCAAAATAATCCGGCTTTTGGGAAAGGTCTAAAGGGTGAAAAGAACCCCTTTTTCGGAAGAAAACATACACCTGAAACAATAGAAGTTCTGAGAAAAAAATGCGGCCAGCCTGGTACATCTAATCCATTTTTCGGAAAAACACATTCCGAGAAAACACGTAAGATGTTAAGAAACAAACGGAGTATACCAATATTCGTAGAGTTTATGGATGGCCAAAGCATAAATTTCTTAAATAGATTGGAATTGGGTACTCATTTAGGCAAGAGCAAATCATTAGGTGCTTCATTAATTCGAAAAGATAAATGGCACCTTTGGGACAAATATGGTATACAAAAAATCACCATAGTGGAGAAAACGGAAAATGAGAATTGTATCTATAAAGAAGATAAATGAACCAACAGAAGTGTTTGATATATCGGTGGGATTTGCCGAGCATTACATCCTTTCGAATGGAGTGATTTCACATAATTCAGGTGGCGGCGGGCTCCGCTACTCGGCCGATTACATTCTATTCCTTTCCAAGAAAAAGGATAAGGGTGACGGAAAGGAAGTAATCGGCAATATACTAAAAGTGCGGTTGATAAAGTCGAGATTGTCACGTGAGAATAAAGAAGTTGAGCTACGACTGTCATATGATACAGGTATTGATAAATTCTGGGGTCTATTGGAAATTGCAGAAAGACACGGAATTGTGAAAAAGGTAGGTAACCGGTATGAATTTCCAGATGGTACCAAGGCCTTTGCTAAAGACATTGACAGGAATCCGGAGAAGTACTATACTCCAGAAATTCTGGAGACTATCAATAATGCAGTCCATATTGAATATTCTTATGGTGACCAAAGAGAAAAAAGTCTAGACGGGGATGACACAGAAACCAACGATTGAAAACGGAGTTTACCATTTTGAATTTTGATAATGTAATACTTTCTCACTACCTTTATAACGAAGACTACATGAGGAAAGTATTTCCTTTTCTCAAGGAGGAGTATTTCCAAAGTAAGACACATAAGATTGTATATAAACTAATACATGATTTTGTGTCTAGGTATAATACAAGGCCTACCAGAGAAGCATTGTATATTGATCTGGGCAATACCAGTGGTTTATCTGAAGATACATTCCTAAAGGCACAGGAACTTATTGGGACTCTTGCTCCAGACTTGGAGACAGATAAGGATTGGTTATATTCCACTACGGAGTCTTTTTGTCAAGAAAATGCGCTGCACAATGCTATTAGATCAGGAATAACAATTTTAGAAGGCAAAGATAAAACCCATTTGGCTGGTAGTTTGCCACAATTGTTTTCTGATGCTCTTAGTGTGTCCTTTGACTCTAAAATCGGACATGACTACATGTCCGATTATACCGAACGGTTTAATTTTTATAATAGTACCGATATTCACATACCTTTTGATATTGAGGAGCTTAACCAGATTACCAAGGGAGGTCTCCTACGGAAAACTCTTAACTGTTTCATGGCGCCGGTGGGAGTAGGAAAAACCGCGGTTAAGTGTCACCTTGCGGCATCCCATGTTTCCTTAGGTTATAATGTGCTTTATATTACCATGGAAATGTCCGAGGAGAAAATCGCGGAGCGTATAGATGCTAACTTACTTGGAGTTTCTTTGGACGACTTGACCAAACTACCCAAAGAAACCTATGAACGAAAAATGCAGGCTTTACAGAAAAAGATTACCGGACGATTAATAATTAAGGAATATCCTACCGGCGGCGCCTCGACTGCTAATTTCAGATACCTCCTGGGTGAGTTGAAACATAAAAAAAACTTTATTCCTGATGTAATATATGTGGATTACCTGAATATTTGCGCCTCAAGTAGGATTAAAATGGGCGGTGGAATAAATACTTATATATATGTCAAGACCATGGCCGAAGAATTGAGAGGATTGGCCATTGAAAGTAATACAGCTATTGTTACCAGCACACAGGTAAACAGGTCTGGATTTGCTGATACCGATTTTGATATGGATAAAACTTCAGATTCCTGGGGAGCTCCGGCCGTTTTTGATCTGTTCTTAGCAGTAATTAGAACCGAGGAGTTGGATTCCCTTGGTCAAATACTCTTTAAACAAATGAAAAATCGATATGATGACAAAGAGAAAAAGAAAAAGTTCATAATAGGGTTTGATCGTCCACACATGAGGTTATACAGTCCAGAAATATCAGCACAGAAAAACACCATCCAAACAGAATTAACAACACACCAGGAAACCCAAGCCATACCCATAAAGCCAAAATTTACACAATCCATACAATCCAATAAATCAATATTCTCGGAATTCAAATAATGTCTAATACACCGTTTAACAAAAAGTATCCGGCAGCAAAGGTGCATCTAAACTAATGGAAAACACTTCAACATTCAATGAATTTGCTGAACACCTAGAAATACGAAATGAAATCATTGACGGAGAAGGTCCTTGGTTTTGGATCAAACAGGACCAAGGTGCTTGGACAGGCCCCCAGAAAGACTGGCAAGACCTCAAACCAAAACTAAAATTATACTGCAAGTCTTTTGATTCCGTGGTTTGTGCTGGTGGAAACCAAGGTATGTATCCCAGGTTATATTCGAGAATGTTCAATTCTGTATACACATTTGAGCCAGATCCTCTTAATTACCACACCCTTTGCCTAAATTGTCAGAGACCGAACATAATAAAGATTCAGGCCGGTTTAGGGAAGGAGACCAGTGTTGGAAAGGTGGACATAAAGAATATGCTCAACACAGGAACACACTCAATTGTTCCTGGGTCAGGAATGGTACCCATATTGAAACTGGACAATTTTAAGTTCAATAATCTAAGTCTTTTACAACTAGATGTAGAAAGAATGGAATATGAGGTAATGCTCGGTGCCCAAAAAACCATCGAGGAACACAAACCACTCATTGTTGTGGAAGTGGTAACCGAGCCCATGAAAAAATTACTAGACAGTATGGGATACTACTTTCTGGATCGCACGGGGCATGCCGATTTCATTTTTGGATACATTAAACCGGAACATTAATGTTCCGGTTTTCTTTTGTCTAAATAGTGGATTGTACATATTCTAACATATTAAGGAGCATCTATTAACATGTCTTTACCGTCTTTCCGGAAATTTTTATTGGAAACTCCATTTGGGTTAGATAACAATGCTTATGGAGTACAGCATGAACTTGGAATAGGAAAAGAATTGACTCCGAATAAATCATTTCCAAAAAGGCCGGCCTTTAACCCTATACTCACCAAAACTGGTAAAATAAAAGCCTTGCCTAAATCAAAATCAAAATTAGGAACAACACACCCAAAAGAAGTTTATGATTCCATAATGTCTGGATTAAGTTCTGACAATAAAAAAATCCATACTGAAAAGTCCAAAGGAGCTGCTAAACAATTGGCGTCACATTTTAATAAGATGGGACATAAAATAACAGGAGTATGGTGGACATCTCAGCCTAAGGATAGTATACATTTGGTCAAAGAGCGGAATCCTGGAGATTTACATGTAAAAACTATGGATAAACTCGGCAAATCCAAAATGTGGGCAATTTCCATTAAAAATTATAACAAAAAGAAAGCACCAACTTTAGCCAATCCTGGACACAATGTTTTGGATTCTTTGTTGAATGTTAATACACAAGAAATATGGAAAAATGCACTTTCACAATCACATAATTACATGGGTTCCATGGGTATACCAACAAGCCATCTATCGATGGCGGATGCTCATCAGGTAGAAAATAAATATCCTAAACACAAAGAAAAAAATAAGACCTTTATTCGAGACGCTATAGGAAAAATAAGTAATATATATAGGTCAAGTCTGTCAAAAATGAAACCGGAACAGATATCAGAGGTTCTGGGCAATTTAGTTCGTGTAGAAAAAACAAAAACACCGGTATTAAAATTATCTTCATATGGGCCAACTAAAAGTGGTGCATACACACATGAGATAGACGATCCATATAAAGAAATGCAAAAAATTATTACAACACATGGAAATCATTTTTCTGTTGCTCCTGTAAATAATGAAAATTCTGGTAAAGTAGCAATACATGTACGTGGAAAAAATGGTGTTCCAGTTATTACAATAAATAATAAAGGTAAAGGTTCTGGTGGATTTACCAGTTTTGGACCTGTTATTGTTGGATTTCATGCGTCTTCTAGGAAGGAAAAATAATAGATGAAAACCTTCAAAGAATTTCTTTCTGAATCCACCCCTCCTGGTATGGAAGACTGGGTACAATCGAATAAAGAAAGATTCAAGTACAGATATGGATCCAAGTGGCAAGAACGATTATACGCTACCGCTTGGTCAAAATATAAAAGTAATAAAAAACTCAGGGGCAAAAACAAAGGAAAGTTGAAACCTACTAGGAGACAAATTCAGTGATAGGATTCAAGACCTTCCTGTTGGAACAGGTTGGTGAACAACCAAAAGTACTAAAACATCTGGAACACCTAGAGGATGCTGTCCTTAGAGGTTCGCAGGGACATAAGGATGCGAGCACGGCACTTTGGAGCACCTATGACAGACTAACTAAAAAGAAACGGTCCGTAAGGTCACAAATCAAGATTAAAAAAGATGGTGCACCTAGTGTGCTGTTCGGAATACACCCAGACACAAAAAAATTCTTTGTGGCTACCAAAAGTGCATTTAATGTTACCCCTAAAATAAACTATACTCCCGCTGACATTATGAGAAACCACGGACATTCACCAGGCTTAGCCGAAAAATTGAACACCGCGTTGACACATTTATCCAAGGTAGTAAAAACTGGTGTCTATCAAGGTGACCTAATGTGGGACAAAAAGTCGGTGCGGGATGAAGGCAATACATGGTCTTTCCAACCAAATACCATTAAGTACAGCATAGACAAAAACAGTACCTCCGGTAAGAAAATATCAAAAGCACAACTTGGAATTGCATTACACACCTCCTATTCCGGGAAAACCGGAAGTGCACTCAGTATGGATTCAGTGCCCTCCTTTAAGGGCATACAATACCACCCGGATGTACACTTTGTCAGCACAACACACCGTACAACCAAAGCCAGTTTTCCCGATTCCGATAGGAAAAAATTCACAGAACATATGAAGTTGGCCGAGAATCAAGCCCGTGAACTGGAACCATTCCATGGTAATTTCAACCAACACCAAGCACACTTATCCACTTATATCAATACAAATGTGCGACTGGGAACGCCAAATACGGCCAAAGGATATATTGAACACTTGGAGTCCAGGAAACAGAAAGAACTTGCAGCAATCAAGAATCCACTAACACGAAATAAAAAAGAGGCTTCTTGGAATTCTCTTATTTCACATGCAGGCACTATAGGAACACACCTGGACAAACTATTCATGCACCACAAAACAATACAGGATGCAAAAAATATATTAGTACATGCAATGGACACTCACTCCGAATATACACATCACATCGGGAATAAACAAACGGGCCCAGAAGGATATGTTATCCGACATGTCCGGGGAAACTCCCAATTTAAGGCTAATCTGCGACATATGTTCAATAGAGAGAATTTCTCAAGAGGTACCAAAAATGATAGGTTTTCGTGAGTTTTACGGCGAATTACTATTAGAAGGCAAGTTTAAACCACGGAAACCCAACCAAAAGGAACATGTGGTTATTGCCTTTGGTAGATTCGGCGTCCCCACAGAGGATGGTCATGGTGCTGTAGTAAAAGAGATGCATACACAAGCTGCATTACACAACGCTGACCACAGGTTAATTGCCTCTGGGTCAACGGGAGATGAAAGAAATCCCCTATTACCTGCACAAAAATTGAAACACTTACAAAGAGCTTTTCCAAAAACCAATATAAGTGTAGTTGGAGTAAATTCTAAAGAACCAAATATTATTGAGATAGCCAAAGGATTAAACAAAGAAGGATACAAACACTTACATTTTGTGGGCGGAACCGACAGAATGACAGGAGAAAATTCTATCATTGGTATTCTTAAGAAGTACAATGGAAAAAGGGGAAGCTACAATTTCAAAAGTATAACCGGTCATGAGGTTCCTCGTGGTAAAGGTGCTGTTTCGGCATCGTCAATGAGAGAAATGGCAAAAAAAGGCGATTTTCTAGGATTCATGAAAGGTATATCCAAAAACATATCCGGTAATGTAGAACATGCACGGGAACTGTTCGTTGATGTTAGGAGTGGACTTAAACACTTGAAAAAAGTCAAGAAAACATAAATAATCCAACGGGTTGTTTCATATGGAAAGAAAAATGCGCAATAATAAAAACAAGAAAATTCAAGCCACCAATAAATCAAAAAATCCTTTGGTAGACTTAAATCCAACACTTAAAGATGGTACACCATCAAAAGTTAAAACGGAGTCTAAAGGTGGAGAAGATGCTTTCTGGGCTTTCAATAGCGGTATCATGCAAGATGGCGAAGATGCCAACCCTAGTGATATCGAGAGTGAAATTCGTAGACAATGGACTAAGAGAAGCCGGGGGTTGAAGGGCCTGGTGTATAAAAAAATACTTCCAAAATGGTGGAAAAAGAATGCTACTATTTCGGCAGTATCGCAAGAAATAGAAGGCAAGAGGTATGGTGAAATTCCAGGTGGGAGAAGGACAATCAGGAGTATAATGAATACCATGAAATTAGAAAATACACCAAGCAAAGTCTTATCAGCAACCGGCATCTTAAATGAAATGGCTTTTCCTTCTGATTACAAGATTACCAGTAAAACTAGTAACAAAAGTCTAGGAAAGTTAGCTGTTCGAAAGGATGATTTGGGCCGAAGGGCGAGAGCTGAACTTAAAAGACGTTTGAAATTAAAATCAGACCAAGAAAAATTAAGAGCTAAGAACAAACTAGAAAAACAAAAAAAGAAAATTACCAAAGTATCCAAGAAAATGGGAACCCCGGTAGCCATTGTTCCTATTCAAAGGGGAGGAAGCGAAGCTCTTGGCCAATTACAAAGTATATTATCCGGATCTGGTACTATCCACCCGGACAATCTAGAAACAATTGCCGGAATAGTAGGAGGTACGGATCCTAAAAAGCTGGCCTCTACTATTAAATCGGCCGCCAGGGAAAAGTCCGAAAAAAGAACTAGAGATAAATTTGACAGATTAGCAAAAAGACTGGAACAGAAGGCCGCAGAGGTTGCCACGGCCGAGGTACAAGCTGAGGTAAGTCCAAAGTTAAAGGAACTGTCAAAATTGAAGGCCCAACAGAGGGCGGAAGCTCGCCGCGAAGCATCCGGAGAAGCTGCTAAGGAGAAAGAATTCAAAGAGATTATACGTAAGGTCCAGATTGCCAAACAGATGAAACAATACAACAATCTGTACGACCTAGAAATGATTTCTAAAATGCAATTAGATGACGTTCGTACACAATTGGATGCTGGAGTGATAGAGCCGGTGGTAAGAAATGAGGCTGAAATCAAGTCATATCCACTCAGGCCGTTGAAAACCATAAATATCGCAAATGTAGAATTGCCCAAAGTACAAACTGAACCTCCGGCTTCTAAATATGTTGCAAAAGTAGCAACAGAAAAAACTGGAATACTAAATAGATTGAAAGGAATATTGAAAGGTAGATTTTTTAAGGAATCGGCCACATTTGTAGATAAGGCGGCCGGAAAAACTGGTGGAGAAAAAGATGGTGGGGTGGTCAGTAAAACCTCTAAGATAAGTAAAAGCCGACAAAAACCTGTCGGCACTACTACCTTAAAGGCTAAAGATGCCAAAATTCCTCCACTTCCATCGGCTAATACTAAACCCACTGTCTCTGGTATAGTAACACGATCATCGACCACAACTGTATAATAACGACTGGAACAAAAATGACAAAGAAGTACCGATCATTAGAACATACTGCACTGGAAGTCCTTTCAGGTAAAGAACTGCGGATGCCTAGTAAACGGAAAATTCCAACGATTTTGGAAACTCCGGAAACTTTATTAGTACAGGAAATCAATGAATCCTCATTACAAGAGGATAAGGTTACAGGCAAAAGTAAAAAAATTGTATTTGATCCTAATGATCCAGACCGTAGAAAAGAAGAAATTAAGGTGACAAATAGGATACAGTTTCAAACACCAGCCAGACTTGCCGCCAACAAAAAAAGGATCGAGAAGGCCGCGGCCAAAAAGGCCGAGGAAGAAGCTAATGGCAAAGCATTCGGGGCCGTACAAGAATCTCTCTCGGAAGAAGTAATCGATCTTAATGAGGAGAGAAAAATCTCCTCTGCGGCCGCTCATAGTTTTATGAACCACCGGCCATACAAAAACAAGAATACACATGTTGTGGTTACTCCACACGGAACAGAAATGAGACTTCATGGAAACCTTATTGCAAAGAATGTTAAAGGTAAAGTGTCTATTTCCATGGCCGGTTGGCCAACTACTACCACTAAATCCCGATTGAATTCACTAGGTGTCAATGTACGTACCAAAGGCGGAAAACACTATTTGGGCAATAAAGAAATAGACTCGAAATCTTGGTACACATTAGGCGAATCACACGTAACCGAAAACAAGATTGGTGATTTAGAATTAGACCCGGATGATTCAAAAAAGAAAGCCCAATTAGACGCCCTCAAAAAGAGAGGTCCTGAACCTAAGCACCCAAAACTCAGGCCCCCTAGCCCGGCCATGGCAGCCGCTTTCGCTGCCATAGATAATACGGACTGGAGTAATAAGCGTTACCTTAATATAAGGAAAAAGGATCCGAAATTCGCCGCTTATCTTGAGAAAAAGGGCTTGGGTGGATTGACCGAAAATTCAGTAGTCGATGATATATCCTATGGTCTCAAGAAAGACTTGAAGAACGTGGTTAATCCCGTAAAGGACTCCATTAAGAGGAGAAGTCGTACATGGTTATCCAAAGCCGCTGACGATGTTGGTACTGGCTTGAAAGGCGACCGTGATGCAATACTAACACCAATTGTGGATGCCATTAAACGACGTGAAGGACCATGGGCAGGTCCAGCATTTGATGATATCCGAACAGGACTAAAAAGAGATGCTATTGGTACTATGGAAAAAATCAAAACATTAATTCAAGGAGAAGCAAATAAAAACAGGCGGGCCCGTGATACTTCTCCAGCTCCTTATCATAAAAGAAGGATAAAAGAATCACTGAATTCTAGTGAATTAACAGAAGGATTGATCAGAACACTAAATAGAGGAAAAGGAGAATTGCCTAAAATGATAGACCACAGACTTAAAGGTCAGTTTTCTGAGAGTCTATTGGCCGCCGTGAGGAAAGTGGTATCGGAAAATAAACCGGCCATTAAAGACCCATGGGCCGATGGAGTAAAAAAGAGTGCTGGTGTATTAATGGAAAATACGGCGGCCGACAGAATTTCTAGTGAATTGAACGAGGCCAGTTTATCAGGCCTTAAGAAAAAATTGGCCGGCACCAAGAACAAGAAAGAACGCGCCGAGCTGATTAAGGCCATTGCGGCCGCTTCGAATGCTAAAAAGGCAGAAAAGAAGAATCCTCCGAAAGAGAAGGAAGTTCCTAAAAAGGTCACTTCCGGTGATTCCGAGAGGACACCGTTGGATGATCTATTAAGGTTGCCCAAGCCAGTTATATCCGCCCTGAGAACAAAATATAATCCATCTGATAGACAAAAGGCACAAGAATTCTTGAGGAATCAAAAATTCAGTCAAAAGTCTTTAGATCATGTAGAGTCCGGCAAGAAAATTCCAGAAGGAAAACCAAAAAGAGGTATAACTCTACCAAAGGTGTCCATGACTGAAAGTAAGTTGTATGGAATTTTGGGCTATATACCATCTAAAAATAAGAAATAAGGAGAGTAAAAAATATGGCACAATGGGGATCAGCAGATCAGGCCAATAATTCACCTATTTGGGGCGGATCGTTGGTCAACAAAACAGCAAACACCGCAAACCGTGATAATCTATTCAACAACGTAACATCTAATTCTTTTGTAACCGGACAAAAAACAGGAATGTTTGGAGCTAGTGCAGATGAAGTTAAGTATCCTTACACAGGATCAACTGAAGGTGTTACAAGTTTCAACATCACTAACGCCGGCATAGGCTATACAACCCTTGCCATAGGTGTTTCAGGTGGCAGTGGTACAGGATTCACCGGAACGGCAACAGGAAAACTAATAACAGCGACCATCGACCTCAAGGGAGATGGTTACCTAATTGACGATGTACTGTCATTTTCTAATGGTGTGGCTGTAAATGCTGCTAGTTTATCGGTGACACATACACAAATTGTTACCGTTGCGGTCAACGAAGCTGGTGGTGGATATGCCAATGGTGATGTTGTTGGAATGACAACCGGAACAGGAACACAAGCAACATTCACTGTTACCACTGGAGCATCCGATGATAACGTGGCCAGCCTAGCTCTTACGACAGGTGGTGATTATACCGCGGATCCTGACCTGGCGAATGTTGCAACAGTCAATAACACAGGTTCAGGAGCAGGACTTACCGTAGACGTTACAACTGGTATTAAAACCTTAGCCGTTGATTCAGGTGGTGTATTTTCCACACTACCAACACTAGCCAACGTTGCACTTACAGGTGGATCTGGAACAGGCGCAACAGCAAACTTCGCATTTGGATATACAACAGGAGCAGCCAACGTAACAGCTAGTGGTTATGGATTCACATCCACACCAACAGCCACATTTGGTGCTAGTGGAAGTGGAGCAACTGCTACTATTACACGAGGTCCACGGTTAAATGAAGCCTCCAAGGTCACACATGCTGGATGGGTTTTAAGACGTGAGGGAACAGGTGGACGAGCTGGACGAGTAACCTATGAAACATTGGTAGCCATGGGTTCCATTTCAGGGGATGCATCTGTTACAGATGACACCAAGTTGCCGCAAAGCTCACTTTAAAATAATCTTTTTTGTATATGAAAAAAATACTGGAGACCTGACATATGGCAAATGAAGCCAAACACATAACAGAGCTTCCAGAGGCAAATTCATTGCCTCTGGATTCTGTTTTTATTGTGGAAACCAATACTTCTGGCAATTCAATCACACAACAGATATCGGTGGAGAATTTATTCTCCAATTCAAGTCTAGATTTGGTGATAAATACACTGTCCACAACAATACAAAATGAGCCGGCTAATAATACCCCTACCGTGATTAAGGGAAAAATGTTTTCCGATGGAAATTACCTATACATCGCAGTGGACACAAATTTGTTAAAAAGGGTTGCACTGGAGAGTTTCTAATATAATGAAAAATCTGGATAATGGAGTCGAGATTGAGACACTGAATGATAATAACTTCCTTTTTTTCGCGGCCAAGGCCTACAACAATGTGCACGGTGACACGAAAGAATTCCTTAGTGATGTGAAAAGATTCAAGTACTTGAAGAAACTATTTACCAGATATAAGACAACAGGTGAATTAAAGGAACGATTAATACTCAATCATATAATCATACTCTACAATGTTTTTGGTGTCAATTCGGCCGGACGTATGTTATTCTTAAAATTGAACATATACAAAGAACAGTTAAAACCATTTTTGGTGTTACTGAGTGTTCTTCCTAAAGTGGTATATTTTGGTAAATATAAATTGGATACAGATGATATCATTTCAGATAGTAAAATAACCGAGGCGCTCCGAAAAATATGAAAACAAAATCTACGATCAAAGAAACCGTTAGTGTTGGTGCCGTAAATTCACTGGGAACACCGACTTCATCTGGAGATATTGGTGCACATCTTTCTGGATTTTCACCACTATTAACACATAAAACGTTTCGTAGAAAATTATTGGATTTTGCAAACCGGTGGAAAAAACCACAGATAAAATGACAATGTTGATAAATAGTGTTACAGAACACAAAACAACATCTTTCGAAAACGACGATCAACAACATAAACCTCAACTAAAATTGGCCAACGATTGTACATTGCTTGTCCGTTTAGATGAAAGAATGGTGAATCTTGCAAAATTTGTTGAGGTGGAATTGAATAAGCTTGAAACAACCGTTAGAGAAGAATCCGCAGATAGAAAAGTCCAATTGCGAGAGATAAGAGATGAAATACTGGAGAGAGAAGGAAAATTAGTTTCCAAAGAAGAATTTGAACCAATCAAAAAGTTCATTTATGCAGTATTCACTTTTATGCTTACCGTATTTGGAACATTTATTTTGTCTTGGGTGACAAAAGGACATTAATAGTATGGAAATAATTAGAAAACCTTCAAAAAAGTTTGGATATTTCATCTATTTAAATGCATTTATAGTTCTGTTGTCAAGCATGTACCTGTTGTATTGTCTGGTACCCTATACATCCACACCACTAATTGTTAGGATAGACCATATCATAATTACAGATAAAAATGGAAAAACCACAAAAAAAATTCCATTTGATGAAAGTATGGTATATAACTTTGGCACAGATGAAAACATAGTGGTACATTTTTGTCTTACCAGCCTAGCCAAAATCTCCTCAGAAATCTCTTCCAAAATAGTGGATAATCTAGGCACATCATATAGGTTGTCAAGTTATAAATTAGATACCATAAAAACCAAATTTCCAGAAAAGAATGCACATTTTCATGATATACCATCCTTTATTTCCAAGGGGTGTGGTTACAAAATAATAACAGTAGCGTCAATAAACATTATATCCAATACACTGACATATTTCAACAGGATAAACTATAAGTTTCCTGTCATCAATTTTTGCGTTAATTGAACAATTTTACCCCTTGCCAACATTTTGGAAAGCTGTATAATAACGGTGTCGTTTTAGAGTAATTGGTGGAGGATATTGGAGGATATATTGTGACATTCAATGATACAGCATGGTTAGAAAAAAAATACATTCCACTCCTTTGTAGCAAATATAAGAATTACCGAAAAAAATCATACAAACTATACAATTTTTCCTGTCCTGTTTGTGGAGACTCCGAAAAAAATCCACGAAAGGCAAGGGGATATGTATATGAGAAAGGTGGTAAATTTATCTACCATTGTCATAATTGTGGAATAACTCCTCCTTTCCTTAAATTTCTCAAAGAACAAGATCCCAATCTTTATTCTGAGTTCCTTAAAGAAAAATATGTAGAAACATGTACACGTGAAGAACGAAAGGAATTGGAAGAGTCAGCACCTATATCCAAACAAATATATCCAGTCAACAAGATTTTTTCTGGATTAAAAAAAGTATCACAACTACAACATATGCATCCAGCAAAGAAATATGTGGATTACAGGAGGATACCTACCACATATCATCATAAACTATATTTTGTTCCTAATTTCATGGAATGGACCAATTCTATAATACCTGGAAAATTCAATACATGTGGTGTGGACGAGTCTCGTTTGGTGATACCATTCTTTACGAAAAGTGGTGAGGTATTCGGTTATCAAGGTAGAATAATAGATACTACAGGAAATATCTCCAATTCAAATATAAGGTATATAACAATACTATTGGATACTAGTGTTCCGAGACTTTTTGGAATGGATTCTGTTGATTTAAATCGTATACATTATGTACTGGAAGGTCCTATAGATAGCATGTTTATTCCAAACAGTATGGCCTCGGCCGGTGGTGATATAGTATCAGAATTACATCGGCTTGGGGGTAAAAAAGAAAATACGGTTATTTTCATGGATAATGAACCAAGAAAAAAAGAGACAGTGCAGAAAATACAAAAGGCACTGAGACAAGGATTTAAGGTTTCCATATGGCCGGATGATATTACCGAGAAGGATGTAAACGCTTTTGTTATGCGAAACAAGGACATTCCACTTGACAGATTGGTGCCTATGTTACAAAATATATTGGTTGAAAATACATATTCTGGATTATCCGGTGAGTTGAGACTGTCAAGTTGGTCTAAGGTCTAAATAGTAGGACACGATTACACAGAAAAGGAGAAAAACTAGATATGACTAGAGTAGTATTGAATTTCCCCGACGTATTTGGAAAAATATTCAACGACGTGATAAAACACAGTCCAAAGTATGAGCCACACAAACCAAGAGTAAAAATACTTATCGATAAACCGGCCAATCAATTGCGTGCCTATATCACCTTTGAAGACGGTATAGACTTGGAGGAAATGTGTGTTCAAGTAAGAGCCGAATTGGATCCTATCAGCAAGACAAAACCCAAGGAAAAGCCATCTGTTTCACCAGACACACTGGCACAGAAAGAAAAAGATGATATTAAAAAATAAATGAATTACCTAACAGAAAAATGGCAATCACACGAGGAATCAGGCATTATTTGGGATATGGTCGTTGATTGGTTGGAGATGAAATATAAACAGTCCATAAAGGCTATAAAAGACATTGAATCGGGGAAATTGGGGAAAGTTCCTGATGATGCACCCGAGTGGAATATAATAGGAGACGACTCTTATAGGGTTCCATATGGTTATATGGTTCCCCTGGATAAAATACTGGCCGGTACCAAGTATAAAAACCTACTCAATATAACAGGGTATAAAGACAGTTTAAAATTGTTCATTTCCTTTGGTCCAATATGGATAAGCAGTTATAATTCATATTATAATCCAGAAAATAAATTAGAATCCAGGCACTATATCATACTTGGATTATCCACAAATGATAAAGATGCCGATGAGAGACGACGGTTCATTGACAAAAAATATGGCGCGCAAGTCAGAGCATCGAAAATACTGGCCATGATTGGCAAAGATTATCCTGTAAATATTGATATCCGTGATGTAATGTTCAGTGAACTTGACATCGGAAACCTTAAGACGTCAACAATAAAGCAGGCTTTTATACATGAGTTCAACCACTTTATGGACAAAAAGAAATTCTTGGAAAAAGCCGGTAAAAAAGCACTTATCAAACAGTATGATAAGGAACGACAGGCTATTCTTAAATCAGATGAATTAAACAAGAATAAAAGCAAGAATTATTTTAACTTACCGACCGAGGTCAATTCACACTCGAATGAGATACTTCGGATGGTTGACAGTATTGGTATGTTAGGACAAATCAAATCCATCTCAGACTTACGCAAGTTGTCCATTCATATGTTTCACAATGATTCCTCTTCGAATAGAAACCGTTGGATGCAGGTAAATCAGTTTGGTAAGTACCTTACACACAAGAATCAAAAAAAGTTCTTGCGTAGGTTGAGACAATTCAAATTGGGAAATGCGGTACCAGCTATAACGAAACCGGTGAAGGTGAGAAAGTATATCAGGGATGGAAAGCTGGTGAGTTCACATACACGAAGGAGACCGTCCACATGAAGACATTCAAGCAATTTCTTAAGGAATCGCCCGGTACCAATGATATACCGCCATCGGATGAAGCGTTTCATGATATCGGAGAGTTACTAAAGAATGACGAAACTTCCAACAAAAAATACTGGAAGTACAAGAAAAATCCACTCGGAACCGTGGACGGACATTCTATTTTTCACCATACTATAGATCTGAAGACCGGCAAAAATATTCGACTCAATCAATCGTACTTTTCGGGTGAGAAGAAGGGAAAAAGGAGCTTTATCGTTTATGGAGAAAGGGAAGGTAATGTATTCCATGAAAGACAAACTGCCACTGATGTGAAAAATCCGGATCGATTGCACGCTCACGTTGCATATAAACATATTATCAAAAGTATTCCTGGCCTCAATATTGTTGGACATAATCATTCACCTGGAATGAAGAAAGTATGGAAGAAAATGCTGGCTGATCCGGAACTGGTTATTGAGACACACTCCGATGAATCACCTCCTGTCAGAATTTCCAGTGAAAAGGAGTTCGAGGATTCGTACAAACGTAAAATTCCCATAAGAGTTAGGATGAGATAATAATAGACCACTGATATACCTGATATACCATAATAATAAAGGATGTGTAATATGACTACAGTGATTAATTTATTTGGAGGGCCTGGAATAGGCAAAAGTACCATTGCTTCAGGATTACTATATAACCTTAAGCTCTGGGGAAAGTCCGTGGAATTAGTTACAGAATATGCAAAGGATGTTACCTATGAGGGCAGTCACGTATTACTGGAAAATCAATTACACATTTTTGCGGAACAATGCCGTAGACAACACCGATTACTAGGACAGGTTGACTATATAATAACCGACTCTCCTTTGATGTTGTCTACGGTTTATGTTGACTGGCACCAATCGAGGCCTGGTGTAAAAATAAAACACAATACCGATTATCTGGAGAAAATGAAAGACTTTTTCTTTGCCACATGGTGTCAATTTGAGAACCTATCTTACCTATTGACAAGGAATGTACAATACGATAAATTAGGCAGGAATGAGTCGGAGGGTGAAGCTAAAGAGATTGATAATAAGATCCGTGATATGCTTAATCAACATTATATACATTATAATGAAATAGGGCCGTTCACAGGGTTGACCACCATACTCGACCACCTCAAAAACCGAGAATTTTGGAATAGTAAAGATGAATTGGAGTAAACGACACGGATGACAATGGATTCCTATCAACAGTATATACATAAATCCAAATATGCAAGATTTCTTCCGGATAAGAAACGGCGTGAACACTGGCCAGAAACAGTTAATAGATACTTGAATTTTGTATCTGAATCCGTAAAAGAAAAACATGGGTATACAATACCCGACTCACTAATGAGTGAATTGCAGGATGCAATTTTAAACTTAGAGATAATGCCTTCCATGCGTGCTATGATGGTCTCCGGTAAAGCTGCCGTCCGAGACAATAGCGCCTTGTACAACTGCACTTTCACCGTGGTGGATGATCCGAAAGCCTTTGATGAGGCCATGCATCTTTTAATGTGTTTTGCACCAGAAACTTTGGTGGAAACTAAGCAAGGTTTGAAACCTATATCAGAACTTACTTTCAATGATGAAGTATTGTCATTTAACATTGAAAAAAATCTTTATGAATATATCAAACCAAGTAGAATTGTTGAAACACCTTCATCAAATAAAGAAAAAATTGAGTTAGAATTTGAAGATGGGTCTATTATTAAATGTACTTCAGATCATAAGTTTTTTACTACTAATCGTGGATGGGTTGAGGCGAAAGATTTAACCGAAGACGATAACATACAAAATTATCATGAAATGAGATAAATTATAAATACTCCTGTGCCACATGTTTACGGAACAGGAGTATTTATATGGTTTATATTGGATTTATTTATCTTTGGAAAAATTTAATAAATGGAAAAAAATATATTGGCAGTCATGTAGGTAAAGTTGACGACGGTTATATTGGTTCTGGCAAATATTTTAAAAATGCTATAAAAAAATATGGTCTTGAAAATTTCGAACGTCAAATATTATGGTTCGAAACTGTTTCTGTAGAGAATTTACATTTAAAAGAATTTGAAATAATCAATGAACATAATGCTGTTCATAGTTATGGATATTATAATTCTGTTAATGCATTGCCAAATCAATTAAAGTATATTAATGGTATTCCTCAGTATTCTGATACATTTACTCAAAAAGGACAAAAATATTTTAACAATGGAATAAGAGATAAAAGATTTATACCAGGAACTGAACCAGCAGGGTGGACCAAAGGTCGTCTTAAATGTAATGTTCCATCACCAGGAAAAGGATTAGTTTGGTATAATAATGGTGAGATTGATAAAAGATTTATACCAGGAACTGAACCAGCAGGGTGGACCAAAGGTCGATCAAAAGGTATAATGTCTGGCGCACTAAATCCATTTTATGGCAAAAAACATAGTCAAGAGTCAATCAATAAAATAAAAGAAAGTATTAGGAAACGTAAAAATGAAAATAGTTAGAAAAGAGATTATCAGTGATGATAGAAATTATTGGGATATTACTATTCCTGATAATCATAATTTTGTTCTTGAAAATGGCTCAGTAGTACATAATTGTGGATCAGGTGTTGGATTTTCTGTGGAACGTCAATATGTAAATCAATTACCAGAAGTTCCAGAAAAGATGTTTGATTCCGATACCACCATTGTTGTCAAGGATTCCAAGGAAGGATGGGCCAAGGCCCTGCGGCAACTTATAGCACTATTGTATTCAGGGGAGATTCCAAAATGGGATACATCACAGGTAAGGCCGGCTGGATCTCCACTTAAGACTTTTGGAGGTCGAGCCTCCGGTCCTGGACCATTGGAAGATTTATTCAGATTTGTCTGTAATGTGTTCCGTAACGCCAAAGGAAGGAAATTAACTTCCTTGGAATGCCATGATATTATGTGTAAGATAGGTGAGGTGGTAGTGGTAGGAGGCGTCCGGCGGTCGGCGATGATATCCCTCTCCAACCTTTCTGATGACAGGATGAGACATGCTAAAAGTGGTGCCTGGTGGGAAGCTAATGTGCAGAGGGCCCTATCTAATAACAGTGCCGTATACACAGAAAGACCGGATATAGGCATTTTCTTGCAAGAATGGCTTGCGCTATATGAGTCCAAATCCGGAGAACGTGGTATTTTCAACAGGGCGGCCAGTAAGAATATAATTAAAGCCAATGGCCGCCGTAATCCAGACCATGAATGGGGTACCAACCCGTCTTTGGCGAAAGGAACAAAAGTATTTACCACAGAAGGAATTTTTAGTATAGAGGAATTAGAAGGCCGTGATTTTTTCGTGAATACTCTGGATAAATCTGTGGCTCCGGCTAAGTGTTTTCTTTCGTCACCTTCGGCTAAACTTTATGAAATAGTTTTACCGGGAAACATTTCATATTTTGCCACGGCCCAACACAAATGGCCTGTTGTACGTTCAGGAAAAGAATTAAGGTTACAGACCACGGAATTGAAGCCGGGTGATTATATTCCTTCAAACCATAAGAAGGATGTGTTACCATTCGGTACATTAGGTTCATACGATGATGGGTTCATGATTGGATGGAATCTTTGTGATGGATGGATAAATGCAAAAACAAATGGTGCACCCGAAGTAAACTTAAGCGGAGAGACACTTAATAAACTGTTTGAAGAACACGGAGTATCACATAAATCAAATGGACTTCCTCTTTCTGTATGGAAAGAAGCCAGTGAAGAATTTAGAAAGGGTCTAGTGGACGGATTGATATCCTCAGATGGACATGTAAATACCGGAGGAGGAATAGATTTTGTGTCGGTACATGAAAAATTGGTCGATGATTTGGCCTCTTTACTTGGTTGTTATGGCATAAAGGTAAGTAAAAAAATTAGAAAAATATCAGAGGCCGATATTATCATTAAAGGCAAAACCGTGAAAAATGTTAGGCAGTCCTATTCCATTCATGTCAAAGATATTGAATCTAAAAAACACTTTTCAAATATTTTCAAATTATCGAGAAACGATAAACAAACCAGGTTAAATATAAATAAAAATCTTACACACAAACATACAAACATACAATCTTCCCACTGGAAGATTAAGGACATATTGGAAACAAATAGAACCGAACCGGTGTGGGATATTACAGTAAATCACGAGGATCATAGTTTTGAATTGGACCATTGTCAAACCGGAAACTGCTCCGAAATTATTCTCCGGCCCAATCAAATGTGTAACTTATCTGAGGTGGTGGTTCGAGCCAGAGATACAGGAGACGACCTTAAGAGGAAGGTCCGTCTGGCCACGGTTCTAGGTACATTGCAATCCACATTCACACATTTCCCCTATTTGAGAAAAATCTGGAAGAAAAATGTGGAAGAAGAAAGATTGTTAGGCGTATCACTCACCGGTATTTACGACCATCATATCCTTAACAACTATAAGGATAATAACTTAGGACCATTCTTGGCCGAGTTAAAACAAATTGCCATTGATACCAATAATCAGTTGGCCAAGGATATTGGTATAGAGCCATCGGTCGCTGTTACGGCTGTAAAACCCTCTGGTACCGTGTCACAATTAGTTGATAGTGCCTCTGGTATCCATCCTAGACATGACAACTATTATATACGAAGGGTAAGAAGTGACAATAAGGATCCACTTACACAGTTCCTTAAAGAGGCTGGAATTCCATTTGAACCAGATGTGACTAACCCTGATTTCACAACGGTATTCTCATTTCCTAAGAAGGCCCCTGATGGTGCGATAACACGAGAGTCAATATCCGCTATCGATCACCTAAAACTTTGGTTGGTATACCAGAAATACTGGTGTGAACATAAACCGAGTGTTACAGTAAACATTAGAGAAGATGAATGGTTCGATGTTGGTGCCTGGGTATGGAGAAATTTTGATTCCATTAGCGGTATCTCCTTCCTTCCTTATGATGGCGGCTCATATAGACAGGCTCCTTATGAGACCGTAACTAAGGAAAAATATGAGGAGATGTTGGAAAAGATGCCTACTCATATTGATTGGGATTCCTTGCAAGAAACTGTAGACGAAACCGAAGGCACCCAAATTCTGGCATGTGGTAGTGGAAATTGTGAGGTATAAATCATGTTATTCTTTATAATTAATGCATGTTTGGCCACAAATCCTATGGATTGTAGGGATTTCCCACTGAAAAATGAAAGCGCCTCTAACTTGGAGGAGTGCTTTATTGAAATACCAAACCTAATCAAAAAGTGGGAGGAGACACATCTTCCCACTTGGAAGATGAGGTCCTTACAATGTTCACTGTACGATGAAACTAAATCTTAACAAAAAAAGGAGTAAATGAAAGATGGTTACTGTTGCAAATATTGAAGATGAAGTGCTTGGAAAGAAAAAGCAACCGGATGATATCATAATATTAACACTTCTAAAGGAGGATCCTGTACAAGGTAGATTTAGAAGGTCGGCTATAGTGGGTGCACACACTAGCACCATTGAAGGAAAGGAAAATATTACCATTGTCTATTTAATGAATGGTATTATATTGGAGGTCAAGGAGTCTCCAGAATATATTTTAAGGTGATGAATGCCAAATAAACTAGAAGAAAAGCACCCTATACGAACACAATTGAAGAATGTGAATGGACGGGATCCTATCACTGCAATGTATGAAAAAATTAAGTCTCGTCCTTCACATGTTGAATTGGATTTACACTCCAAAATACAGGACATGATTGATAGTGTAGAAATGGAGGCCAAAATATTGTCCGCCAGAACTGGTCAACAATATTTGGGCATAGGAAAAAATACAGTAGTTGTTCCTGTGCAAAATCCAGATTTGCCGCCAATTATATTACCACCGAAAGAACAGGAACCGAGGTCCACAACAAAATTGGATTCTACTGTTCCTGACAGACCAACCAAAAAACCTAGAAAAACAAAAACAAAAATAACCAAAAAACCCAAATCTAATACAATGAAACAGGCTGTGAAGAGGAAAACCAAAAATGCATCCAAACAACATTCAAGAAAAAAGAGATAAAGTAAGTATTTTCTTGTTAACATTTTTCATAGTATTTTCTTTGTTGTATTTTATCGTGCCTTCTGATGATACGGATCAAAATGTAGGCGGTCCATTAAGTCTGCCACAATCTAAAATTACTGATACTGTAAATTTGTTGTCATATCCTTATCTTCCAAATAGGAATTTTACACCAGGCGATATAATGATAGAATCGACCAAGGAAAATATTTGTACTAGTGGATATTCGGCCTCTGTGAGAAATGTATCCAATTCCACTAAAAAACAAGTATTCGATTCTTATAACATAAAGGGTGAATTTGGCTCTTATGAGATAGATCATTTAATATCACTACAATTAGGCGGATCGAACAGTATAAAGAATCTATGGCCCCAGTCATATAAACTTCCTGATTGGCATGCCAGGAAAAAAGATGGACTTGAAAACAGACTACATTCTTTGGTTTGCAAGGGTGAAATTACACTGGAGGAAGCACAGAAGGCTATTTCCGAAAATTGGATTGAGGCCTATAAGAAATATATGAAAAAAGGACAATAACATGGATTTATTATTAGAGTTGATGCCTAAACACGATCGGATGATAACCCTATTATCCAAATATTCCCGTGCCTGGGATGCCAAATACCGGATGAATTATGTTGATAATGTAAAAAACTCCATATCTTCTATGGCCAAGCGCTATGAAAATGATACAGAACTTAAATTCAAGGATTTTGATTCAAAATTGTTTGATAATAGTAATATGGGTTTTGTTGGAATCATCGATGTGGATAGTCCGAAAGTACAGGAAGCAATATCTGAAGGTGCCATAAGGAATACAGAGGCCCAAATAAGAAACAATAATCTGTTACGAGACAGTTTAAAAGAACAACACCTTAGGATTTTTGGACGTGAGATAAAGGATTAAAATATGGGTTGGAATAGTGGTGGAAGACTAATGGACAGTATAATTGATTCCTTGTATAAACATGTGAAATGCCCCAAAGCAAGGATGGCAATTTATACTGATATCGTGGATGCTTTTGAGGATCATGATTGTGATGTGTTGGAAGAATGTACTGGAGTGGATCCTGTCTATGACGCATTTATAAAGGAACGGTATAAAGAATACGATGATTAAACCGGGTTTCTCGGTAACTTATTCTTTACTTTGTCACGGACATAATCCAAAAGTTTTTTGATTCGGTCGGAACTACTGGAATGCAAATACGAATTTTTATTGTTCCTTTTTCCAGATTGTAATGTCATTTTTGTTATGTGTGATAAATCGTTTTTTACCACTCTGGCCGCATTTACAAGTCCTCCTAATTCTGAGGCCGCGGCCAAACCGGCCCCCACTGCCGGATGCATAAGAAAACCAGCTCCAATAGCTCCATATGCACCAAGGGCATAACCAACCGTTTTACCTACCGAATTCTTAGGACTGGCAAAATAGTAGGCTTTGGTTGCTCTTTTGGCTAGTCTACTAATAGTTTCTGCTTTTCCTATGGCCGTGTGTAGATTTTCTTTGATATTCCAGTCTTTTTTGGCCTTCTTTTCCATGGTTTTCAGTCGGGTATAGTAGTCGGGAAACTCCGACACATGGTCATGAGCTATCTTATCGGCCACCAGATTGGCCTCTTTTGGTGGTAGGCCCTTGGTGTGTTCATGTTCTACCTTCCGGCCCATTCTGAGTTGTCTTTTCATATTTACGGACTTGACTACTTTTGAATCCTCAGATACCAAACGCCCCTTATTTTTAAGGTATTGTATGGCCACATTTCTCATGCCTTTGTTGTTTGGCCTTTTTGAATCTAAGCTGCGGCCGGCCGCACCAATAGCCACGATCAATCGTCTGGCTCTATCTGGAAGATTATTTTTCACAAGTGGTGTTATCATCTTGTTTTTTATTTTTCCGGCTATACCTTCTTCTGGCCGTGGTTGCCATTTCATCCGACTGTCTTCTCCAGTAATTCTTGCTAAATACTCCGTGTATTTATACGGAGAAATAAGTCATAATGTGGTTATATAATGGAAAAGAGTTTACCAAAGATATGATTGCCGATAATTTAGGATTCGTGTATGTTATTACTAACTTATCAAATGGTATGAAATATATTGGTCAGAAAAAATTTAGTTACAAGAAAACTCGACAAAAGAATAAGAAAAAAATTAAAGTGCTGGTTGCCAGCGATGATTGGAAGTCGTATTTTGGTAGCAATAAAGTATTAGCCGAGGATGTAAGAGTGCTCGGTGAAATTAATTTTAGACGTGAAATTCTTTATTTGTGTAAAACAAAGTCTGAGATGAATTATTGGGAGACATATGAGCAATTGGTTAACCATGCTATTCCACGCGATGATTATTACAATGATTGGTTTATGACCAGGATTGCCAAAAAACACCTAAAGGGAATAAATATAAATAGAATAAGTTGAAAATGAGGATTTATTAAATGAGATTTCTTGGCATACGTAATGGTCATGATGCTAATGTTACTTATACTAATGGTAAAGAAATTAAGTATATGAAATTGGAGAGAAATCTCCAAGTCAAACATTTTCTATATGATGGTACTAATACCGACAATGATGTTCCTGATATTATCATTCATGCGCGTAAAGTATTTGGAATACAAGATAGCGATATTGATGCTATATGCATCAATCCTTCCAATGACAGACATCAGGTTGTTGGATTTGATAGACCAGATGTATTATGGCAAGAGATTGACAAGTATAAGAATCCATTTTGGTCTGGATTCCACGGTCCTGTTTATGTAATAGATCATCATTATGCACATACATTATCCCTATGGCCGATGGTTGATCCTGAGAGTGTTAAATATAGTTTTGTTGTAGATGGTGAGGGGGATCATGTGCGACATACTTCCGTGTTTAAAGATGACGAACTTATTGAATTCTTAAGTTTACACACAGGAAGTATTCCTAAAGCACTAGAAAACTGGGCCGAACTTTCGGGAATGAAAGGTATGGCACTGGATTTCTCCGGTAAGATGATGGCTTTACAAGCCCTTCACAATATTCCTCCACATGTTTTGGAAAATTTGAGAAGCATGCTTGGATTATACGGATTTAATCAGATGTTGGAATTCGGTGATTTAATACAGAGACATCATGTGGAATATAGTTATCCGTTTAATAAATCGGCGTCTCCCATGGAGAATTTTCAAAAAGCGGCTAATATGTCACAGTTATTGCACCTGTTTGGTGAAGAAACACTCCCTAGATTTTTTGAAAAGCACATGAATAATGTAAATAGTGTCTGTTCTTATTCTGGTGGAGTAGCACAAAATACCTGTTTAAATTCAGTTATAAGAAAGAAAATACCCAACGTTATAATTCCACCACACTGTCCAGATGATGGAATTTCACTTGGCTGTGTAGAATTATTGCGGCGTATTTTTAAACAACCCAAATTCTATAAGCCTGGATTTCCATATTGGCAATCGGATGTTGCTCCAGAATATAGTCCATACAAAAGAACTATTGAAAAGACGGCTGAGTACCTGGCACAAGGTAAAATTGTAGGTTGGTACCAGGGACACGGAGAACTGGGTCCACGTGCTCTTGGTAACAGGTCCATACTCATGGATCCTTCTATCGTCAATGGAAAGGACATTATCAATTCCAAGGTTAAAAGGAGAGAACCCTACCGTCCATTTGGCGCCTCTGTGTTGAAAGAACATTCGGACAAGTACTTTGATTTTCCCCACGAGTCTCCGTATATGCTTTATGTTGCTAAATTTAAGTGCTCGGACTTTCCGGCAGTCACACACTTGGACGGAACATGTCGGCACCAAACAGTAGGCGATGGCCCAGAAACGGCTATATACCGTGACCTCATTACAAAGTTTAGTGAAAAAACTGGTATACCTATGGTGTTAAATACCAGTTTAAATGTGGATGGTAAGCCTATAGCAGCAAGTCCTGAAGATGCCAAGACACTTTTTGATTCGAGTGCACTAGACGTTCTGGTGGTTGGTGATAATATGATGGTAAAATAAATACACTAAAAAATATTACCGATAATGAAAAGAAACCTATCTAATAATTATGCAAAATGTAAGTTTGTTGGTTGACACGGCAGGTATAGTGTGACATGATGTGCATATGTTAATAAGTTAGACAAGTTTGGAGATGATGTTGTGACTGATTCAGTATTAACACGTTCAAATGGTTGGCTGTATAAATTGGGAGATTGTGTTCAGAAAAAGAGAGGTTCTTCTTGGAGAGGAACTGTGTGTGGGTTTTATTCCACTACACTTACTCCCTATGGCATAGCTGTGGAAAGTGCTTATGAACCAGGATCCGTACAAATTTATCCACAAGAGGCTCTGGACTTTTGGGATCCAGAAATGTATCAACTTTTTACAACTATTACAATATGTGAGTGAGGAGAATTAAAAAATGTCAAAATTAAACCAAATTATTGCTATTGAAAAGGGTGTTAAATCCAGAGTTTACGGCCAGTTAACAGAAATGAATAAAATCATTCAGAAGCCGGATTTATTTTCTGGTGTTACAAGAGTTTACAACCGTATCAATGAAGAAGGTGAGACGTTTCCTCCGGAAACCAAGAGAGTGCAGTATACAGTTCCAGATATCATAAAAACTGTCTCCAAGAACCTTACAGAGCTTATGGCAGTGACCGCGCGTAAGGATTGGACAAATTGTGAGGCCAAGTCCGATGTGGTTGTTGATGGTTTTCTCATTTTGTCGCAGGTTCCAGTGAGCTACCTTTTATTCTTGGAGAAATCTCTCACGGATATGAGGACGTTTATCGGAAACCTTCCTGTTCTTGATGGAAATGATGTCTGGAAGACAGATGCAAATTCTGGACTGTTCGTGTCCGATACCAGTCAGACACACAGAACAAAGAAGATACAGAAACCAATTGTTTTGTATCCTTCTACACCGGAACATCCAGCCCAGACCCAGTTAATTACCGAAGATGAAATTGTTGGTTATTGGCACTCGACAAAGACTTCTGGTGCTATAGCTAAAACTGAAAAAACCAAATTATTGGATAAAGTGGAAAAACTCCTTAATGCCATAAAAGAGGCCAGAGAAGCTGCCAATGGTGTCGATGAGGTTAAATCACCAAATGTTGGTGAGTTGGTGTTCAATTATCTGTTCACATAAAAGTTTAAAAAGGGTACAAGCTTAGACTTAGTGTAAAACTAAAATCGAGAGTGTGTAGGTTCAAATCCTACCTCCCCTACCAATACCACTGGTATTGTCGGTAGTATTGGTAGGGGAGTGCTGGAATGGTAGACAGAAATTCCCCTGGAATTATTCTCACATTAAATTTAGTCTATTCACCCTAAGCTTAGTATTCGTCACGTGTGGTCTATCTAAGTGACGATGACTAATAGAAAAATACATTGGTTCGAATCCAATTGCCTGCTCCAAAATACTTTACCGTTATGCAGGCATAGTTTAGTGGAAAAACGTTTACTATCAGCTTGATTATTGTCATTAAACGCCGAGACTACTTGCAATTCGTGACACCCGGGACCGGATCGCTTTGGATATAACGATCCGGTCCTTCTTATTTACAACCTATTGTTACCGCATGTTAATTTTGGTGGTTGACTTTTATGTTGCGATGCAATATAAATAACTCTACACAATTCTACAAACATACATCGAGACATGGAGGTGTAACAATGTAACATGAGGATAAAAAACCAAGCTGGCTATATACTTGTGGCTTCAAGTAAATCTTTTGGAGATAGGTTTGTTGTAGTAAAGGAGGATCAATCCTACTTACTGGAAAATAAGATGACCAAAGCAACTATACTGGAATCTTATAGGGAAGTAAAGGACCTAATGTCTCCTGGAAATCTTTGTAGTGATATTGAGAGTAGAGAAGATTGTAAGGTCCGTGTATGGAGAATTCAGATTACTCCACTATGATTTTATGGTGTTAGATGGAAGGTGAAACGGCAGGGTTGTCGTCACCGCCTGCTAAGCGTGTGGGTCCTTAACCGGATTGGCTTTCGAATAGTCCGCCTTCCGCCATCTAATTGAAAATATTGAGTTTTTAAAGGCTTGACAGGCGCATCGATCGGGCTTATATTGAAGAAACTGAAAAACAGATAGAACATGATGACAAGGAAAACACACATGACGGCTGTGAATAAGTTTGATCGCGGTACTGTTAAGTCCGTGATGTCGGACGTGGAGAAAAATCTGGCCGGCTTGTTGAAGTCGTATGGACTTTCGGCAACGTACCGGGCTCGATTTGATACCGAACGTTGTACGGTACGTATCGAATTGGTTCCGACCAATGTCGATAAGACTGGTAAGGTTATCGACCAGGTGTGCGTTGATTATGACAAGATGCAGCAAATGAGTGGCATTTTGCCGAAACGTGGAACTAAGCTCAATTATCTTGGCGAGGAATTCGAGATTTACGGCTATAAGATGAAGGCCCGTAAAATTCCTATCCTGGTTAGGAAGTTGGCCGATGGCCGCCTATACAAGATGTCTATCCATAATGTGGCCTCGGCACTGAATTCTATGGAGCTTATGAAGAAAGCCGCCAAGCGTTGACGTTCCCTGGGCTTGTGGTGATAACGGGAGCATTTCGGAATGGCATTCCGAAGGTCGGGGTTCGATTCCCCGCTTGTCCACCAGTATAAAAGGAATTTATTATGATCAGAGATATTGGTGAATTCGTTGTGGAGTCCGGGTTACTTCGGGCCACCGATCCGTGTTATAAAAGAGATACGACCGGCGCAGAGGTAATTCCTAATGTGCGAAGGGGCACATGGAAGGCCTTTTACGATACGGACAAAACTTGGTGGGGCAAGAGGGTCTTATCCCTTACGGTGATGCATGAGGCCTTGGCTGCAACCGAGGACTATCCTTATGAATTGCAAAAGGAAGGTTGGAAACAAATTGAGGAATCTTTAGGAGTTGACTCTGGTCAATTCGGATTTTTTGATGATTCCAAGTATCCAGTCTTGCCAGAAGAATTCGAATATGATAACCATAAAGGTTTTTACTTCACAGTATGTAATGCAACACACAATGAGACCGCGAAAGGAGATGAAGATTATTTTACCGGTGGTATCATCGGTGATTTTGGAGTTTCTTCCTCTACTGGGTTTGGTGACGGCTCGTATAAGGTTTTTACCAAAACGGTAGAAGGACTCGTGGTTGGTGCTACGGTTATTTTCATTTGGCAACAAGATAAGAGATGAAGGACAACACATGACGTCTATTAATGATTTTAATCCTGGTGATCGAATTGAAATTGTGAACTATTGCAACATTCAGTATACTACGGGGTTTCGAGGAGTAATCACTGACATTAGTGAAGATTATGTTTATGTAAAGATGGATCCTGAGGCTAGTGCCGTTTTCCTTAATTGTGAGAACGAGGACTATCTTTTTCTTCGGGCTGAAATCAAGAAAGTATAAATACTATTTTTCTCCAGGGTCTTCTAATTGGTAGGAAGCGTGCCTCTGAAGCATGAGAATGTTGGTTCGATTCCAACTCCTGGATCCAGGATCTGAATCTTATTAAGAGTTCAAAGCTGATAAATATACAGATATCCAATTATTCGGAGTCTGTATATGTCAATATGCATTAGATGTAATCAAGAAAAGAATGAATGTGAATTTAATTTTCGAAATAAGAAATTAGGTAAAAAATCGAAGACGTGTAAAAATTGTACAAAACAAGATAGTAAGCAACACTATCGATTAAATAAAGATTACTACTTTGAAAGAAATAAAACAAAACGAAAAAGAAATCAAGAATGGTTAAATGAATATAAGTCTACTTTAACCTGTGTTAAATGTGGACAAAACCATATAGCTACAATCGATTTTCATCATGCAGATTCAAGCTCTAAAGACTTTGATATTGGCAGTGCCCTAAATAAGGGGGTCTCGCGAAATACTATTTTGAAAGAAATAGAAAAGTGTATTGTTTTGTGTTCAAACTGTCACAGAATTTTACATTGGCGAAATACTATTTTGAAAGAAATAGAAAAGTGTATTGTTTTGTGTTCAAACTGTCACAGAATTTTACATTGGGAAGAAAGAAATATTGGAGAGTCTTCTAATGGTAGGAAGCCTGACTTTGAATCAGGAAGATGAAAGTTCGAATCTTTCCTCTCCATCCACTTTCCCCATCCATTTTCTAATATATGCTCGTGTAGCCCAAAGGTAGGAGGCAACAGATTCAAACCCTGTACAGTGTCGGTTCGAGTCCGACCGCGAGTACCAATGCCTACGTAGGCCAAAGGTAGAGTCAGGGGACTTAAAATCCTCACAGTGTCGGTTCGAGTCCGACCGTAGGTACCAAATAATGCTTGACGGGTGTGGGTGGTCCCAGCACGTCTGTCTGAAGAACAGAAGGTCCGGGTTCAATTCCAGGGTCAAGCACCATCTAACCACTTGAAACCAAAGAGAAAAAAGAGTGGTTGACATAGACAACAGGCTGGTATATATTGAAGAAACTGAAATGAAATATTGAGTGTCTAGAATTTGGTAACATTAATATTTCTTGAAGTTATTGTGTAAGCCGTCTTCCAATCGACGGCGATAAAAATCCACCTCGGTCCGGTAGAACCGGTTGTTTGACGCATCCCTGGTGGGGTCCTAAGGGGCTAGATTGGCAAATTTCCTTTCTCTTTTAATAGAGAAAAAGGTGGTCCAGATATTAATAATGTTTGTGCCACTTGAATAATACATATTGGTAACGTATATTAAGGAAATGAACTTCTTTAATAAAGTTTGGGGTCGTAAGGATAAAGGACAAAGCAATTTGTCCTAAAGTATCTGAAAGGATCGCCCCTCCGAATGTGGTTGTGTTCAGCAATAAAATAAAGATAGCTCAATGGTAGGGCATTCGTATATCAAACGAAAGAACCGGTTCGATTCCGGATCAAAAACACACAACCAGTATTATAGAAAATAGGATGTTTTCAGCAACTTAAACTGCTTATATGTTTGTATATGTAATAGCAAAAAGACACATCCTGAAAAAATGAATAGTATAAATAGTAATTCGAGTTAGGGTGGTGCTAATAAGGACAGCCTGGTGGCGTCGCCGCGCTGTAAACGCGGTCCTTAGGGCAAGAGGTTCGATTCCGTCCACCACCCACCATTATTTTTGGAATGATTTCAGCAAAAAAAAACACATAATTGTGTAATGTTGGTTCGAATCCAACTTTTCCATCCATAATCTGGAAAATAGACTAAAGGTTAGTCAACAAAAAAGTCATTCCGTATAAAACTGTGGATTACCAATCCACATAGAGTAGTATGGCGGTGCCGTCGGCAAGGTCACCTGGTAAGTGATTAGTTGCGGCGGGTTGAGTCTGCGTCTACTTTAAAAAAATGGTAGACTGAATCATAATAAATGAATACAAGAACAGGGATCGTTTCAGCAAACAAATAGACACTTGCATTGTAAAGCAAACCAAAGTCGAAAAAGCGATCCCGGTAGGTTAACGGTACCGGTGGTTTTTACCGGTACCGTATATTAATTATATTAATGTGTATCATTACCGCAATAAAACAATTAACAATCCGACGGTCCTTGGTGCAACTCCAAGACCCCACACCATAACTCCACGACATGGAGCGATACCACAACCCATGAATAGAAGGGATTACATGTATTCCGTGCCCGAGTGGTAGGGAACTAGTTTCGTGGAGTTATGATGTGGGGTTAGCTCAGTAGCAGAGCAACGGAAAGCAAAGAAAATATGATACAGTTTAATAGATTATTATTGCTCTGGGTTTAATACAGCAGCAAAAAATATTTGGTTCGATTCCAAAACCCTCCTCCAATGGGGGTTTCCGGGAAGGCCGGAGAAATAAAAATAAACCCGAAAAATTGAAAGGAATAATTATGTCCACATTTATGAATGCAGTTCGTTCCGAATCCAAGTTTGGCAAGACTTTCAATGGTGCTGACACACTTGTAACCACTGGTAACCCATGCCTTGACTTTTTTGGTGCTGCCGGTAATCGTGGTGTTTCACTTGGCCGTGAATTCGACCTAGCATATAACCATGACCCAAAGTTGGCATTCCGTATTGCTCTGTGGACACGAGATGTTCGCGGAGGTGCAGGTGAACGACAGACTTTCCGTAACCTTTTAAAGCACTTCGAGACCCATTACGAATCTTCGTTAATTCGTATGCTTCCGAAGATTCCAGAATTAGGTCGTTGGGATGACCTGTTGGTGTTCGAGTCTGATCGTGTGAAGTCAGAGGCTTTCAAACTTATCGCCGGGGCTTTACAAGCTGGTAATGGTTTGACGGCGAAGTGGATGCCGAGAAAGGGTGCCATGGCCGTGGAGCTCCGTCGTTACTTAGGTTTATCTCCAAAGGCCTATCGTAAGACTTTGGTCAATCTGACTAAGGTGGTCGAGTCCAATATGTGTGCTAATAAGTGGACCGAAATTGTGTTCGACCATGTTCCGTCTCTGGCCTCGGCCAGATATCAGAAGGCTTTTGGTCGTCATGCTCCATCGGAGTATGGACTGTACAAGGCCGGACTGGTAAAGGTGAAGGATGATGGTACAACCGAGCGCAAGATCAATGCTGGTGCTGTTTATCCATACGATGTTATAAAGTCTATCCGTGAGGGTGACCGTGAGGTGGCAACAGCGCAGTGGGATGCATTACCAAACTTCCTAGGTGATGATAAAATTCTACCGGTAGTTGATGTGTCAGGTTCTATGACAAGTTGGTCTTATTATGGCCAGCGCGACCACGTCAAGTCTAATATTGTACCTTTGGACATCTCTACGTCTATTGGTCTATATTGTGCTGATAAGCAAACCGGTCCGTTTGCTGGTGCGTTCATGTCTTTCTCGGATAAACCAAGAATTCAATTCTTGTCCGGTAATATCGTCAACAAGTACCTACAAATGTGTAGGGCAGATTGGGGTATGAATACCAATATCCAGTCCGCTTTTGACGAAATCTTGTCTTTGGCAAAGCGTAACAACGTCTCCAATGAGGATATGCCAAAGATCCTGTTGATACTTTCGGACATGGAATTTGATTCCTGTGTTAACGTTGGATCTTCTGGTTATAAGAGGGAGAGGGTCACCAACTTTGACGTGGCCAAGGCCAAGTTTGAAAGAGCTGGATATACCTTACCGAAGGTCGTATTCTGGTACCTCAACGGCCGGGCCGATAACAACCCTGTGTCGATGCATGAATCCGGTACTGCAATCATATCTGGATTCTCACCGTCCATCTTCAAGTCCATCTTGAAGTCCGATCTTGAGAATTACACACCGGAATCTGTAATGTTAGCAACACTTAACGTTCCGCGTTACGATGTTGAAGGTCTTACAGTTTAAAAAAGGATGTGCGGTGGCCCATAAACAGTGCAGGAAGAGCGTTCCGGGCAGGTTTATGGGCCACCAGATGGGGTTGATGGGATATGAAAAAGAATAAAGAGACTTCTGAATCTAAAATCATTATTTTTAAGGTAATGATTCCATCATGGATAGCATGGCCTCCTGGTAAAGTTATTATGAAGGTATGCTATTCTAGAGAATCAGCCGAGAGTTATATTAGTACGTATCCAAATCCTCTGTTATCTGCTCTAATGACAATAGAGGATGAGTATGTCTATGTGACGGAAAGCGATTAATCGTTAACTAGTTGAAATTATTAAAGATTTTCATGGTTGACCTGATCACAGAATCATATATTATCTAAATATGATGAATGAACAAATGGCGTGACACACGATGTCCTCTAAAAACACACGGTTAAAAAAGAGTTTCCCCAAGACTTATGGTGTTGGGGAAACAAAGGAAACTCCGTATGTTTCGGTATACGAACCTTCCTACAATAGGATGGTTGATCGTGGGTTGATGTTTCAACTCCTTTTGGACGAAAGGATTCTTTCGTCCAAGGATTTAGATGAGGCAAAGACCATTTTTTATTCTCTGTATGGTAGAGAATTCTTGGTATAATTCCAAGAATAACGTTGAGTGTATAACCTATGTAATCGATTAATAGATCAGGAGGGTCTAAAAAAATGACGTAGCCAGCTAAAATAAATATCTAATTGTATAGACTGTTTGTATGATAAACTTATGATAAAGTAGTATGTATGGGCCTGAACGACAATAACAAATAGGCGTTACGCAATGCGCTACAATGAAGAAGGAGGTAACGCTGGAATGCTCGTCAGCTTTTCCGTGTGTCTTTTAAGCTGGCAAGCACGCTGCCGATCAGGTGGCTGGCGAAAGTTGCCAATGCACTTGACGGAGGTTACTAAAAAAATGACGTAGCCAGCTAAAATAAATATCTAATTGTATAGACTGTTTGTATGATAAACTTATGATAAAGTAGTATGTATGGGCCTGAACGACAATAACAAATAGGCGTTACCATGTCGGGTTGTCAACTGAATCCTGGCATGTTTTACCACCACACAAGTCAACCTCTTATAATTACTAGAGAATTTTACTGGTTGACTTGTCTGATGGTAATGTTAATATGATTAAGACTCAACTGAGGCCAACTGAAGCTTGGAGATGATGGAAAATGAATAATCCATTTGATCATTCTGATATCATCGATAGTCGTGATGTGGTTGGCTATCTAGGTCATCTTAAGGATGAACTGGAAGACATGACGGGGGATAGTCTGGACCACCTTCAGCTTGATATCGATAAGTTGCAGGAATTTGTGAATACGTGCGAAAAATATTCTTCGGATTGGGAGTATGGTGTGTCAATCATTCCCGAGGCGAAGTGGGTTGATTATGTCAAAGATATGTTAATTGATATTGGATACATTCCCAAAGATATTCCAGGATTTATTGAGATCGACTGGGAGGCTACGGCCGAAAACATCAAGGTTGATTATGTCGATGTGGAATATGATGGTGAGAAATTCTTTTTGCTAAATATATAACTAAAAAATGGTGCTGTGGTGAACTGGTGAACACGTCGGTCTGTCTAATCGATATCGGAGGGTTCGATCCCCTTCAGCATCGCCAATTTTCTAATAGTATACGATCAGGGCCCGGATGGTTCTGTAAAAGACGGTAGAGAAACGGTGTTGTATACTATTATCATGCCTAGGTGGCCCAGCGGCGACGGCACCTCTCTTGTAAGGAGGAATTCAAACACCGGGGGTTCGAGTCCCTCTCTAGGCACCAATATTCCTTGGTACTCTAATGGTAAGAGACCGCGCTGTTAACGCGACGTATGCCCTAAAAAGCTATGCAGGTTCGAGTCCTGCCCAAGGAGCCATTAAACTAAAATTAAAGGAAGAATGATATGGAAGTGACGTCGAAAATTGTTGAGAAGACAAGCACCTCTTATAAGGACAATGAAAAGTGGTTTCTTGATCAGCCCAGAATGATGGAGGATCGTAACTCAAAGGAAATCGTCCTTATACAAGAGGTTAAGGTACCTGTGCCTCATTTTCGAGGTTTGGTTCTTTCTTCCAATTCATCGCTTAAGAGTCCTCCTGATTTTTTGTGGTATATGCCGGCAATTAATTCTGATGAGAGGAGTAGAAGTCTAGCTTGGATCCTTTCAAATTATAAGCCATTCTTTGGTTCAATTATATTGGAATCCACACCATAAATAATATATTATGCCGTGCGTAGCTTAAAGGTAAAGCATTTGTCTGTGGAACAAAGGAACCCGGATCGATACCAGGCCACGGTACCATCATGGAGAAAAACATGGATATTAAACCCGTTGATAGATGCGGAAGTTTTCGTATGGGAACACTTAACGGCGCTCTCACCGTGACTGATATCAATAATGTGCTTGGTTTTGAACCTAACATTGATGATGACCCATCGAAGGTAAAATATAGCTGGGGATTTGAGGCCGACGGTGTACATTGTGGAATTTGGGACTATAAAGGAGTACGATGGAGTACCTATGGACCTAAGGAAATATTTGAAAAGTTGTTTGGAGTTTGTAACATCAAATAAAAAAAGAAGTTGACAAGTAAGGACCGGTAGCGTACAGTCAGGCTAGTGCCGACACGGGGCTTTTAATCCCGCCGCAAGGGGAGCGTAACCTCACCGGTTCTCCATCACTACAGTTTATAACCATGATAAAAAAGGTGAAAGTAATGTCAAAGAAGATTAGTTATATTCCAGAAGACCTAAAGGCCAAGTTCCCGGACATTGTAAAAAAGGCCATTGAGGATGGTCTTCGATGTGAACCGGCCGATCGAAATAGGGCCGAAAAGGCTTTTCGTGAATTGTACACCGATATTAATTTGAATGCGACAGTTCCTATTGTCTGGGTGAATAGTCCAATTGTAGGTGCACTTGCAGCACCGATTTCTAGCACCCTTATCGATGTCTTTCATTCGCTTGGCTATAAGGAAACTTCTACAGAACTGTTGGAAGTGCTGGAGGATGTTACAAGGAACTTTTCGGAAACGGTAATTAAAGATTTTATCACATCCAAGAATGACACCAGAATTTCCCGAGAGGCGGAAGGTGAAATCGTCTCCACAATTGTTCGTACTGTGTTGGAGAATGTCAAGTCTCAACTTCCGGCCGGCAAGTCGAATAAAAATAAAAATGACATCAAAAAGAATTTGACAAACGGATTTAAGTCTGCCAAGAAAAGTGTTATTTGGTGGCATACATGGCGTGGTGGTCAGTTCTGGATTAATTGGCCAGCTTTCGTGGAAACCTGTTTGATGCTTGGCATCGATCAGTCTGAAAATCCAAAGGTGTGGAGATATATCAAAGCTGAGGGTGAAATTTGCAGGTCGGCCGGTTACTATTGGCCGAACAAGAATTTTATCATGGTATGTGAAAGACCACATGGCATCAAGAAAGATGACCAGGGTAGATTACATAGTGAAACTGGTCCGGCAATCGATTATGGTGACACCTTTAAGCTGTACTTCTGGCACGGTGTGAGTGTTCCTAAAAATTGGATTATGAATAAGTCATCCATAAATCCACAGGACGTTCTGCTCACATCGAATATCGAACAACGCCGGGCCGGCTGTGAAATTCTGGGTTGGAATAAAATCCTGGAACAACTGAATGCGGTTTGCATAAATAAGCATCCAGATCCAATGGTGGGCGAACTGTTGGAAGTCACGCTACCGGATGCAGGAAAAGAAAGGTTCTTGAAGGTACTTTGTGGTACAAATAGAGAATTTGCGCTTCCTGTGCCCAAAGAGGTTAATACTGCACTTGAGGCCCAGGCTTGGACCTGGGGACTGAATACTAAAGATTTTATTGTACCGGAGGTAAGAACATGAAAAAGAACTACGTGACATTTAATAAGGTATCGGCCCAGGGTGATGTTTTGTTCATCAAGGTTGACTCTATTCCTTCTGGTATGAAGGAAGTTTTACCTGAACATGGACAAATTGTTGTCACCCATAGTGAAACGGGCCATAACCACGTGATGGTATTGGACCGTCCAGAATATGAGGAGGATGACACACCAAACGTGCAAATGTTCACAGGTGATGATCCTTTGAATTCGTGGTTGAAGGTTAATAGGCCTACTACACTGGACCACCTGAGGTCGTATGATACCCATAAACCTATTATGTTCAGTGTCGGATTGTATGAAGTGAGACGACAGAGAGAGCATACTCCAGAGGGCTGGAGACAGGTTAGGGACTAAGAAAAACTGGCATTGATCTTGTCGTCTAGTGGCCAGGACGCGGCCCTCTCAAGGCCGAAACGGCGGTTCGAATCCGCTCAAGATTGCCATAGCTTCTGTAACTCAACAGGATAGAGTACCAGATTACGAATTTGGAAGCTGAGGGTTCGAGTCCTTCCAGAAGCACCACTCTTTGGAACTTGATAAAATGAAATACACGGGTGTTGATCCTACCGTTGGTCCCATAAACCTTAAGGTGTTGAGGGACCTTATAGAAGTTAGAGACCTCATTAGATCAGGACTTACAATGAGCGCCCTGACCATGTTGGAGAACAAACTGGATGAATATATGCCTAGCAAGGAATGGATAAAGCATGCTAGGTTTAAGGACCGTATGTAATTGTTACATAATTTCGTGTTGCCTTATAAACATCCACATGGTATAAATAATATACTGTCTTAAGGGAATATCGTCTAATTGGAATAGGACATCAGACTTTCAATCTGAAAAATGCCGGTTCGAGTCCGGTTATTCCTGCCATTATAATGAGGAAAAACGGAACAATGAAAGTTGATTTTTGGTGTAATACCGCTGGTGATGGTTTTTGGACAAGAGTCCGGAAGCCTGTTCACTGCATTAGACTTGCTGTTGATCCGTTAAACAGCAAGTTTGGTGAATTGCGGGTTTACTTCGATAAGAGTACCTGGATTAATCAGGAAAATGGTCTGATTTATACAGATGGCCTTTTTGAAAAAGAGTTGTGTGAGCAATTGACGAAACTTGGATTTGATACATCGGATGTAAGTTATTCTGAACAAGGAATGCAAGGATCGGATTATGTATCCTGTGATGTTGGATACAAGTTTCTTTCAACATGGAATTTAATGCCTTAATATCTACCTGAACAGCCTTAAAAATGAAAGGATGAAAAATCATGAATATGAAGATGTTGAGTTTGTCGGCCGCCCTTTGTGTGTCTACTCCAAGTTTTGCTGGGGACGTGCGCGACACCTTGGAAATGGGCGATAATGGTAACCAATATGCCCGGATGTATGGTCCTAATGGATACCAAATTTCTGGTGCATTGACCAAGACTGACAACGAAAAGACTGGTTATCATGTTGCCGGTTGTACTTATAAGGAAGGCGTGTGTGACCCCAATGCTATTTGGGTACTCAGGAAGTATGGTGCCAATGCCGGCCTTCCGTTTATGAATGCCTTTAATACCGGAAGTGGAGAATAACAATTAATGCTTCTATAGCTCAATGGTAGAGCACCCGGCCGATAACCGGAAGACGGAGGATCGTTACCTCCTAGAAGCACCATTTAATGCCCGATGAGCCAGCTAGTGACGGCACCTCGTTTACACCGAGACATGGCAGGGAGCATAACCTTGATCGGGTACCAATAACTTGGCAGATTGATAAGAGGGAAATTGCGCAAAAGGCCTCAACAGCCGGAAAAAGAGTACCCGCCAAGTTACTTTTATACCTTTATACCTTTATTCTCCCATTGCATAATGGTAGTGCACTACCGCGACATGGTAGAGGAGTCGGCTCGAATCCGGCTGGGAGAACCAGCATATTTGGAGAATTTGTAATAGTTGGTTGCTTGCGAATTGAAGTTTGTTTATTTATAAATAATATACACAAAAAAACACAATTCAAAGGATCACACATGAAGAAATTTTCCGAATTATTGGAAAAAACTAAACCGGTCAAACCTCGCGGCCGCGTTAGACAAGAAACTGTATACCACTATGAAGAATATAGTGAGCCGCACGCTAAAGCTGGTCTAGATCCGTGGATAAAGATTTCTACTCATTCTTCCTCCGCGGAGGCCGCTAAAAAGGGTCCAAGAAAGGCCGCGTCTATGAGAAAGGCGAATAACGACAAGTCCAGTTGGAACTTCACAGATCCAGGTCGCTCTGGTCCTCCGAAGACTCCTTATGGAGAGGTTATGTAAAGAACATGCTCCTGTAGCTCAATGGTTAGAGCCGTTCGCTCATAACGGATAGGTTGTGGGTTCAAATCCTACCGGGAGCACCAACTTTGGTCCTTTCCTCGAAAAAAAGAGATATTAGTTACTCAACCAGTTTCCTAGTATGACCAGAGAACGGAAACAGAGTTGTGAGAGAACAGTAAAACAATGCCCTGGTCGGTGTTGTAAATTCTGGTCCAATATGGTGTAATTTGGATAGCACACCTCCCATAAACATAAAGGAGGAGGACAAGTTCAAATCTTGACTGGTTTATCTCAACATTTTACATGCGAATGGAGGAATGTAGACTCGCCCGGGTTAGCCGGGAGGTTTGTTGGCGTTGTATTAAGTATCCTGAGAACCTAGGATAACTTTAGGATAGTATAAATGCAATGGACGATGGACATTACAGGTATCAAATCCTGTTTCGCATACCATTTAATGGGGTCTCAGTGGCCGTGGGCGGCGCGCCGCACTTGCAATGCGGAGGGAAGGGTTCGATCCCCTTAGGCTCCACCAATTTCAATAAAAACAAAAAGGATATCACGGTGATTGCTAGTAGACAGGTACAGGAGTTTCTGGGACAGGTTCCGGATGGCAAATGGGGTCCTAAGACACGAGAGGCCGCCAAAGATTTACTAGAATCACGAGGCGTTGATACCGATGGCTGGAACAATGCACGACTATCAGTCGGTGTCCAACAGGTCATGATGTCCAGTTTTTATAGTGGCCGCATAGATGGGTTTATGGGCCCAGTTTATTATAAGGCACTTGAAGAATTCCAAAATCAACAAGTAAGAGACTCCGGTAAAAGTTCAGAAGTAAATAACACAACAGATAACCAATGGCCTTTCCAAAAAGATGTTTATGAATTTTATGGTGATGTGGGTGAGAACCAGGTTATGTTAGAGTTGCCTTATCAGTGTAAGATTTCTTGGTCTCCAAAAATATTAGTAGAGCGGTTCTCTTTACACAAGAAAGTCGCTCCTAGTGCAAATAGAGTACTCAAGGCGGTCCTTAAACACTATGGCATCGATGAAATTAGGCGACTTGGTCTCGATCTTTGGTCTGGTAGCTTAAATGTTCGAAAGATGAGAGGTGGTAACTCATACAGCATGCACTCATGGGGAATAGCAATCGATTGGGATGCCGAGCATAATGAAATGAGATTGGATCACCGTAAAGCCAGATTTGCTCAACCGGAATATAACAAATGGTGGGAATTGTGGGAATCTGAGGGTTGGACGTCTCTCGGAAGAACTAGAGATTTTGATTGGATGCATGTACAGGCTGCCAACTTATAAAAAATATTCAGACCATTTACTGGGAGAACTACTGAGTTCCACTGAAGTGTGAGGCCTCGACCGTTTCCTCGACTGTTAGATCATGAGGTATAAGTGGATAACAATTTCGAATATTCGGCCGTTAACTTAGCCGTTAGCTCAGCCGTTTACTCGGCCGTTGACTCGGCTGTTTACTCGGCTGTTTACTCTACCGTTGACTCGGCCGTTAGCTCAGCCGTTTACTCAGCCGTTGACTCGGCCGTTGCCTCGGTCGTTGGCTCGGTCGTTCGCTCGGCCGCCGGTGCCTCCGTCGGCTCGGCTGTTGCCTTAACCGTTCGTTCGGCCGTTATCTCGGCCGTTAGATCATGAGGTATAAGTGGATAACAATTTCGAATATTCGGCCGTTAACTTAGCCGTTAGCTCAGCCGTTTACTCGGCCGTTGACTCGGCCGTTAGCTCAGCCGTTTACTCGGCCGTTGACTCGGCCGTTAGCTCAGCCGTTTACTCGGCCGTTGACTCGGCCGTTAGCTTGGCCGTTCGCTCGGCCGTTGACTCGGCCGTTAGCTTGGCCGTTCGCTCGGCCGTTGACTCGGCCGTTAGATCATGAGGTATAAGTGGATAACAATTTCAAATATTCGGCCGTTGACTCGGCCGTTAGCTCAGCCGTTTACTCGGCCGTTGGCTCGGCCCTTGACTCGGCCGTTGACTCGGCCGTTTACTCGGCCCTTGACTCGGCCGTTGACTCGGCCGTTTACTGGACCGTTCGCTCGGCCGTTTACTCGGCCGTTGACTCGGCCGTTAGCTTGGCCGTTCGCTCGGCCGTTGACTCGGCCGTTTTCTCATCCGTTTACCGGGCCCTCAATTCAGCCGTTGGCTCGGCCATTAACTCAGCCGTTAACTCGACTGTTAGATCATGAGGTATAGTGGATAACAATTTCAAATATTCGGCCGTTTGTTCAGACGTTTCCTCGGCCGTTTACGCAGCCGTTAACTCGGCCGTTAGCTCGGCCGTTGACTGGGACGTTGGCTCGGTCGTTCGTTCGACTGTTTACTCGGCCGTTAGCTCGGCCGTTTACTCGGCCGTTGGCTCAGCCGTTGGCTCAGCCGTTTACTCGACCGTTTCCTGGGCTGTTAGATAATGAGGTATAGTGGATAACAATTTCGAATATTCGGCCGTTTACTCGGTCGTTTACTGGACTATCGCCAAAGATATATCACCGGTGGGTGTAAGCCTTTACTCAAACATTTATTTGGTTGTCAACTAGATCGTTCAATCGGGTATTAAAATTTAAATCGAATAAGATGTGATTCATAATAAATAACTCCTGTAATTGAATATACATTCAGGAGATAACAATATGGGAAAAACCATACACAAACCAACCAATTTTGGTTGGTTAAGAGACCGTCCAGATTTTCGCGATCGTAAATATCATGAACACAAATTAGCAGCAGACAGAAAAAGAACACTACCAAAAATAGTCGATCACCGTGGTAAGAATATGCCTATCATTTTCGATCAAGGTGAAACTTCCTCTTGTACGGCACAGGCTATAAGTCCTTTATTACAATTTGGGCGTAGAATACACAAGATGCCTGACATGGCACCTTCAAGATTATTCATGTATTATAATACCCGAGTTATAGAGAATAGTGTGGAATTCGATAATGGAGCTGAAATCCGTGATGTGATTAAGACTCTTTCTAATGATGGTTATGTATCTGAAGATTCATGGCCATTCCAGGAAGAAAAGATATTCGAACAGCCTCCGCGTGCTCTATACAACGTGGCCTTGCGCAACAGAATTGCTGATTATTATCGTATCCACAATGAAAGGCTTGAAGATATTAAATCTTGCCTTGCCGCTGGCCACCTGGTAGTATTTGGTTTTAGCGTATATAGTTCTTTCTATGAGGCCGATTCTAATGGTGGTTATGTGCCTTATCCAAATGTGAATAATGATGAGTCCTTGGGTGGTCATGCTGTATTATTAGTCGGATATGATGATACTAAGAAAGTCTTTATTGTACGTAATTCTTGGGGACTTGAGAGTGGTGATAAAGGATACTATTATATGCAGTATAAACACATAAATAATCCAGAGTTATGTAATGATTTTTGGACTATCAGAACCGCTGATAGGGATCCAAAATCAAACTAGCACTAAAGAAAGGCAAAAAACAGGGTGAATTGATATGGCACGGAAAAAATTAGACTTAGAAGAAGTGAAATCTTTTATCGATAAGCAAAGCCCGGAATCCAAGGTTTACATTGGTTGTGATAGCCAAAGATATAAGAAGTATGGTGAATGGGTAGCCGATTATTGCCTCGTTGTCGTTGTGCATATAAATGGTAAGAATGGTTGTAAGATTTTTCATGAAATCACAACCGAAAAGGATTATGCTACAGGCCGTAAACCAAAGCCGAATTACCGATTGATGCAAGAATGTTACAAAGTGTCGGAAATGTATCTATCACTCTATGACGTTCTAATTAATCGGGAAGTCCAACTGCACCTGGATATCAATCCGAATCCGCGGTATGCCTCTAACGAGGTTGTACAACAGGCCATCGGTTATATCAAAGGTACATGTGACATTAGTCCGGAGATAAAACCGGCTGCTTGGGCTGCTACACATGCCGCTGACCACCTGTTGGCTGCCTAGTCATGTGGTTTATCAAACGAAGGGTGGTTACTGATATCGGGTGCCTGCACCTGCGGGCTCCCGTAGTCGTTCCTGATCAGTGTCCGTTGTGTGCTAAACGGGTGGGTCCAATAGGATACTTCCTGGATAAGTTATTTGGTGTAAGGCGCCACGGATGTGATATATCCAATGTGGAAACAATATAGTACTTAACAAATTGATATTTCTATGATTTTTGTTATTGACATACCAACCTTATGCTGGTATAGTTAACAATATGATGAAGATAGAGATGTGCAATGAAGTTATGGATAGATGATATTAGGACTCCACCGGATGGTTCTTGGCATTGGGCCAAAACTTCCCATGATGCACTTTTGGTGTTGAAAACGGGCATGGTTTCTATTATTTCCTTTGACCATGACCTCGGTGGTGAAGATACTTCTATGCCGGTAGCAATGGAAATAGAACGTTTGTCTCATGATGGTGTAAGGCCTCCTCAATGGAAGGTTCATTCTATGAACCCCGTTGATCGGCTTAATCTATTGGCAACACTTTATCAGGCAGATTGCTTGTATGAGGAGTTTAAACGTTCTAAATAGTTAAAAAACGGATCCGTCTAGCCTAGTGGCGAGGGCACCAGACTCTTAATCTGGTAGCGAAAGCTCACCGTCGGTTCGAGTCCGACCGGATCCTCCAATTCAGAAGGTAAACATGAGAGGAAGTCTCAGACAACTTTTTATTTCTTTACAGGAAGAAAATGCAAAATTACAGGCTGAACTAAAAAAAGAAAAACAACGTAGAATATTTCTTTCCACAAATTTGTTTGATGCTAAATATACCATCAAACAAATGAAGTTGTATATTAAAAAGAACCATAAGCTCAATTGGTGGCAGAAATTGGCCATCATTGGCAAGCTTCATAATATAGCCGCGGCTAGGAAAGGCAGGTAATCCGCCTGTTTCGGGAACAGGAGATCGTCGGTTCGAATCCGGCGCCGCGGACCATCTTAGAAGGAGAAAAAATAAAGACTATTCTAAACGTGGGATAATGGTAGTCCATCACGTTTGGGGCGTGAGAGGTGCGCGTTCGACTCGCGCGGTTTAGACCAAATTAACGGGATCGTGGCTAGAGTGATTATAGCGCAGTCTGCAAAACTGTTTTATGTGGGTTTGATTCCCACCGATCCCTCCATTGAGAAAAAAAGAGTCCGGGTGGACAAACGGCAAAGTCGCTTGCCTCAGAAGCAAGAGAATCTGAGGGTTCGAATCCCTCTCCGGACACCAAAATAAATGCCTACATAGTCCAACTGGTAGGAGACGTTCCTTTGAGGGGGGAAATAGTATGGGTTCAAATCCCATTGTAGGTACCAATTTTAGAAATAGTAGACTAAATTATGTTGGTGACGCCGATGCTGTATATTGATATGGTATTTCTTGTATTAATGGGTATTCTTGGACTGTGTTTTTGTGTGGGGATAGGACTAATTTTATACGAGATATTTTTCTAAATGTAAGGAATTAAGAAATGGTCAAAGAAACTCTAAGAATAGAGCGTTCCTTAGATGATAAATATAAGGATGTTTGTGTTCAATTAATAGAACTACAACAGATGTTTTTATATACGTGTCGTCAAATTGAAAATTCTATGAATCCGGAAGCCAATTTTGAATATTTCCTTAATCAAGATGGAAGAGATTGGTGGAGTATGCGAACTCCATCAATGAAGAATTCCACCTTTAAAGATTTTGTTCAGGATGAAAATTGGAATTCCTGAACATCCTGAACAAAAAATAATGGAAAAGTAACCGGACAGGCGCGCCGGCATCGCCTCGAAAGCGATTGGGTCCTTTGCGGGACTGGGGATCGAGACCACCACTTTTCCTCCATTCTTGTTTGTGGAGGGTAAACCGGGTGAGACCCGGGCACGCCTGGAAAGCGTTGCGGGCCTTCTAATTTGGCCTTCGTGGCGGGAACGATGCCCTCCGCCATCTCATTGAAAGACTTGACGAAAATTACTGGTTGACAGGGTAGCACAAATATATTACAGTAAAAAAACTAAGTGAATGAAAATACTATAATTTAGTCCTAATGCATGGAGAGTTTATTATGAACGCAGAAAACTTGGACACTGAAACCAACACCTCAACCAACGCAGAGACGGCTATGCCGTACGGCATGGATGGTATCCGCGCCTTGTTAGTTTTAATGATGCCGGTATCTCGGCCTTTCAGTTCTGCGTTTAAAAGGTTAGAGGCTGAGGGTAAATTAACCATCGATGAAGCAAAACGTGAATCTGTTTCACGGCAAGCCAGTGCGTATGACCTATTCAATGCCAGGGGTGCACTAAATGCTCTTTCTATACTTGAAAATGTTATAGATATACTAAAGACTAAAACATCGTCGCAAGAGGATTATATTACCACGCTCGAAGCTACCATTGGGGATATGAAGGCTCTTTCTGAACGTGATTTTGATATTCTTTCCGGTGAGTTGCAAGATGAATTACACAATTACACAGACTCTTTGTTAAAGAATGAGTCTAAATAAATAGAACATGGGCGTCGGCGCTGGTGCGCAGGAGAGATTTATAAACTCTTTAGCGGCAGATTACCGTTCACGGCAGGGTTCAAATCCCTGGACGCCTACCAATTTGCTCCTGTATTGGCCGCGCCTTCTAAGCGACTGGTGCATAATGGATAGATACAGGTTCGAGTCCTGTCAGGAGCGCCATATTGATTTTTAGTTATAGCGCTATATCGGCCATGTCTCCTAAACATGATACCGTAAGGGATCATGGGGGTTCGAGTCCCCCTAGCGCCGCCATTAGGAATATATAGTGCTGGTACTCACTGGCACATTATATAAATAACTAACATGGTTCCATAGCTCAACCGGATAGAGTATCTGGCTTCGAACCAGAGGGTTGCGGGTTCAAATCCTGCTGGAATCTCCATGCGGAATTAGTATAATAGCAGTACGGGAGTGTGCCACACTTCAAGCTCGGGGGCAGTACCCGGATTCCGTTCCATTGCTCTTGTGGTCCAATGGCTAAGATACCTCCTTGGTAAGGAGGAGACTCCGGATCGTAACCGGACTAGAGCTCCATTCTAAAAAAAGGATAATCACATGCAACAGATTGTCATTATGATCATTGCACTGGTGCCAGTTATAGCATCCGTGATTGGATTGGCTGCGGCTAGTAGTGTAATATGTTGTCGTCTGTTCACCTTCAAAAATTTGAGAGGTACATATTAATTAATGAAAAATCTTGAATTGCCGAATAATATATTTTGGAATTCCGTCATGGAATTCCAAAAAGTATTTAATTCAGATATTGGTGATTTTGACAGGCCGGACTTAAATAATCCTGAATTGATGGGATTAAGAGTCCGGCTTATTAATGAAGAACTATTGGAAGTAATTAAAGCTGGATTAAATGAAGGCCGGCCTGAATTGGTAAAAGAAATTTGTGATTTACTATACGTTCTTTATGGATTTGGAATTGCTTTTGGTATACCTTTAAGAGTATTGCCTAATAGCTTCACACACAATATGATATATTTTAGTGATGTTGGATTTTTTACCGACCTCCTTAATTGTAATGAAAATTTACATAAAGAAATACAGGACCAACAAATAAATGGAATACAAGATCCAGTTGCATTACGCCTTCCTTTAGAAACAATGATTCGTAAATGCTTTATTTACACAAATCAAGAACGGATTGATCTTGAAAAATGTTTCGCAGAAGTGCACAGGTCAAATATGTCCAAACTGGGCGAAGATGGCCGGCCTATCTATAGGGAAGATGGAAAAATACTCAAAGGCCCATTTTACACACCTTGTGATCTAAATCCGATACTCAATACGTGAGGAACATCAATTTCTCCTAAATAATACCATGATAATATCATAGGGAGAAATTGCATGCCGTTGTATCCGTTGCCATTTTTGGTGGTTTGCCTATACCAACAGACCATGATATGGTTAGTATTAAATCAGTTGTTATTTAATGCTAGGAAATAGAAATATGAAACCTCTGCATGGTGAATTCAAAATATTGCGGCGATGCCCGTGTTGTCAGGGTCGCTATAGCAAGCATAATTCTGGAAAAAGCAACTTTAACCACGGGAAAACAGCGGCTCGGCATCGTGTTAAACTGGCCCTGAAAAAAGAAGTCAGAGAAGAATTATAAAAAGAAGGAGTGACAAGAATGCATGAACGTAAAAATCGTCCCCGCAAAGGTCGCCGGAAAGTTGGAAGTTCAAAGAGAAAAGCCAGGAAATTAAAGTCTAAAAAGTAACTATATAGTGTCCATATAACAACAAGAAAAAGGGACTCCACATGTTTAATAAAATTTTGAATATATTAAGGTTTAATTCCAAACGACCACAGGTGAATTCGTGGGGTTACTATATTAACGGACCTGTAGTAGAAAAAATCTATAATTCCGAGTATGATTTAATAGTTACCGACACGGATGACAGTAATGGGGAGCCTTTTTCTAAGTCCGATGTGGATCATATGAAGGAAAGTCCTTCTGGTAAGAGGAAATTAATTATTGCATATATTTCTCTTGGAGAAGCCGAGGACTATCGATGGTATTGGAATAATAATTGGAAAAAGAACCAACCTAAGTGGCTTGGAAAATCTAATCCAGATTGGCCTGGTAATTATACCATCAAGGATTGGTGGCACCCAGACTGGCAAGATATAACAAAGGCTATATTGGACAGGGTATTATCCGCCGGATTTGATGGCATTTATATTGATAAAGTGGATGCTTACCAGGACCTAGGTGGTAGTGAAGAACTGAAATTTCTAATGTCCAAATATATCATAAGTGTTAGTGAATATGTAAAAAACAAAAACCCCAATTTCTTGGTAATTCCTCAAAATGCCGAGGAGATGGCTGAAATTCCAGAATACCTTGCGGCAGTTGATGGTATCGGAAAAGAAAACACCTTTTATGAGAATGATGGCACAAAGGTGTCTAAGGAAGACTCACAATATGCCATCGAAAACCTAAATCGTTTTACGAAAGAAAATAAACTTGTTCTTATGGTTGAATATGTCGGAGGAACCAAAAAACGTGCCGTTGAACGGAATATTAAAGAATTGGATTTGAAGTATGTTACTTATTATGGACCAGTGGCACTGAATAAATTGGTCTGATCAAACAAATTGATTTAAGGGACTTTTTCATCATGTGGCAAAATAATAAATTTTCAATTCCAAAACCGTTTATGGGTGTAGGAGCACGGATAAACGTAGAACGTGACCAGGATTTTGTGTGGATTAGAAAGGCAGAATTTATTGCCGGATATCAGGGAAATCTCTTTTTCAGGCGTATAGAATTGAAGAATTCACGGTCGGATGATGTAATTGAATTTTTGAATTCCTGTGAACCATATGGAAAAACCCTGGAAGCGTTCTCAGCAAATCACACCATCATGTACAACCCTGTAGTTTTTATTCATGTGTATATTGACGACAATGATCTGATAACCATTGAGATGAATGGTTCTAAAGAGATAATCGAACACATTGTAAAAAAACTAGATCAGGGTGGAATGGTACGTGATGCACTCATTACATGGGTGTATAACACGAATTCTTATGGTGGTTCAGAATATCCCATGGAATTGAACTCCGTTAAAAAGGTATATGATAGTCATCATCCGTACATAAAAGGGGGAATTGAAAATTTTATTGATCGATACCTGGCTTCAGAGTCTAATGTTCTTATTCTCATGGGTCCTCCTGGGGGAGGAAAGACCAGTTTCATCAAACACCTTATTTACACACGTAGGTTAAAGACCACAATTACATTTGATGAAAGTATGATCCTCAAGGATTCTTTTTTCATAAATTGGATGTTTAGTAACAATTCATCATTGCTTGTTATCGAAGATGCGGACGATTTCCTAAAATCACGGGAAAATGATAGCAACAGGGTGATGAGTAAACTTCTTAACGCATCCGACGGTTTGATTAAGGCGCCGAACAAAAAGATCATTTTTACCACAAATATCACACAACTTTCCAAATTTGATGATGCTATCATTCGTCCAGGAAGATGTTTTGATGTGGTAGATTTTCGAAATTTGACCTTTGATGAAGCCAATAAAGTTGTCGAGGATAATAATCTTCCTCCATTGGATAAAAAAACTAATTATTCACTTGGAAAAATTTTTAATCGAGATGATATATCGGCAACCAAAAATAAACTAGGAGTTTTTTAATGGAAGAAAAAAAGGACCAATCTCCATCTGGTTGGCAATGTCCTATTTGTAAAACTGTATATTCACCAGATGTGAAGGAATGCAAGAAGTGTTCTGTAACTGAAGGTAGTAGTAAAATTGACGTACAACTATTGATCGATTGACAGGAAGGACGGTTCGTTTACCGTACTCAAATTATGACTCTTAATGTAACATATTGCAGTGACCTGCATCTAGAATTCGGAACGCCCAGGATAAAAGGTGGTATTGGTTCTGGTGATGTTTTGGTTCTTGCAGGTGATATTACCCTGCCACATCGTCTTACACAGAATAAGACCGATGCATCTAGCAGAAAGGTACAGGCCAGGACCAAAAAGTTTATCGAGTCCACAAAAGGATATAACAAGGTATTGTTTGTTATGGGAAACCATGAGCATTATCACGGTTTATTCGGACAAACAAAAGAAATTATGCGCGGGTTTGTCAACCAATATGCTGATAATTGGGTAATATTAGATAATGATACCGTAAAAATCGGTGATATTACATTTGTTGGATCCACACTTTGGACTTCCTTTAATAATGAAAATCCACTGGCAATGTACCATGCAGAACGTAGCATGATGGATTATAATCTGATATTACTAAAGGATCCAATTGAGCTTACATACACAGAAAGGCACAACCATAGGTTGGCACATGCCCAGGCGTGTATTACACCACTTTTTACAGTAGGTGAGCACAGGTTTTCTTGGAATTATATCAAGATGGTAACTGGCGAAACTGGTAAAATGGTGGTAATTACACATCATCCAATTACACAATTTGCACTTAATAACAGTTACGGTCCAAGTATATTGGATGCGGCTTATTATACAGATTATGTAAATTGGTTGGTTGAAAAGAACAATATTACACATTGGATCTCGGGACATACACACAGTCCAATGGACGTCATTATTGGTAATACCAGATGTCTTAGTAACCCATTAGGATATCCTATGGAACCAATATATTCCAGGTTCGAACTAAAGAGATTTGAGGTATGAACATGTACATGTTATGGAAAGTTACACTAGAAGGTAACCCACTGCGCAATATCACGTTTAAAGAAACGGTGGGTTATTTTGAAACTGAAATGGAGGCCGATTGTCTATTAGATAAAAACCCCCAATTTGCCTATACTAAAGGGGAAAGATTTCCCGCACTAATAATGAAAAAGTGTCGTATCTCACCATTTGTGGACGAGGATCTTGCAAAGGTAATGGGAATTATTTTATGACACAAAAAACATTTTTTGTGAGTGATACACATTTTGGCTATGCGAACATCCTAAATTTTAAACAACAGGACGGCACACTTGTGCGTCCTGGATTTTCCTCTGTGGAAGATATGGATGAAACTATGATCTCCAACTGGAATTCGGTTGTATCTCCCATGGACAAGGTGTATCATCTTGGTGATGTATGTTTCAAGCAAGGTGTATTACATGCGGTAATGCCGAGACTGAATGGTCACAAAACTTTGTTGCTTGGTAATCATGATACACTAGATGTAAAAGTATACAGAAAATATTTTAAAGCCGTGTATTCCACAAGGTACATGGAAGAATTTCTGGGAAAGGAAACCAGGTTCATTTTGTCGCACTATCCACTACACGAATTCGAATTCCAATTTCGAAAAAATTCTGTGAATTTGCATGGTCATATACACGAGAAAGATGTTGGAGACCCCAGGTATATCAACCTTTCTGTAGAAAGAATCGGTTATAAACCGATTAGTGTGGAAGAGGTGTTTGAAAAATGGAGTCTGAAATGATTTCGGTATTTAGAATTATACCAGATGAATTAACTGTTAATTCAATAGCAGATGACGTTCTTCTAAAGAGGGCCGTGACCAATTGTAGGTCTCCTCGCAAAAACAAAAGGCAAAAACATCCTCGCTGGGTGCATGTGATGGATGTTTTTGCCTTGGGTAGCACATTTTCAACTCAATTGTGTTCTCGTTATGGATTGGATCCTGATGAATTAGTATGAGGTATATTATGACGGACTTGCAAAAAGAAATTATGGAAATGATAGGCAGAATACTCTCTGAAGAGGGTAATGAAACTTTAACTCCTATAAAAGCTGTATATCGTGCATTAGACCTATTTGATCCTCGTGGTTATAAAAAACGTGGAATCTTGACCAATGGAGACATACATCAATCTTTACGCAATTACATGAAAAGGAATAAATAATGTCGGTGAATATTGTTACATTTAATTTTGATGAATTCCTTAAAAGATTTCTAGTAAAGAATTCTGACAATGAAAAGTACTGGAACACTTTATCGAATTTGCGATTAAAGTTCAAAGACGGATCAACCAACGGATTTATTGACGAGATTAGAAACACCATAAAAGCTTCAGAAGGTACTATTTATTTTGCTGGTGGATTCTGGAGAAGAATTGTGGAAAATTCACCTTTAAAGAATGGTGATATTGATTTATTTTTTTCTGATGAAAAGACATTTAATGAAATGCGTGAACTTCTTCTATATAATAACTGGGAAGAAAATAGTGTAAAACCACATGCTTCAACTTTTACTAAGACCGAAAACCTACAAAAATTCGAAATTCAGTTAATATCCATTAATTATTATAACAGTATAACAGAATTATTTGATGATTTCGATTTCACCATTTCACAAATTGCATTAGATCCATATACAGGCCACATTGTCACAGGAGAATTCACTCTCCATGATATTGCCAAAAAAAGGTTAGTATTGCATAAGGTGAAATATGGAGTTGCCATTTTGAGACGACTTTTGAAATATGCATCATATGGATATTATCCTTGTAATGGTTGTTTGTCCGCCGTCGTGGACGGCATTCGCGCAATTCCAGATAATGACTTTTTGGTGTACAAACACACCTACGTTGACTGAAAAAAAATATATTTACAGGTGTTGAAAGGAAAACAACAATAAACATACATGCACAGTTCCAATACAGTACTACAGGTTCAAGATATCATAAATAATGCAGTTACCACAGCCAATGAATCGTGTTGTGGTAACTGTTTTTTTTATTACAACCCATTGAGTATTTGTCGTCTATTGGTAAATTCACAGGGAGAAAAGGCACTTGACAATAAGGGTAAAAATGGCTACCTTGTTGTAAAACCAGGTTGGTTGTGTGAACACTGGGAATCGTTCAAAAAAAAGGAGAAAAAAAAGAATGTTTAATGTTATATCTCGTCCAGGCTGTATCCGATGCGACCAATCCAAGGCCCTCTTACAAAGATACAAAATCTCCTTTAAGGAATTAATTATTGACAAGGACATTCCCAGAAATGACGTTCTCACAAAACATCCAAACATAAAAATGTTACCTATCATAGAAAAAGAATCTAAATATTTTGGTGGATATGAGGAATTGTTACTCTATATCAATAAAGAAATTCTACCATCCGCCAAATTATCATTGGCCTCTTAACAAGGATACTAGATTATGTATACAAAATATCAATTAGAATTGAAAGAATTGCTTTCTGAAAATATCGTGGAAGTAGAATTCAGAAAACAAAATGGTGAAATGAGAGTGATGCATTGCACATTAATGAAATCTCATTTGCCTCCAGTAACTAATACTAAAGACAGCACTCCACGGCGAACATCTCCTCATGTAACACAGGTTTGGGACTTGGAGAAAAATGCTTGGAGAAGTTTCAAAAATGACTCGGTGGAATCGTATAAGGTGGTGAGTAAATAATATGGATATTATTAATGGCGTAATTGAACGCAATGAATTAAATGCTAACTCGGCCGGTGGAAGTGAATTAATGACCGAAAGGTTGATAAATTCCTTGCCTCCAGAGATTTTATCGGATTTACATATTGTTGTTTCGAGATTAAGGAAACCACTGGAACCCGATAAGATTCGTGTTTATTGGGTGCATGATCTTCCCAATGATACGGAATCAGCACATCTTTCCGATGGTGGCTGGGCCAAATTTCACAAGATTGTATTTGTGTCGCACTGGCAACGAGATGCATATGTACAAACCTTTGGTATTCCGTGGTCAAAAACTGCCGTAATTTCGAATGGAATTTATCCCATAGATGTTAAAGTTGAAGACAAATTTAAGTTTAAACCCGGTGATCCTATTAAACTAATTTACCACACAACACCGCACCGAGGATTAAACATACTTATTCCAGTGGTAAAAAAACTAACAGAAAAATATCCAGAAATTAAACTCGACGTCTACTCTTCCTTTGGAATATACGGGTGGCATCAAAGGGATGAACAATACATGAATCTTTTTGATGAAATTAAGAGATCGGAAAATATGAATTATCATGGACATACAACCAATGATAATATTCGTGAAGAACTTAAAAAATCACACATATTTGCATATCCTTCAATTTGGGCAGAAACCTCATGTCTTTCTCTTATTGAGGCAATGTCAGCGGGAAATCTTTGTGTTCATTCAAATTATGCCGCGTTACCAGAAACTTCTGGTGGTTTAACACAAATGTATGACCTTCATGAGGATCTTTCAAAACATGCAGAAATACTATATCATAATATGGATATGATTATTCCTTTAATCAAGGAAAATAAAGTATTAGGTGCTGTACAAACAACAAAAACATATGCCGATTTGACACACGATTGGAATACACAAAAAATAAAGTGGATGCACCTGTTAAAACATCTAAAAGAAACTGTTTCCGATAGATCAATACCCGAAGGTTCCGATGGAGGAATGTTTGAGTATACTGTGATCTAGGGATAGTGTGTTGAATTCCTTGATAAATTTAGAGGTTGACACTGAGATATGGACCGACTACCATCTAAAAACTATGAAGATAAAAGCGATGGCAGTATCTAGAACCAACCCTGATCTCAAGGTGTATGGTTCGGAGCCTTCAAAGGATTGGGTCCATGGTTCGGATCCTGTCTCTGTTGTCAAGGCTCTCAACTGGTATTCTCACTTCTATGAACCCAAGGATGGGGTGAAGTGGGTAGTCCAGTACATGACGCAAACTGGTTACACAAAGGAGCAGGTCCAACTGTTCCAGAAGGACAAGGTTCCGATGTTTGTGTGTTCGGTTGCCCGAATGCTGACCAACGGAATCAAGTTGCCCACCACACTTGTCAAGTCGTTTAAATCCAAGCTGGCGGACTTGGTTGTTCCGGCACTTGTCGTCAAGGCCAAGGTAACCAAGCTTCAGGGGGTCACGCACCGTGAAAACCTGGTGATTGCCGACTTGGATGAGTATTTGGACCAGTTTTACGGTTCCAAATACAAGACCGGACCGGTAGTGGAAGACTATAAGTTGAGTTCTGGTGTCACCAAAGCCGACGTTGCGGCCGCCGTGGAGTATTATAAGCAACTTCATAAGGAGGTCCTGACCTCCAATGAGGGATACACGCGAGTCCGACCCAAGGAACGCAAGGCTTACGTGACTTATGTTGACCGTCTGGTGAAGCACCTGGAGACACTTGGAGGCTCGTCCGAGAGCATTCCAAAGAAGCCCCGGAAGCCCCGGAAGGTCAAAGTGAAGTCGGCCGGTCAACTTACCAAAAAGGTACAGTTTGAGGTCGCAAACCGCGACCTCAAAATTACCTCGGTCAGTCCGGAGAAGATTGTTGGTGCAACCGTAGTTTGGTTGTATAACACTCGTTATAAGAAACTGACTAAGCTACAGGCTGAGGTGTCTGGTGGACTGAGTGTAAAGGGTACCACCGTCATCGGGTTTGGTAAGGAGTCTGTTTGTAAGCGTCTCCGCAAACCTCACCTGGTCCTCGGTGCAATGGTGAAGTCTGGAAAGCGTGAGGAAAATAAAATTTGGCAATCCTTGCGTACCAAACCGGTTGTGGTAAATGGCCGGATGAACAAGAACACTATTATTCTAAAGGTAACAAAATAAAAAATGCCCAATAATAACGTAATTCCAATAAACAGGGGCAAACAAACAAATAGAATTAACAGGCCTCACAACCACAATGTATCGGAAGAAACTTCCGACACTGTGGTTAGTGGGGCACTTTCTTATTTACTTGAATCAATGTCGAAAATCGGTATTAATGTGGACACATTTAAATCGGACAAAGATATTGCCATGGTTGTATATTCTATAGAGAGTTTAATGTCCAAGAACACAAATAGGTATCATCCATTACATAAAGTAACAGAGGACCTTTTTACAGATAGAAACAATGAACTGATAATGGTATAATATGAAATTATTATTCGATACACACCAATTAATTATTTCCAGTGTGATTATGGAATCCCAAAAATACAAGGGTCCATACGGCAAAGACGGTATAGAAATAAAACCAGACCTAGTACGTCACATGGTATTATCTTCGATTCGCAAATATAAAAAGATGTTTAATCCAAAATTTCGTAAAGATGTGATTCTTTGTTTTGATGGTAAGAATTATTGGAGAAAAAAGAAGTTCCCCTTTTATAAGGCAGGAAGGAAAAAAGATCGAGACCAATCAATACTAGACTGGAAGACTGTCTATGAATGTATAAATACAATTAAGAATGAGTTTCAGGAATCAATGCCATACACCATAATGGAGTATGAGGGTGCTGAGGCCGATGACATTATAGCTACCGTGTGTAGGATATATGGTGGCACAAATGAGGAGATTACCATTATTTCTTCCGATAAAGATTTGTTACAATTGCAAAAATGGTCAAACATTCACCAATACTCACCATGGCACCAAAAACATTTGGTGACCGATAATCCTAATAAAACACTTATCGAACATGTTATATTTGGAGACCACAGTGATGGTATTCCCAATTGCTTAAGTCCTGACGACTGTCTGGCCTTGGGCAATAGACAGTCGGCCGTATCTAAAAAACGTTTAAATACCATAATGACTGGTTTAAGTTCCAAATTGCCCTCGTGGGCAGATAGGGGGTTCGCTCGGAATCGCCAATTAATAGATTTGGATTATATACCAGAAGAAATATCCTCTGGTATACGTAAAAAATTTCTTAATGAATATGAAAAGGAAAAAAATGTTTCCATTTACCGATACTTCCAAAAAAACCAACTTGTCAACCTCATGCAAGGAATTGCTGAGTTCTGAGGAGAATATTGAACGAATGGCTAGAACCCTTTTTGATATCAAATACGGCAATGAAAGACTGGATTGGAATCATTGGGGTTGGCTAGCACAAGATGCAAAAACATGGTGTATAGAAGTAACCAGAGCAATGGTAACTTCCTTACTCAGAGAAGATGAAAATATAAAAAAGGAATAAAAATATGAAATTAGGCATTTCAGAAATTTTGGATAAAGTGGAGAATGCGTATACAAAACAGGAAAAAATGGACATTCTAAAAAAGAATGAATCAAACGTCCTGATTTCTATATTGGCTTTAAATTTTGATCACACTGTCAAATGGAAACTTCCACCAGGGCCCACACCATATAAACCAAGTGATCAATTGGATTTACATGGACAACTGTACATGGAACACAGAAGGTTGTACCTGTTCATGGATAGTAAAGAGAACAGGCTCGGTGAAGAAACTGTACAAAGACTTTGGATCCAGTTGCTGGAGTCGTTGGATAAACGTGACGCAATTGTAATGGACGCAACGAAAAATCACGACTTGACATGTGTGTATAAAACTGTTACAAAGGAGTTGGTGAAAGATACCTTTGATTTAAACTTTCCCGAGGGAGAAAAAAAGGAAGAATCCACCACAAAGGAACAGCCAAAATCTGTTCCAAAGATCGTGGCAAAAAATAGCAAGTCTTCTAAAACCGGAAAAACTACTAAAACTAAGAAAACCGTTAACACCAAGAAAGGCAAAAGAGGATAATACTGTGTCAAAGAGCAAAAACCATAAGTGGTACTATGACGATTATGATCGTGGTCAAGAGGATCGTAAACACAAGGGTAAGGAACGTTCCAGGCGAGACCAAAAGAAAATGAAAAGTGCACTTAGGTCAAAAGACATCGATACTTTAACTGAAATGGATGATTAATGCCCACATACCAATTTGAAGACACTCGGAATGGAGAAATCCATTCCGAGTTTATGACGATTTCAAAAAAGGACGCTTACTTGCGTGAGCGTCCTTTTTTGCGTCAGGTATTCACAACCTTGAATATCATTGATCCAGTAACCGCAGGTAGAACTAAAACCGATAATGAATTTAATTCACTCTTAAAGGATATTAAGAAAAGAACCGGTGGTGATGGTATTAACACCAGATGATATTTACTGTACAGAAAATAACAGGAGAGGAGCACATATAGGCAATAAACAAAACAACAAACAACATAAAAATCCAGGGAGATATCGACCAGTGTCAAAAACAAAAAGAAAACTAGCGCGTGCAACAGTATACCCGGAGACAGAACCATTTGTAGTGAAACCAATTACACCTAAAACCATTAATCAACGACGTGTGTTTGTTGAATATGGTAAAGGAAAGAATATATTCTGTCATGGTATGCCAGGAACAGGAAAGACCTTTTTAGGTTTATATCTGGCCTTGAAAAGCATAGAAGACGGTTTGTATGAACAACTTATCATAGTTCGTAGTGCCGTTCCATCTCGAAATCAAGGATTCCTTCCTGGTGCTGCTCTTGGAGGAGATAAGGATAAAGTATTTGAATTGATTTACCCAGATATGGTACAAGAGTTTTATAACGTGTCTGGTGCATATGAAACACTGAAACGTCAAGGTAAAATTAAGTTCTCCACCACAAGTTATAATAGAGGATTGACCTGGAACAACGCGGTGATTTTGATTGATGAGGCCCAAAATTTCACTGACCGCGAATTACACACAACAATCACACGTCTAGGTCAAAATGTTAGGTTGTTCATTGCCGGTGATATTCACCAAACAGACCTCGATACCGAGAGTAAAAAATACTCCGAGAAAACGGGAATATCTGACTTTAGTAAAATTGTACGGGAGATGGAAGAATTCTCATTTATTGAGATGACGGCCGAAGATATAGTTCGCGGGCCTTTCCTTAAACAATACATTCTTGCTAGACACCGTTTGGAAGAACAAGGAGAAATTCACGCGGTGTGAGAAAATAGTAAGGTTGCGATGTGTTTGAATATAAATTATTACCAGAAGTGAAATTACCAAAATTGGAAGGAACCGAGGGCCGGTTGTACCAACTGCCTGATGGTCAGTGGGTTCCTTCGGTAACCACACTACTTTCCGGGCTTCCTAATCCAACACTGGAAGCCTGGAAAGAAAGAGTGGGTACAGAGAAAGCGATCGAGGAAAAGAATAAAGGTTCTGCCAGGGGTGAGTTATTGCATAATGCATGTGAACACTATCTCCGTTATGGAAATTTACCCGATCACACACCGATGTATACGAAATACTCTTTTCGTACTATACGCAAATTGTTAGATGAAAATGTATCTAATATATATGGAATTGAACAAACACTATACTCAAAAAGACTTCATGTTGCCGGCAAAAGTGATTTGATTGCCGATTGGAAGAACAAGACTTCAATAGTCGATTTTAAAGGTAGTAATTGGCCAAAAGCACCAGAAGACATTTTGGCCTATTGGCTGCAAGTAACACTTTATTCGTTAATGCTACAGGAGCTTTTTGGATTGAAAGCGGAAAAACTTGTAATCATTATGTCGGTTGACCTGGATAAAATGGTCAAACCACTAGTTTGGGAGAAAGATAGAACAGAATTTTTACCACAATTACAGGAGTTTATGTTAAGTGAGACTAACTATTTACGGAAAACCAAAATACGTGGAGAAGAAAGAAATAAGGGATGCGGTTAATTTCTGGTTACCTTTTCTTTTATCAAAAAGAATAATTGATAAATTGGATATCAAAATATTTAACAGACAAAAGCTGGATGTGAGGGGTAGTGCAGTTTCAGATGATGATAAAGAGGTACATCCTAGAAAATTTACCATTGAGTTGCGGGCTAATATGCGTCGTAGTGATTTATTATCAACATTAGCCCATGAACTAGTCCACATAAAACAATTCGCAAAAAACCAGAATACAATGTATAACACACCTGTGGTTATGAGAAAAGATTTATCAGATCATTATTGGTTTTCTCCCGCTGAAATTGAGGCCTACGGTATGGAAGTAGGACTTTACTTTAAGTATACCCAGAAGGTAACCATTGAGAGTGAGAGCCGGCATCGCGGCCGCCGGATGAAACGGCAGAAGACTGAAATCCTTGAAAAAAACTCTAGTTGACATTGAATATCGTATATTGTAAGGTTTTAGAAGTTAAATCCTAGTTGAACTCCATGGAGAGATATCATGTACACTGTATACTTCCAAACAGAAGTCGAGTCCGGAGGAGAGTATCTGACTGCAACTTATAATGAGAACTTTTTTATGCACCATCTTCGTATTTGGGAAAATTACGGAAATCTTGAACCAAACCTGTCTTATATGTTGGTTCCCGGCACTTTTAATTTGGATTGATATGATTATCAGTCATATGAGTGTCTAGTGGTGGAACAATCGTTATCAACGACGTGACACTCCAGGAGACCTAAGTGGATAACAATTACAGAAATTCGGCCGTTGACTCAGCCGTTCACTCGGCCGTTTACTCGGCCGTTTCCTCGGCCGTTGACTGGACCGTTTACTCGGCCGTTGACTCGGCCGTTTACTCGGCCGTTGACTCGGCCGTTTACTTGGCCGTTGCCTCGGTCATTGACTCGGCCGTTAACTCGGCCGTTGCCTCGGCCGTTGACTTGGCCGTTGAATCTGTCGTTTACTCAGGAGAACTAAGTGGATAAAAATTATAAAAATTCAGACGTTAACTCGGCCGTTGGCTCGGCCGTTTACTCAGCCGTTGGCTCGGCCGTTTGTTCAGCCGTTCACTCGGCCGTTGGCTCAGCCGTTTACTGTGACGTTCACTCGGCCGTTGGCTCGGCCGTTGGCTCGGCCGTTAGCTCGGCCGTTTACTTGGCCGTTGAATCTGTCGTTTACTCAGGAGACCTAAGTGGATAATAATTACAAAAATTCAACCGTTGGCTCGGCTGTTGGCTCGGCCGTTGACTCGGCCGTTGAGTTGACCGTTTACTCGGCCGTTGACTCGGCCGTTTACTGGGCTGTTGACCCGGCCGTGGCCTCAACCGTTTACTCGGCCGTTTACTGGACCGTTCACTCGGCCGTTGGCTCGGCCGTTAGCTCGGCCGTTAGCTCAGTCGTTGACTCAGGAGACCTAAGTGGATAATAATTACAAAAATTCAGTCGTTGATTCGGCCGTTAGCTCGGCCGTTTACTGGGATATTGACTCGGTGGACATGAATGGATGACATTTATCAAAATTCAACCGTTGGCTTAGCCGTTCTCTTAGCCGTTACCTCAACCGTTAACTCTGTCATTCACTCAGCCGTTGACCCAGCCGTTGACTCGGCCGTTTTCTCATCCGTTTACCGGGCCCTCAATTCAGCCGTTGACTCGGCCGTTTACTTGGCCGTTGAATCCGTCGTTTACTCAGGAGACCTAAGTGAATAATAATTACAAAAATTCAGTCGTTGATTCGGCCGTTTACTGGACCGTTCACTCGGCCGTTGCCTCGGCCGTTGACTCGGCCGTTTACTGGGACGTTTACTCGGCCGTTTTCTCATCCGTTTACCGGGCCCTCAATTCAGCCGTTGGCTCGGCCATTAACTCAGCCGTTAACTCAGTCGTTGACCCAGGAGAACTAGGTGAATAAAAATTATAAAAATTCAGTCGTTTTCTTATACGTTCACTCGACCGTTGACTCGGCCGTTAACTTAGCCGTTAGCTCAGCCGTTTACTCGGCCGTTGACTCGGCTGTTTACTCGGCCGTTGGCTCGGCCGTTGGCCCGGCCATCCTGGCGGCCGTTCATGCGGTCGTTCATTCGGTTGTGCACGACATAATAAAGACAAGTGTAACACAGACATAATACCCTGGCTGCACCCCGTTGTAATTCTTATAACTTATTGTTATCCTTGAAGAATAATAGAGGTTGCCATCCGTGATGGAACCTCTATTATTATACATAAATTATGAAGCGAAAGAAAGAACCAAAACGATGAAGATTGTTCGTAAATCGCCGTTTACTGGTAAAATGCATCAATTGGAAATTGATGTCACGCAGGAACAGCTTGATTCCTGGCGGGCTGGTGAGCTAATTCAAAACGCAATGCCCAATCTTTCACCAGAAGACCGTGAATTCATCATGACAGGCATCACACCTGAAGAATGGAATGAACTGTTTGGTGAATAAAATTGGTACTAAATAAGTTAATGTGACAGATAACACAAGCAAACAAAAAAGGACACCACAACATGGGAATGTATAGGGTTGTATACAAAGAAGAAACCCCTAATATAACTGTAGAACGGACTGTATTAAGGTCCGCTGTCCTGGAGGATTGCTTTCGACTGATCGCAAACCATCTCAATTCCCATGTACCCCAGTTCCGTAAGCTGGCTGAACACTATGTAATATTGGACCAGAACGACACGGAAGTTTCCGAGGCGGCTTAACACGTTGTTATCCTTGAAGAATAATAGAGGTTGCCATCCGTGATGGAACCTCTATTATTCAACTTAAGTTAAGAACTGAAAGAAAACAGTTATGTCTCCTGCTATAATTTTTATATTAATTGGTCTTGTAATCGCACTGGTAGGTGTGGTTGGTGGCCAATTATGTAAAAAGTACCCCCCTGAAAATGACAATTACTGATCATTGACAACAATACAACCCAAAGGACACCCATATCATGTCACACAATCTTGAGATCGTAGACGGTAAGGCACGTATGGCATACACAAAACGTACAGAGGCCGACGTGCCTTGGCACGGACTAGGAGAACCGGTTGATCCAGGCATGTCTCCTTTAGAGATGCTGGAAGTTTCCGGAAACAATTTTTCACTGGTAAAGGTGCCGTTATACGGCATTTACAAGGACAAACTTATCGAAGCGGACAGACAGGCGCTCATTCGGGCCGAGGACTCTAAGGTCCTCACCGTAATCTCGAATGACTGGGAGCCTGTGCCTAATATCGAGGCGGCCGAATTTTTCCACGAATGGACCGATGTTGGTGACATGGAGATGGATACCATGGGCTCCTTGCAGGAAGGTCGTATTTTCTGGGCCCTCGCCAAAACATCGGAGGCGTTCGAGGTGTTCAAGGATGACCCAGTGCGAGGATACATGCTTCTTGTGTCTCCCCACATCTATGGCCGAAGTTTGGTGGCAAAGCACACTGGTATCCGGGTTGTGTGTAACAACACACTCGACCTTGCTCTGAGTAAAAAGAGCAAGCATGAACTCCGGCTCGACCATCGCGCCAAATTCAACCAGGAAGAGGTGAAAAAGGCCCTCAATATCAATCGGGCCCAGATGGCCAAATTCAAGGAGATGGCCGAGGTTTTGGCCAAACACCGATACAAGAAAAGCCAGTTGGTTGACTATTTCAAGGATGTTCTCGGCACAAAGGGTGAGGATGGTGAAGAAATGTCTCGCCGGGCTCAGACCGCTTTCGATATCATGGAAACCCAGCCTGGTGCTGATAAAGGACGAGGCACCTGGTGGCAGCCTGTGAATGCTGTTACCTATGCCATTGATCATAAGCTAGGTCGTTCTGCCGATACCCGACTCAATAGTGCTTGGTTTGGTGTCAATCGCGGCCGTAAGATTGTAGCACTGGAGAAGGCACTGGAATACGCCATGGCGGCCTAAAATACCAAATAAAATAACACACAAGAGGAAGGAATGCTCATTCCTTCCTCTTTTTTTAAGTTCCAGATTAAGGCATAATCAAATGACAGAACCAAAAACCTCAACGGTGGCCGAGCCCCTTGAATCTAGTATTTTTGTTCTAATACAATCAGAATTAAAAAAACAAATAAGTGTAAACGACTATTATTTTCTCAAAAATAATACACTACATCCCATTGACAGTGTGGTAAGCAACGATCCATATTGGTCGGTATACAATGAGTTATATAAAGAGTTGTGTGGTGTGTGGTGAGTATACCTAGACCAATGGAAATTAAAAGAAAGGAAAAATATGAACAACAAATTCAATAATTATGATCTTGTCGCACACTTATACAGACAAAGAGCGTTTTCAAGGTCTACATTTGGTCCTGGAGATAGGAAGGTCGGAATTATCGACCACATTAGTAAAGAACTGAATGAAGTTTTAACCGCAAAGAATGAGCACGAAACACTGGAAGAGTGGGTTGATATCATATTGCTGGCACTTGATGGTGCGTGGCGTTTAGGATATACACCAGAAGAAATTGCTATGGCAATTGAGTCAAAACAATCTATTAATGAACATAGAAATTGGCCGGACTGGAGAACACAAAATAAAGATGCGGCAATAACACATGTTTAATACATCCACATTCACATTTTTGTGGGTACACCTGGCATTCATTATTTTTGCCTGCACACTTACTGTTATCTGGATTATATATCTAGTAGGAGACGACGACTAAATATCATTGTAAGAACTAGAAACTATAGAAAGGAAATAATATTGCTTAATACACGTACAATAATTTTATCTGTCTTGATTTCCGTTGGTTATATGTTTTTAACATTAACATCGGCCGAAGCTAGAAGGTATTATGGAGAATACAATGGATCGAGAGTTTCCATAGTAGCCAACGGGAATAATTCAAGACCAGGCAAATGGTGTGGTTGGTACATGCGTCAACTATATGGCGGCGGACCCGAATACAACCTTGCCCGTAACTGGAAGAATAGAGGAAGCAAAACACACGGGCCTCATGTGGGAGCTATTGTTGTTTGGCCACACCATGTTGGAGTAATTACCGGTAGAGCTTCCAATGGACAATGGATCGTAAAATCTGGCAACGATGGTGGCCGAGTAAGAGAGAGGGCCCGGTCCGTGTCCGGTGCCATAGCTTTTCGGATAGTGTAAACAATGTTTGAATGGTTGTACTCTCTGTACCATAAAATAACACAACTTGTTCCAAAAATTAAGTTGCCGTATAATGATACGACATTTTCGGTTGAACAAAAAGAAACATTGATCAAACATTTATCATCCGGATATTATATAATTTTGGTAACAGAGAGACAACGTTTAAGCTCCTTCCTTATTTCATTGATGACTATATTTTTAACAGGAAAATGGGGAGATTATACACATGTCTTGATGAATTGTGATAAATTTACGTCACCGGACGATTACAACAAATTTAAATTCGTTGAAGCAACGGCTACCGGCGTTCATTATTCTACATTCGATCAAGTTTTTGCCGGTGCTTCCAAGGTATGTTTATTGACGCCCAAAAAAGTAACAAACAAGGACTGGACGGAAATTATAGATCAATTGTTGGAATTTCCAGGCCGACCATATGACGATTTATTTGACCTAATAGATAGCAATAAACTTTCCTGTGTGGAAGTTGTATTGGACAGTCTAAAAAGGTTAGAGGATTTCACACTTGACTTCCATGAACTGGAGACTATGATTAATTCTAGAGGCAACTTGGTTCCCCAAATGTTTAGAATGTGTCCGGACTTCGATGTTGTAATGGAATTTGATGCTGTGGAGTGCAATGATGCTTGGAATATTACCAAATACCTATAAGAAATCTTCCAGATGTAAGACTATTTTGGAATTGGTAAATTTCAAAATGAGTAAACATGTTTCAAAGCAGATTGATAGTAAAACATTATACTTATTTGATATTCATGATCAGTTACGAGAAATTGACTTACATATAAGGCCAGCACACAATGAAATCTCACGTGAAATAACACAGATATATAATAATTTGGTCAAATATGGTAAAAGATGATGTCGGACAACTCAGTAAACAATCTGATATTTTATTTAGTTTGGACTATGACGTAAAAATATGGGACTGTTTTAACACAAAAATGGACAATAATGTAATTTCTCAACTACATATAGATGTATTACAAACGATGAGGTTACTAAATTCAAAATCAAATCCAACATTAAATGACATGATACTACGTTCTATAAGGGATATATTCGAATTTAAACAGAAAAGTTAAACAGAAAAGTTAAACAGAAAAGGATTGTGCAACATGTTTTTAAAATTGGTCGCCACGGTATGCCTGGTATTCAATGAAGGAGAATGTAAAAAGGTTGAATTTTCTTATGAATCTCAGTCAGACAACGTGACACCACAACAATGTATGATGATAGGACAGGTAACACTGTCTAAATGGAGAGAAAATAATCCTCTATGGAAGGTAAATAAATTCAATTGTAACCCTCATAAATTTGAAACATTTTAGGTCACCATTAACAATGAAACAATACAAAAATATGTTATTTAATATAATGTCGCGTGGAACCGAAAAAACGGACAGAACTGGAACTGGTACTTATAGTATTTTTGGCTACCAAAACAGATATAATTTACAAGACGGGTTTCCACTACTTACGACCAAAAAGGTGCATCTAAAGTCTATTATTCATGAGTTATTGTGGTTTCTTCAAGGCAATACAAATATAAAGTACCTTACCGATAATGGTGTTACTATTTGGAATGAATGGGCCAATGAGGATGGTAATTTGGGTCCTGTTTATGGTAAACAGTGGCGATCATGGTCTGCATTTTATCCACAATTTGGTACCAGAGAAGACTTATACCGTAAAGAGTCCATTGATCAGATCAATAAGGTAATTAATCAAATAAAAACCGATCCTAATAGCCGTCGATTGGTCGTGACGGCCTGGAATCCGGCCGAGGTAGACCAAATGGCTTTGGCTCCCTGTCACTGTCTATTCCAATTCAATGTTAGGGATGGTAAATATCTGGATTGCCAGTTATATCAAAGATCCGCAGATGCATTCCTTGGTGTTCCTTTTAATATTGCATCCTATGCTTTACTGATTATGATGGTATCCCAGGTGACAGGATTGAAGCCTGGAGACTTTATACACACATTCGGCGATTTACATATTTACAAAAATCATGTCGAACAAGTGAACGAAATATTAGGAAGAGAACCACGTGCTCTTCCTAAAATGAAATTAAATCCGGACATTACACATATTGATGACTTCCGTTATAAAGATTTTGAATTAAGGGAATATAATCCATGGCCAATGATTTCGGCTCCAATAGCGAAATGACAATTCCAACCAAATCAACCGAAAAATATTGTGTCAATTGTCGGTGGTATGTTGTCGTTGGACAATATAATAGTAAAACAAAAAAATCTGAAGATCAAATTTGTTGTAGACCACTACCAAATGATCTGGTAACAGGAAATAGCATTCCTGTCAGGACAAGAAAATGTTCTAGTGAGAGGTATGGAACTTTTTGGTCAAATTATATTTATATTGGATCTGGTCATGAGAGGTGCGGACAAAGTGGTAGCTACTATGAGCCAAAAGAGTAAAGGATTGAATCCTTTAAGGATTTTATAGGTTGCCTCGGAGGACTGGTTCTATTATTATAATCCTTAATGAATGAAACAGGACACATGGTTGAAAATATGACCAAGACGAACCAAAAGACGTTCCCCCACTGTAATTATGCTCCTTCACGGTATGCATCACGTATTAAGTGGGGCCAACGTGGTAGTTCCAGCACTGCGACCGGCATCTCGGAGATGTCAGACCTTATACTAGAGCCTGGTGGTAGTATCCACCAGATCGATGGGTTTGTCAAACTGTATAATGACGCCGAGGACGTTGGGTTGATCCTATTCAATCCGGCCACGCGGGAGACCACGTGGTGGTATGTGAGCCACACCGAGAAGGACCCGGAAGGTGATATTCGTTGGTGGAACCTATTGCCTACCAAGGAGACGATAAAAGTTTCTCCTAAAACCTCTAAGTATAAGCTCACAATCTTCAATGATTAATGGGTGATCCAAAATGAATAAGTATGGATTTGACTCAATGGCCAAGATGGCCATTGAGTTTTACGATAAAATTTCCCGTGGTACCGGAAGGACGACACGCCTGGTTGATATTGTGGGTGATGATGATATTATTGTATGTGCTACCACCCAAGATCAAAGGGAATTGGAGGCCGCGCTGTTTCTGCGCAATAAGTCCACACTGGTTTATATGGTTGAACCGACTAGTTATGCTCTAAGGAGAACGCACATCAGGTGCAAAGGGCAGTGTTATATGGACCACGACTGGGTATACATGTATTTCCAGAATGAAATCAGGTGTGCAGAAAATGTGTTAGCAGGAATGACTGATTTAATTGGCGGCAACTAAGGTATTATATCTATTTGATGGGTATTAAAAATGCAGATTTACGATAAATTCTTGGTGGCTAGAATTCCTGGTACAGGTGAGGTAGTGTCGGTGTGCATCGATATCGATGGTGAGGAACTTCACACATTTCCATTCCGTCAGCGATGGCAGACTCATGAGATCGTGGAAATGAACTTTAAAGAGATGATGGTTTTAGTTAAAAACAGTAGGTTTTTCTAGACATCTTCTTTTTCAAGGTGAAATCCCTTTCCATAAACATAATCTTTGACCATACTAAAGTAGGTTTCTGGTATGGGTGCTTCGTACCACTTAGAGAAACCCACTCTTAGTGTGGCATTTATGATTTTTTTAGCATCCGTTTCACTGATTTTTCCGTATGTAACCATAGCTTTGATAACCGCGTCGGAATCTTGTGCAACGGCAGAATCCACTCTTAAACGCACTTTCATTTAGCCCACTCCTCTGCCAATTCTTCATCTGTGCCGTCATAATGATTTAAGTCCAAATCATCGGATATTCCTGGAACCTCATATCCTCTTGTGTTTATTCCATCACCAGAGAACTGCCAAAGAAAATAGCCTTTGTTCTTCCAACTAGGAGGAAGAACAGCCTTGGAACCATATTGGGCCAACCACAATTTATGGCCACCAAAATATTCATCCGGTGTTGATTGCACTTCCTTTATTAGTGAACCTGAATATAATACGGCTTTTCTTCCTAGTCGTTTCTCTATTAACTGCAAGAATTTCCTTGCACCTTCTAATGTCATCTGTGAGGTTCTATAAGGTTCATAGTCAAGTGCCACAAGTGTATTATCATCCGGTTGAGCATATTCTAGAAAGTGGTTTACCTGACCTTCTATGTCATTCTTGGTGCCAAAATGGTAGGCTCCCCAAAGGAATCCAGCATCCAGGGCTTGTCTGCGTCTTTTTACGTACTTATCGTCTAAGTATCCAGTTCCTTGTGTGGCCTTGTGAATAAGTCCTCTAACGCCAAAATCATACATCTTTTGGAATGAACTGATACTGTCATAGTGTGAAATATCTAGTACTTTTGGAAATATTTTAGTCATTGGTTATTCCTTTTGCTTCCTTTTGCTTTTTTTTATGTTCCCTGTAGGGTTTCTTGGGTAATACGGGTAAACAACCACCGGCGATCGATTTTGCCATAACTTTGTTCCATTTATCTGTGCCCCTGTCAAAATGCCCACCAAACGTTCTAGAATTTCCAAAATCAATGTGTTCAGGGGGTATATTATCGTGATACTCATAATAACCTTTCTCTCCGCTCATATTTCTATCTGATTTCAACAATTTAGGATCTAATTTAGATTTATGTATACGTAATACCCTAATACTATGAGGAGATCGCGATGCCTTTGAAGGATTCCCTGACCAAATTCCTATTTCACTATAATATATTTTATTGAGATTTGGATTGTCTGTTAGGTATACAACATTGGGTTTGGAAAAACCATAATTCCATTTATTTTTGTTAAGTGTATTACCACTTCCAACCAATCCATGTTTCGTTATACTTGGCATATTTTCTCCCAGTGTTGCATGGTAATAATAATCAGAATTTCCTTTTTGGGCTTCTACTAAAAATTCCTTAAACGTGATCATGTGTGTATATTTTTACCTCTTGCCATTAATTGTGTACCGTGCTATTATTTATCATTTAATAAGATTAACAGAAAGAAAAGGAGACTAATATATCATGACAACAGAAGCCACCGAAATCGTCGCATTGCAAAAATCAACACAAAATCAACTTAGGCAATATATTGAACAAATTGAGAGGTTGATGGAGGACAAAGCCGGAATATCTAGTGACATTCGGGATAAATTTTCTGAAGCTAAAAGTGCCGGATTCAACACCAAAGCCATGAAAGAACTAATTAAGATACGAAAAAAATCACATATTGAAGTTGTAGAATTCGATTCCATCTTGGAAGTCTATAAACATGCTCTTGGTATGTTACCGGAAGATGGTGGCGAGGAGTAAAATACTAAATAAGAGACTGATAACGTTGAAGCGTGTTCAAGTAGTTTTGCTGGACCCGGGTGCGATACCCGGCGCCTTCACCAAGGATACATTAATTATGCCGTGTTCATCCCAGCAATAGAAATATTGCCCAAGTCTGCGATAAAGGTGCCTGTGGGTGGTTGAAAGACAAAGCAGGTGAAAATTTGTCATTAATGTATCCCTGATGGGGGCGAAATAGGATCGACAGTAAACAAAAGAAAACGTGGAGTTATCCGTAAGGCGACCGTCGTTAAAGGCGCACATCATAGATGCCAATGATAACTGGCACATGGGAGATATGGCACTAGCTGCCTGATCGAACGGGGTTTGGAGGGTTTACCTGGCAACAGAAAACCCTCCTTTTTGCGTTTATATAGAGGAAAAAAATTTAAATGGAACGTACTAAAACCACAAAACCCAAAAAACCAACAACCAAAACGCCAAAAGTATCTTCCGCGGCCAGCAATCCTTTTGATCCAAAGGGTCGATTGAAAAGAATGGGAAAAATAGGCGGAATATCTGGTATATTAGTGTTTCTAATAATTATAATATCTCTTGATTGGAAAAAGGAAGTTCCTATTACCAGTACAGAAGCACCAGTTTCCGTCACTGAAACCAAGAATGTGGAAAAAACCGTGGCCGGACCTGTCAATAGATATCCGGTAACAAAGGGCGAAACAATACGAGACTTTTTCATCAACTCCAAGATTGACCACCCAATAACAAGGGCCAATTATGTTGCTATGTTACTTGACGTGGACCCGAAAACTGCTATATTAAGCCTTTCGGACTCTACCCGTAAAGCGCTCTGGGCGGAATTTGAGTTTCAGAAGTTGCAAAAACGATGACCGTCATTAAGACGGAACCTGTGGAATTTCAACAAAGAAAATAAACGAGGCTATTTCATAAGGAATTACTGATGTGAGCATTCTGGAACACAAACACATTATCATCCGGGCTGAAGTTATGAAGGCACCGGAACCACACGATACGGAATACCTGAATAACTGGATGAAAATTTTGGTGGACAAACTCAAGATGAAGGTTATGATGGGACCATATACAGCTTATTGTAATATGGTTGGCAACCGAGGCTTTACCTCAATCTGTGTACTGGAAACGTCGCATGCAGCCGCCCATTTTTGGGATGAAGACACACCAAAATTATTACAATTAGATGTATACACATGTGGGCATCTTGACCGAGATGTGGTTTTTGATGCTATAAAGGAATTTGAACCTTTGAAAATCGAATTCTTTGTTGTAGACCGAGAACACACCTTGAAAATAATTCAAAAAGAATATGACAGAATGGAACTCAATTATGACAAAAATTAGAGAAGATGAATTATCAAACATATTACACAGTGACGCCGGTTCGGCAATAAAGGATATTATGTCCTTTTCGGAAATTAACAACGTAAGCATCATTGATTCGGCAATTCATTATTCTACGACCAAAGGAATAGAGATTGAATCGGTGGCCAGCATGATAATGAAAAGTCCAAAAGCTATGGAAAAAATAACAGAGGAAGCCGAGTCATTGAAATTTATTCCTGTTACTGCGAGGTTACCAATAACTTTAGATTAACACCAGGTTATATCATGACACCGTTTGAAGCCTATAGAGAATATGTAGCAATTAAGTTGCACTTTAACAGCAAAACATATAATTACCATAACAGGTCCGGGCATACAAGGGTTAATTACAACTCCTTTGAAAAAAGGACCGACCAGGGGTTTTTCAAGAAATTGGCCTCCAAAGGACTCGTTGAAGCAAAAGAAATACTTGTTTCCATGTTTGTGTACGATCCAAAATCTTGGATCGGCGACATAGTTAACCTGGATAAAATTGAATCGATACATACTTCCAGGAAAAAGGTATTACAAAGTCTCAAATATAACTTTAAGAATGAGCTAGATAAGATAAATAATTCCAGTGGGTCAATTGAATCTGCATTGAAATCTGATAATGGACAATTGCCTGTCCTTATTAAAAATTACCTACATGGTGAAATTTCCATAGAAACCGTTATCATATTAATAGACATAACTAGAACAATGGCATATCTAGATAGAAAATTGGTGGATAATATACTCTGGCCAGATGTGAAATTAAGATTGGTAAAATACAGACCATGGTTTGAATATGACCGACAAGTTTTTAAAGAAATCATAAAGGGGAATCTTTAATGAACAAGAACAAAATTGCATCAATGTTCAAAATAATTTTATTGCCGTTTGTCTTTTTTTCTATTGTAATTTCCGTAATTCTGCATTCTGTATTTGGTTGATTGTGTAATGTTAAGTTCTGGAGAGTTATATACTGCGGAAGATTTAATTGCAATGGGTGCTTTAATAGGACTATTGATTACAACAATATCAGTAATCATTGGTTTATTTGGAATAGGAGAAAAGAAAAATGACAGAGACAATACCGGAAAAACTAACACCAGCACAACAAGAGAGACTGGTTTGGTTGATTGAGGAATGTTCAGAGGTAATAAAAGCTGGCACAAAGATATTACGTCATGGATATAAGTCATTTGATCCCACCAATCCCCAACACAAAGGCAACAAGATCGACCTACAAACAGAATTGGCTGATGTGTTTACAGCCGTAGGATTAATGATCCAGATGGGTGATATTGATTTGGCCTTTCTTGAAAATAATACTAAAGGAAAAGAACTTAAATTTGGAAAACACATACCAATTGACAAAAAATATCTTCGCCACCAAAAATAAACACATCTTGATGACCATACACGAGAGGAAATGAAAAAATATATGTACGTCCAAGAGTATACGGTAAATCCAAGAGTAAGGGTTTACGGTCCTTCCTATACTTATGGTTGTCAGACGTGTGGTTCAGACTTCGGTGACAATCTTAATTATGTGTGTTATAATACACAGTGTCCATTACAAACAAATACAACATGATAAAAAGGCAATATGATGCAACGTTATATTAATTTTCACGATCTTGTTAAACTGGAACGTATTCTACAGGAACAACACTCCACTTATAAAGAATTCACCTACAAAACATTACAAGATGAATATGGAAATGCACTTGGATTCAAAGTTTATGCTATTCCAAGTGGTAAAAAAGAACCCAGGTTGTTGTTCCCGATGACGTTTTCTGATATAAGGTATGCTGTAACCAATACGGTTACCCCCATATATGATAGTCCTAACATCTGCGGAATTAGCTGAATGAAATTCATTATACAAGACAATTTGATATCCAAAAAAAATCTGGATGGAATCTTAGAAGGAGTGAGAGGGCTTCCACATGTAAGGGTGAATCTTACTCCTTTTTCTAGGGATATATCTCCCGATTGGGTACTAGAGGAAAAAGATTGGATTCCATACGGTTCAACACTGTTTATAACACTGGCCGATGAATTAAACTGGAAAGGATGTTATTCCGACCTTGCAAAATTCAACTATAAGGCCTCAGTTGAAAATCGAAATGACATGTTGAATACCGGACAAATTATTCCATTACGGGAGGCCATAGAGTTTTTAAAATCACAGGATCCAAGATCAATGTGGTTTGTCAGACCATCAGAAGACAGGAAACAATTTTCAGGTCAAACCGTGAATGCTATGGAAGGTTGGGAATGGTTTGAAGACGCGATGAATTGTGCATCGTCTGGATCATATCAATTGCCGGGTGATACCGATATTGTAATTTCATCTCCTAAGGAAATAATGGCAGAATGGAGATGGTTTATCGTTGGAGGAAAAATCATCAGCGGATCAATGTATAGACGCCGGAACCAACTATACCTTTTGAAGGAATTGGACGAAGACGTAATTAAAGAGGCCCAGTCCATGGCTGATGTTTGGTTACCACACCCATGTTGTGTCATGGATACCGCGGTGACAAAGAATGGTGTACATGTTATTGAATTCAACTCTATAAATGGCTCAGGGTTTTACCAACATGATATTCCGGCCATAATGAGATCACTTTATGACTGGAGCAATTTATCATGTCATTGAAATTTACTCTTATTTACATTTTACTTGTCTTTTTGGTTGTTATTATACCAAAATGTATTAATGAGCATAAGCAGATTTTGATTGCCTCTTCTCCAGGAGTGTTGTATAAATAATAGTGCAAGGTGAGGCGAACGGCCGAACCCCACATAGAAAATACAACTAAAACAAACAATATAAAGGATACAACAAATATGGCACTATCGTTTAAAGAACTCAAAAAGTCCCGCCAGGAATCACTGCAAAAACTCTCCGAACAATTAGACAAAATGTCGAAGCCTTCAAGAAAGGAAGATGAGAATTCCGATATATTCTGGTCTCCTACAACAGGCCCCGATGGAAATGGGTTTGCAATCGTTAGATTGCTATCTGAACCCAAAGGTGAGGATATGCCGTGGGTACAAAAATTCAGTCACGGATTCAAGAACCCGAAGACTGGCGCTTGGTATATTGAGAACAGCTTAACCACACTTGGTCAAAAGGATCCATGTGGAGAATATAACTCTTGGCTTTGGAATCAAGGACCCGCCGGTCAAGACCAAGCAAGGAGCCAGAAACGCAGACTTACATATTTTGCTAATGTATATGTTATCAAGGATGCGGCCAAACCAGAAAATGAAGGAAAGGTACTTGTTTGGAGATTTGGTAAGAAAATCTTTGAGAAGATTATGAACCAGATTAAACCTCCATTCGAAGGTGAAACTCCTTGCGACCCCTTCGACCTCTGGAACGGAAAGAACTTGAAAGTTCGGGTTAAGACCATTGTGGTGAGAGAAGGCGACCAAGAAAGGAAATATCCAAACTTCGACAATTCGGAGTGGGATGCCCAAGGTCCTCTTTTTAAAGAGGATTCCAAGATCGAAGATGTTTGGAATTCAGCACACTCCCTACAACAATTCGTGGCACCAACAGAATTCAAGACTTATGAGGAATTGGAAGCCACACTGACTAGAGTCATGGGAATGGAAGAAACCGGATTACCAAGTTCCAAGGTAAATAAATCCAAGAGTTATGTGGAAAAAATTTCCCCAGACTCCACGCCCAGAAGAAAATCTCCTAAGATACCGGAAAAACAAATTTCGGAAACACCACCATGGGATGAGGACCATACGGAAGATTCCGAGGACCTCAGGAAATTGTTTGAGGAACTAAAGGCAGACTGACCTTTAGATATTACAGAAATGTTTTGGCCCTCTGTGGCTATCACCAGGCCCACCGTTACTAACGGTGGGCTTTGTTCTATCCGAACCACTGTGGTTGCTCGGACGCACACCATCCTCGTCACGTGTCTGTAATTGTGGCGCCTTTTCTGTCCTGTATCCAGAAGGTTCTTTTGGATCGGGTGTCGGAGGAGGCGCAACTTTTTGTTCGGCTGTAGCATTTTCACCCTTGAATCCAGATCCAGAAGGTTGTGGTAATGGAGTGACCATATTCTCAGTCTCTTGGATGGCCTCCGCACCAAATGAGCGCTTGGCGTCCGATTCTGACATTCCTCCAACCGTATTCTCAGGCTGTGCATATGTGTACTTGGTGCCTTGGTTTTCTGGTTGGTGTGTGGATTGGGAATATTTCTGTTCCTGTTCGGCCTGTTTTATTGCTTCTCCTGTAGGAATGGAATCGAGATATCTTTGTGCATCTTGAACGGCCGATTGATCTGTGGAACCGAATAATCCAATATTTCTATAATCGGTTTGTTTATCCGGTGTTGCAGTTCCGACAACACCAAGTTCCGGTAGTTTAAACTGGGGTGATTCGGAGGATATTTGGGTGCCGGGCAGTCGAGCCGTAAGCGGACCTTCAGGTTTGGAAGAAGTTTCCGGATACACAGACTGCAACCATTCTTTAAATCTAGTATTTTCAGAATTCTGTTTAGATGCTACACCACCAGCACGAAAATATTCAAATTCTCCAATGTTCCTGGAATAAATATTTGGCATTGCACCACCTTGGTTACCCCCCAACAATTTAACTTTATTATTGTTTATTTCGGATACAATTGTAACATGACTTCCAGTATCACCGGTAGATGTATATCCACCATACCGTGAACGCTTTCTTACCGCGATGTCCCCCGGTTCAGGAAATTCTACCTGAGTACCAAAATTTCTCCAATTGGATGCAACCGCTGCTCCTTTTGGTGGCTGAAATCCGGCAGATTTAACTACAGTTGCCGCAAATTGACCACACCAAGCTCCATCCTTTGGATAGCCTTGATTTCTCATATAATTATAAACTGCCTGTGGACCTTCCAGACTGGCTATTTCACGTGCTTTATCCAAAATGGCTTTAGGTGCACTAGGCACACCTACTCCTGTAGCATCTCGGCCTCCTGGAGTTTTACTTTCATCATACATCAAACCAGAAGTAAAATATTTTCCGGACTTATTTAAACCTAATTTATCAAACGATCTTGTTTCGGAAGAATATCCATATTCAGACGAGAACACACTTCGGCCTTCTGTACCAGAAATTCCACCTCTTTCCCCTCTTCCTGGCAATTCTACTTGGTTGTAATGGGATACCGTAGCACCAGGAAGTTCTTTGGCCAGTGCGGCCGCCTGTTCTTTGGTGGCACTGTGTTTTGGATCACTTGCACTTGAAAATTCAAATACATTAGTTTTAACCCCCATTTTACCAAGGGCTTTCACGGCTTCCACGTTCTCTCGATTTTGACCTGATGCAAGGTTCTCGGCCTCCGACTGAATACGACTTTTATACTCAGGATTTTCTTCCAGGAATCTTTGTAACAACACTGGATTGCCATTAGCAACAATTTTCATTTCCGGATGAACCGCATCAAAGACTTTCTTTAATTGGTCCGTTGTTTGTAAACGGTGTAAATTGTCAATCTTGAATCCAGAATAGCCTGCCAGCCTGTATTGACTGGAAAGTTGTGTAATCTTTTCTCTTTGTTCGGCCGAACTGAGGTTAATTTCCTTTTCTCCTGCCGCTGCCAATCCTCCTCCTTGATAATAAGCAATTGCCGAGGCACCTTGTTTATTGATTTCCCTAACCGCCGCGGCCGATCCCTCATGAGTAGGATTAAATTGGAATGAAGCCCCCTTTCCGGCTACACCAACTCCCATCTTAATATCTGATTCGGATGGAGGTCTTTCCAGGTTAACATAGGGTACTGCACCAGAGTATTGTACTGCATTGCCTGTGTTAATAGTGTTTTTGAACCAATTTGAGTGTTTAAAAATTTCATCACGGCGAATAGGACCAAAATACGCCGCGGCTCCACGCCAGCCATGATATGTTCCAGCACCGCTACCAGTGCCTCCTATATGTTCTGATGGTATAATATATTTCTCAAATTGTTTAATTAACGCATCCGAGGATTTATTTGGATCCATAACGTCTTCGCGCGTTTTCAATCCATACTCTCCGGCCTTCATCTGCACCAAACCATACGAATTTCCATTATCTCCGGTGGAATTAATGTTAAATCCAGATTCTTGTTTGATGAGCATTGTTGCAAATCTGGCCCATTCTTGTGGTGAACCGGTTTTTATACCATATTTTTCTCCATCTTTTGGTACATATCCCTTCAAGGCAGAATTTGAAAATTTGATTACCATAGAATCATAAAAAGCCTGTGGATTTACTTTTCCTTGTTTATCCGCCAGGATTGTGGAGTTTCCATTTGGTACGTAATTTGATAGTTCACCCATTTGGTTGTGTGTCTGGCTTCCTGGAGAACCCGGTATTGCGGATCCACTATAACCACCTCCACCTCCGCTATAAGACTGTCTCTGGAAGTCTGGTTGAAATTCAGGCCGATCCCTCATTGGATCACCGAATGGATTCAAAGATGGTGTATTCTCTCTCAACCATCTGTATATGGGATTTTCAAAACCAGGGGGCCTTTTGTCCATCTCCGATTGGATTTGTGGACCTAATCCAGGACCGGATTTGAAAGGACCTTGTACACCTTTGAGTGAATCTTCACCTTCTAACCATTTTTTAATTCCATAACCCGTTAAACCAATGGCTGTACCACCAGCAATAGCGCCGCCGGTTTTCAGGACAAGAGGAGCCATTCTAGCCAGACCAGCTAATCCACCTGCACCAGAACCTATACCAGAACTTATACCAGAAAGAGCTCCTAATTTACCTAATGTATCGGCACCTAATTTACCAATTGAAGCAACACCTAGAATGTTAGACAGTGCACCTAATAATGAATTCGGGGAATGGTCGTTTTTACCAAGAACAGAAAATCCACCAGCCGAGGCCAACTTCCATTTGTCATGTTTATCCTCGTCCTTGTTTTCAAGATCCTTCACTCTTTTATCTATTTTTTCGGCCGACTTTTCAAGACGTTCGACCTTTGTATTCAATACACGAATACCTGAATCTATTTCATTTAATCTAGAGTTTATTTTTTCTACAGCCACGATTACTCTATTACCAAGATTATCAACACTCTTGGTAAGTTTTTCAGCGGTGATGCCAGTTAAATCCCCTGTTTCCCCGGTCAGTCGTGAATATTGGGTATTATCCAGTTGTGATATTTTTTTGAAAGTCTTAGAAATATTGGAAGATTCACTCAAGTTTTTTAGACGGGTTCTAATATTATCGACGCCCGTAATTTTGTCTAATTTTTTACCTAAGGTTCCTGCTAATATATCTGTTTTTCCTGCCATCAGGCAAATCCTTTACGTCTCATTTCTTCGTCTATTTCCTCCTGAATCTTAAGATTCAAGAGGCCAACATAAATGTCACGTTCAAAGGGGTAACAATTCTCCAGATCACTTATGCTATATTTATGTTCTTGTGTCATCATCCAGAGTGTTTTATAGTAATTTTCCAATGTATTGTGTGCTAGACCAATGTAAAAAAATCGTCTAACGTGCGAAGTGTTATTGTTCTCTCGTCCCCACTGGCATTTGTATACTTTAATTCATGTGTCAATGACGGTTCGGATTCAAAGAAATACTTCACTTTATTCCATGTTAGTACAGGAAGTTCATCCAAAAACTTCTGTATGTCATCAGTTGAATATTGGGCGGCAGAAATTACTTTCTTTCCCTGTGAGATAGACTCCACGGATCTTTGAATAATATATTGCAACTTATCTTCATAAGTATCAATTTTTTTATCCAACATTTCAACAAAAGTTTCCACACTAGGATAACGCAATTTAATGGAGATGTCTGTGTCCTTTACATTAATGGGGTTTTCCACCGATTCTGGAAACTTCACATTGATATCATAAAGGTTGATTGAAAAATCATATTTCTTACCATCATCCAGATCCTTATAGGAAACTTGGCTTATGTTATTGATTGAGAAGGCACGTAGCTGTACGAATAGGTATTCCAGATCGAACATAGTGAGTTTGTTAATAACAACATCATTACAACAGGCCTGCAATATCTGAGTTACTGCCTTTAATTTTTCTGAATACTCACCGTTTGTCTTGGCTATTAAGAGTATTTTTTCCTCTCTGGCCAACATCGGTCGCATTGTGACCTTTGCACCAGTAGAAGGAATCCTTGTTTCATATAATGGGTGGGAAATTATAAATGGTATATTTGATGGTTTCATTGTATACTCCATGGTGTTTGTAATTAAGAAGGCGATGCATCATGTGACCAAGACATAAAACTAAATCCTACAGAAAATTCCATGATTTTGTTTGTGTCTCCCCAGTCTAACTGAATTGGTTGAACAATATATGGAAAAGTTTCTACATACCTGATATTGTGTATTGGTGTATTACTCTTGTCGTAGGTAATCAAATTCATATCAACGGAATAGTCTTCTTTATAAGCCACCTCCCATTGGTCACTTGGTGTATTTATTCCCTCGGTGAAGTAGGGATTGTTTATTAGTGTCAACCATTCATGGAAAAACCTAAGGTTCATTCCTTCAGAATCGGACATTACTATTACAGAAAAATCCTTGAATTTGGTGAAGCTTGGTTTATTCTCAATCAACCCGTATCCATAACGGACAACGGGATGCAATGCAACTGCTATATCAGGCATTGTGGTACTCCTACACCAAAATCTGAGTTCATTGGTGGTTGAAAATCCCTTGTCCAAAAGACCCTTTGGTGTAGGTATCACCAATTGGAACCTGTTTGTGGTTTGTGGTCCTTGTCCTTGTATTCCATCAATTTGTGCGGAAAAATTGTCTATTCCCAAATTTCGATTGGCCATCGTTTTTTATAATCCCATCTTCTTTATAGATTCATTCCAAACTTGTTGTTTTGTGATAGACTTCCTTGTCATGGTAGTGAACCTCTCTTGTGGAAGCTGAATAACTGTTCCCCACTCTTCCGGTTTAACCTGATAAAATTCCGTTCCCACGTGTGTGTACAGATATCTCTTGATACATGGCTTTATGGATCGGATTCTAGCAGTATTTTGTAAAAATTCGTTGTTCACTTTCAACCTTTGGTCTGGTGATCCAACATTGGTAATAACTCCATACAAGGCGGTCAGCATTTTTTTGCGCATGTCTGGTGAAACATAATGCAGATTTATTCCAAGAAATCCATTTGGGTAGAACTTTATTGGGAAAATAAGAGGAAATCTATCCCAATAAGGAAGTTTTTTCTTTAATTTGGCCTCATAGTAAAACAAAAACATCTGGCCTATATTATGTGGAGAAATACGGTTCACTCTATCATACTTATCCGATGACTTTACGGTGGTCATATCTACCACCTTTTGTATTCGGCTTATAAACCATTTGAATACATCAGATGTAACGGATGGAGGTAATGGTTTATTTACCATATATTTTAGAATTCCTTTTTAACAATTTCTCCATCATAATATTTTGAACTTTTTGTTCAATCATAGAATAAGAGGAATCTATGCAGTTAATAAATACATCATGCTCCTGGTGCAGCATATATTCCAATACATATTTATTTTTTAACATGAGGTAACGTTTCTCGGCCAAACAATTCTCGCCACTCCAAGTTGGCCTTGGTGGAAGATACTTACATGCACCTTCCATGCAAATCATTACAGCTAGATAATACATCTTGAATACTCCTAATAAGCAAACACATCTCCTGACCCCTGGGCTGTTTGATCTTGAACGAGCACATGACCCGCACCATCAGACTGTGCTAAATCTGGTGTGTGCACGATTACAGGCTTGCCTTGAACATAAACACCGGTGAATGTATTTATCAAGCCTCCGGCATTATGTGTGTTTGTGTCTCCTTTAACAGCCCATAGTTTTCCATTAACAAAAACTGTACCTTGGCCCACAACTGTGGTTGTGGCTCCACAAGCCCTAAGGTCTCCATCTCGGTGTGCTCTCATTGGTCTCTATCGTACTCTAAAATATACTTCTTATACTTATTTTTTACTGGGGTTGTCAAAATTGAATATCGGACCCCTTTGGATAATATTCCAATTATAATGATCTTGACTGGGTGTATCATCTTGGTGCTTGGAAAGGTCAACCTGTTTTATCGGCAAATCTTTTTTATTGAATAACTTTAATTGGTATCCTGGATCATTTTTACCGAAGGCGTGTCTGGTTTTATCAAAACCATCATGTACCAAGTTAGCATGCCAGGTGATTCTTCTACGTATATTGTTTACAGTGAATTTTTTACTTATAGCTATTTGAGCACCGGGTGCGATCAAAAATTCCCTTTCACTTGGATGCTCGGACACCTTATTCACAAATATTCCATGCGATCCGGCCGGAACATGTATTTTTACCACATGTATATATGATTTCTGATTCTTTGGGTTATAAGTCATTTCTCCGAAATTGGAAGCCCGATGATGGTCCATTGATGTGGAGGCAAAGCCTCTCATTGTACGAATTAAATAATCTTTTCCTGGTTGCGTTGGACCTTGCATTCTATTAGGACCACCTTGTTCAAATCCACGGTAAACGTACATATCCTTCACAGTCTGGTGCTTACCGATTGCGGAAGAAAGATGTTTATTATTTGCGCGCGTCCGGCTGAACTGGTACCAGCTCATGGACTTGTTACCGACTTTATTAATCCTGGTTTTTGCAACCGTGTTCATTTCATTATACTTATCAGAGGTATACGTTCTTATCGCTCTTATTTCATCATTCGTAAGTGGCTCTGCGCCTGGTTTAAGAATGTTCTTTTCTGGATGACTAGTATTGGTTTCAAAATACCCTGTGTCAGAATATGTTTCCACATCTCTCGGAAATCCCCTTCGTATTGCAGCAATTTCCATCAAAAATTTTCTAAATCCCAACATTACTTAAATCCTCCCGTTTTTTCCGTGATTACTGCAAATTCCCAGCCAATCTGTTCGCAATAACTCTTAGCTGCCTGCCATTTAGCTTGATTGACACCCCATTGGAGAGCTTCCAGTAGATACCTTTTTTTGTTCTTTCCTGGCCTTGGAGGATCGACATGGTCTTGCCTTTTGATTTCCAACATGAGTGTGCGTATTTTTCCATCAGGAAAACGCTTTTTAATTACAAAATCAGGAAAGTACCTGTGAATCCGGCCGTCTTGTGGTGATACATACGGCACGGCAACTTCTTCGGATGCCCAATAAATGATATTTGGATCCAAATCAAACTTACTCATACACGACAGCTCCCAGGAACTACGATAAACGATGTTCTTGGTGTTTCCCGCATACTTATTTGGATTTTTTGGATTATAAATTCCCTGTAGTAGTGCCATTCCCCTCTATCCTGTATAAATACCTTTTGTATTTATCACCAAAAAGGAATTAACATGCCCCCTGACATTAGAACTTTAAACAACACATCGGCTGGTTCGTATGTAACCGGTGGTTCTGCTGTAGACTACCGGACGACTTCCAATGATGTGTATAACAGGAGATCAAATGAAACGGAATCGTTAACTGCCTCTCTAGTAGGTTCTAGCTCCATAGGTGTTACCCGATATCCGGCTGATACACCCAAACATTTCACCAGGCTAGATGTTTATAGTTATGGCACAAGAGACAACTATATTTCTGTCAATCCTCTTAGTCTCGGACAATCTATAATTCTTCCTCTACCAAAACAATTGGTAGATGCACATGATGTTATATATGAAGTATTCACTATAGGACCGGTTACAGGAAAGATAATAAACGACGTTTACAATGCTGGACATGACAATCTTAAGCAAATCGTTAACGATTACCGAACCAAAGGACTTAATGCGGCTGTAAACAATCAATTAAGTAATATTGCACAAGGAGCAAAAAATACAGGCAAATCGGTAATGAACCGCGCTCTAGATAAATTCCGATATAGGAATCACGATTACAGTAAAGATTCCATAGGAACCATTAGAGGTATGATGGACAATGCTGGAGAAACAGTGGCCAAAGGTGCTCTAGTGGGATCATCCATTAGTCCAGGTATAGCAGGAGCCATTGATTGGGCTTCCCAAAATGTAGGAGTTAATGTGCGTGGTGGAATACAAAGTAAATACGGAGTAACTCCTAACCATTTTGAGGTTGTATTATTTCATGGTCCAGCGTTCAAACACCACACACTTGTATGGGATTTCTCCCCGAGGTCCGCAGCCGAGGCCGAGACGGTCAACAAAATAATACGTGACATGAATAATTATGTTTCTCCGGGATTAACATTTGGAGGAACCCTGTTTTCTTTTCCTAGAATATTTAAGGTATCATACAGAACCGCCGGACCCAATGGATCAAATGAAATGGATTACCTGTACAAATTCAAACCGGCCGTTTGTTCGGATCTTATCGTCAACTATATGGATTCCAATGGATTACCGGTATTTCATAAAGATACTAAACCGGCACACTATACCGTATCAATGCACTTCATTGAATTGGAATACTGGTTGTCCGGACAATTTAGGGGATCCATGGATTAATGGCAAACACCATCAACATATCTAGTATACAAAACAATACGTCCGTTGAAACTCCTGGTGGGACAAATCAGGGTGGTACTGTAAAATACCCAAGCAGCATGTACAATCCACCACAGCCACCTACTGTTATAGATGATTGGCTGTCCGCACAGAACACCCTTACACCACTGAGAATTCCATCCGAAACGGGAAAGTATTATACTATATTAGGAGTATCAGAATATTCCAGAAAAAATTTGATGGCCATGGATACCAGGGACACCAAGGCACAATTCATTCTTCCATTACCATTACAATTAATCAACCACAACAGTGTAAAATATGACGATAAGGCTGAACTCGGTGTTTTGTGGGGGCTAGGAAATAAACTAGTTTCAGGCAATTTTAATGTGAATAATATTTCGGATTTTCTTGGTGGAACTCTAGGTGGTTCTGCGGCCGCACTTTCTGCTATACCAGGAATTGGAACCTATACCAATATTGGCACGGGAGTATTTGGTGGATTCACTTCCAACCAATTCCTAACTGTACTGTTAAAAGGTCCGGAGTACAAACAATTTAAACTAGAATTTCTTATTTCTCCTAAAACGGCGGTGGAGAGTGAAACGCTGCGTACTATAATAAGAAAATCAAACAATTTTATGGCCGCCAGATGGGGACCGGTAAGCCAGGCCACCTTTGATTTTCCAATGATCTTTAACATAGGGTTTTCGCCGAATCCAAAATATCTATTCAGGTTTAAACCGTCGGTATTGGTCAATTTCACGACCAATTACTCTCCTTCTGGAATTCCGGCATTCTATAAGGCGAATACCAAAACGTTCAACCAGAATGCACCTGAAACTGTCAGACTTCAATATCAATTTTTAGAATTGGAGTATTGGCTACGTGGAGATTTTAAAGATTCAAATGATATGTATGACACAATAGGTCCAAGAGGAGAATAAAAACCGTGTCGACCGACAACTATTTTAGTAAGTTTCCAACTATTACGTACAATAATCTTACAACAAGGGACATGTCCAGACGTGTCATTTTTGATCGGGCCATAGAAAAACTTCCCACATTCTTCTATCCATATGAATTACGTTCCGGTCTACGTGCTGATACACTAGCCGAGGCTTATTATAAAAACTGGGAATACGAGTGGATGATCTACATGATGAATGGCATAGTGGACCCTTACTATGGCTGGTACTTGGACTATACAGATTTCAATAATTACCTCATAGATAAATATGGTTCTATTGAATACACCCAAGATAGAACCATATTTTACCGATTAAAGTGGGCAGATGATGATATTCTAATAACACCTGAGTATTTTGAAAATACAGTTCCAGAAGTGTTGAAGAAATACTATAGTCCTGTATTCGGTGAAGGATCTAGAGTGGTATTTTACAAAAAAAGACAGGAAGACTGGACAGTAAACACGAATAAACTTATACAGATTTATGTAAACACTGTAGGTAGTTTAACGAAAGAAGAACTCCTACTTATCAAGGACACTGGTAATAACACAGTAGGCGAAGCCGAAGTAGAATTGGTTGATAGTACAAATAATTATATCATGGTAAAACATGTCACAGGTCTCGATGCCACATATTTAGATCCTGGAAATACTATTCTCGGACGTAGTTCTGGGACATCTAGTACTATTGTATCCCATAAAGTATTAGTTAATAATATAGAAGATTCGGAATATGATTATTGGGGTCCTGTCACGATTTATGATTATGAGAATGAGAAAAATGAAGCCAACAAATTTATCAGACTATTGGATGCAAAATATTCCTTTGACGCATCCGAATATACAAGACAACTACTAAAGGTGGTAGAATAAATGGCAAAAATTGTACAGCCAACCAGTGGTAGAATAACACAGTGTACCATTAGTGGAGTAGACTTGAGTAAACACGTCAACCAAGTTGAAATATTCGAGGATATCTGCAAACCATATCTCACCGGAAGAGTAAAGATACTAATAGATAACCCAAACATACAGAACCTGGTGTTGAAAGGATCAACACCAGGAACTCCTGTGACCATAACACTTGATTCCGGAGTGAATACTTATACCGCCGAATTGCTTGTGGCCAAAAAAAATGCAGCCGATCCTTCACCAAGTGGTAAGAGTCAGTTTGGAATATTAGAGCTTATTGGTCCAGAGTTTTATAAAGACAAGAACCTGGTAACAAAAGCAATTCCTGTGGGCCAAGTGCCAACGGCTGCCATAAGCTCTATACACAAGATGTTCATGGGCACAAGTCTGTCCGTACTTATACCGGCAATTAATGTGCTCGCAAAAGAAACATCACACATTATCGATAACAAAAACGTGATTACAGCGATACGTGGTCTAGCTGGAATATCCAACTATGCTCAATTTTCACCTGGAACCACACTCTATTTCAGGGACAAGGACAAGGCTGTATTAGCACCATTAGGATTCTTGTTCCAATCCACTCCAATATTAAATCGATTCATCCAAAGCTTTACCACTGGTAAAAATTGGCAAGAACAATTCGGTGGTGGAGATGCATATAGAACTATAATGAGTGTTACACCTATGTCACAAGGAGGAAGTATTCCAGGTGGAGATGGAATTAATGAAATTGCTGGTGCCGCCAAACAAATGAACTTTATTCTTGACACAAACTCACGGGACATCATCAAAAAATTACCATCATTTATAAAACCAAACAAATTTGCAGGAGACTTGAGTGGATTCCTAGGAAATGCAGCCAAAATTATTGGTAACATTGCATCTGCCGAGGGTACACAACCGAATTACCATGTAAGAAATGGAAGAAATCAGGGAGATAAAGGAAGTAATTATCAATTGTCTACACCAGAAGGTATATTATCCAGCGCGGCCGCTCAAAATGGTCCCAGCTATTCTATCAGGGTACCAACACAAGGAGCATTGGATATTATAACAGTTGGTCAGAGAATATATTGTAATTTCTTGGAAGCTCCAGGCGAATTCAAAAAGACAGTATCTAGCATGGATGGAGAAGCACTGGTAACCAAAATTAGACATTCCTATACCATGGGCGAAAATGTAAAGAATCCGGCCATTTGTGATATTGCAGCAATTAAAGGAGGAACATACACGTGAGTGGGGGTGGTTTAACAGGTCCAATACAGGACCAATCAACATCAAGTCTTATGCCAGGTGGAAACCAGTCTGGTTTAGTTCCATGTGTTGTCATTGATAACAAAGATCCAAAAAAGGCCGGTGCAGTAAAAGTAAGACCTCTGGATATAAGCAAACAAGCTGTTCCGGATGATAAATTGAACTGGGCTCAACCGTTTAGAAAAGACAGTGCATTACATGGTGTTTCCGGTCCAGCTACCGAATATATTCCAGGAACATTAGTATGGTGTACATATGTTGGTGGACAACTTAAAGTAGTAGGATCGGAAGGTTCTTTAACGAATCCTTCTGGAGATGCCAATCAGGATAAAGGTGGTAAATATGTTCCTAAACCGGTGGCAGATGGAGATAATGAAGGAAAAGACTTAAGGATAATCAATGGTTATTGGGGATCTAAAAATGGTGGAATTTTAAACGGTATCTCTGAAGAAACACCAAAACATGACACAAAAGGACCCACCGAGCATGCTAAGCTGGAATCACCAGGTTCTTATGGAAATATCACAGCATTGAAATCGTCCTTTAATCCAAATACTTTCTCCCTTGGTACAGTAAAATTTGATGGACAGAAATCTGCCACACAGTTTATCAAAGGACTTAACCCAAAGAACCTTTCTGGTGCTATTCCACAAGCACTAGATATGATACTTGAACTAAAGAAAGTCAAGGGTGGTTTAAATCCAAAAATGATACAATCCGTAGGCCCCCAAAACTTATTTGGTGCACTTCAGTTCATACAAAAAATATTTGATCCCAAGAAAAAGGACACTGAAAAGAATGACCAATTACAACAGGTACAGGATTTCATAAATACAGTCCAGGAAGAGGAAGAAGAACTGAGACCCACACTAGCACCGGCCGATACAATTGACACAATTACTGTGGTTGTAGACGGTGGGGCATATGTTTAACTAAAGGAAGTAATATGGCAACAAATGCAAGGGATCTACCTACCTCATTTCCGAAAGAAGATGTGTATCCATGGAATTGGACTAAAGTTTATCCAGATGGAACAATGGTAACTCATGTGGTTGCTGAAGGTAAAACTATGTTCCGGTGGTCACATGGAAACTCCAGCACATTTATGGAAGTCGATCATAATGGTAAAACGACAGTATTCTCCACCGGAGATACACACATGTACCACAAATCCGGAGTTACCACTACTATAGATCATAATGGTGATGTGAACATGGCAGGCTGTCAAAGATTAACGGTAGAAGGCGGCTCCCACATTGAGGTACGAGGAGACGCTGCCATATCAGTTGGAGGGGATTCCACAACTGTTGTCGCGGGTAACATGCAAGCCGCTGTTGCTGGTTCTGGATATATGTCCACCGCCGGTCCGATGAGTATGAATTTTGCTGGCGACCTTGACATGCAGATAGGCGGTAAAACCACAATTAAGTCGGGCGGAGATATAAAAATGAATGCACCTAATATTTACATGAATTCCTAAACCTATACATTGGATAACTAGCCAAACTCAAAGGATGGTTACATGGCAAGAGCCGATAAATACACTAAACTAAGTAAAATGCCAGAATATTATTCCGATTTCACAATAAACATGGATCGGAACCCTGTTACCAGCTTATTAGAAAAGGTCACCAACGAGGAAGCTGTAAAAAGGTCTATTGAACACCTTATATTAACTGATGTGGGTGAACGACCATGTCAACCAAATCTGGGAAGCAAGATACAATCTTTATTATTTGAACCTGTGGATTCCGCAACCACAGACTTACTAAAAATAACCATTACGGAAACAATAAATAATCATGAACCTAGGTGCACACTCAATAACGTGGAAGTTATACCATCCGGGGATCAGAATGAGTACAGAATCATCATACAGTTTGCATTGATAAATACTCCTGGAGTCATACATAGTTTTGTTCAAACGTTAAAAAGGGTACGATAAGATAATATGGCTAATACAATAAACAACTCCTCGCTAAACTTGGTAGACCTTGATTTTGATACACTTCATGCGTCATTAGTATCCTATATGCAATCAAAACCGGAATTTAAAGATTATGATTTCTCCGGTTCAAATTTGTCTGTATTAATTGATCTTCTTACCCATAATACAAGACATAATGCTTTTTTCACAAATATGTTATTCTCGGAATCATTTTTGGACAGTGCACAATTACGTTCCAGTGTGTTGTCCCATGCAAAAGAGCTTAATTACCTTCCCAGGAGCGCCAGAAGTGCGCGGGCCACGGTAACCTGTTCATTTACGGCCTCTGGTGAGAGCCAACCATATTACATAGCAAAAGGATTAACCTTCTCCACATTGGTAAAAAATGAAGCTTATGTATTTTCTGTACCAGAAACAATTAAAGTGGATTCCATAGACACAAATTTCGAATTTGAGTTGGATATCTATGAAGGCGTTTACCTAAAAGATAGTTATATCATGGATGGTACACAAGAATATCCTAGGTACAGGATAAGCAATAAAATGGTCGACACAACCAGTCTCACCGTGACTGTATATGAAGATGGAGCGGTTATCGGAGATAGTTATACGTATGCCACAACACTTCTGGGTGTAACAGATACATCAAAAGTATTTTTCCTTCAAGCTTCTGAAGATGGATATTATGAAGTACAATTTGGTGATGGTGTGATAGGTAAAAGGCCAAATAGCGGAGCCTTAATAATACTGGATTACAGGGTCTCGTCTGGTGATGCAGCCAATGGAGCAAAGATTTTTAATTGTAACTTTGATCCAACAGGAGAAATTTCAGAATTAACCTCCAGTGTCGAGGTGTCATTGCCAAGTTATTCTGCCGATGGAAGTCAACCGGAGACATTGGAATCCGTAAAGTACTATGCACCAAAACACTTCCAAGTCCAGGAACGAGCGGTTATACCAAACGATTACGAACTTTTACTAAAAGCTCAATTCCCTGAAATTAATGCCGTGTCTGCTATAGGCGGAGAAGACTTGGATCCTCCACAATTTGGAAAAGTATTTGTATCGGTTGACATTTCAAACGTCAGTGGTATACCTGATTCAAAAAAACAGGAGTATAGTAAATTCCTAGGCGATAAAATGTCACTAACTATCAGACCAGAAATAATTGTTCCCGAATATCTCTATTTCCAGGTGAAATCGATGGTTAATTACAACTTGGCATTGTCCGCAAAAAATGACAACCGTATCCGAAGCATTGTGACAAATGCAATACTTGATTATAATAATTCCTATTTGGATGATTTTGGTGTAAAATTAAGGTATAGCAAGCTTTGTGCATACATTGATGCATCAGACAATAGCATTATTTCCAATGAGACCATACTCAAAGTATACAAGAAAATAACACCTGCAATAGAATCCTCGGAATCTTTCATTGTAAACTATGGTATTCCATTAAAATCAACTTTTCCACCACAAGTAAATGACCATTCTACTTTAACCGATTCGACTTTTATTTCCTCTGGATTTAATTACAGAGGAATTGATTGTGTACTACAGGATGACGGGAATGGAAATATTTACATCAATAAGAAGGATGCCGGAGTCTTTAGACCAATAAGCAAGGTAGGAACCATCGATTACACACTTGGACTCGTTAAGCTAAATTCTGTCTCCTTCTCAGATTATACTGGAGATAGTATTAGACTTTATGCCGTACCAGAAGAACAAGACATTGAACCGGCCATCAATAACATACTGACGACCGAGACAAGTGAAATAATACTAACAATCAATGGAATTAAAGAATAAAAAACCATGGACGTAATCCAGAAAAATATATCACCTCTTATTGAATCACAATTCCCTGCACTATACAGGGATGAAGGTCCTAGGTTTGTAAAATTCTTCAAGTACTATATGGAATGGCTGGAATCCGAGAATAACCCACTCTATTACAACCGTCGATTCCTTGAAATGAAGGATATAGACGAGACCATAGATGAATTCCTGGTTTACTTCAAACAAAAGTATCTCAATGGAATAGCATTAGATTCCAGTGTAAAAACAAGACAATTATTAAAGCATTCACTAGACCTATATCGGTCCAAGGGTACCGAAAGAGGAATTGATCTGCTTTTACGAGCTGAATACGGACATGGTGCAGAGGTGTATTATCCAAGCACCGATCTATTCAAGGCAAGTTCTGGTAAATGGGTAATTCCAAAATACTTGGAAGTCTCATTGAACGAAAACCTGTCGGCACTAGTACATAAAGAAATTGTTGGTTCTAAATCGGGTGCGACGGCATTCGTGGAAAGAGCCGTTAGAACATCATCCAACAGACGTCTGTTGGATGTGCTCTATATTTCCTCACTCTCCGGAACATTCGAAACGGGCGAACTTGTTAATTCGGCCAATTCTGGTTTGACCATGGAAGAATGTCCGACAATAGTAGGATCATTATCCGATGTTGACATCGACTTACAAGGAACTGGCTACAATTTCGCCGTGGGTGATAAATTGGACATATACTCTTCCACGGGGTTCGGAGCTAAGGGTATCGTTACCGGCATAGAAAATGTTTCAGGATTGGCGGAATTTGAACTAGTAAATGGTGGATATGGTTATTCCAACGCAACAGAAGTTTTTGTATCAGAAAAATACTTGACGGTATCCAATTTATGTATAACGAATACCAACTCCAATACCTACTTCGATTTGTTTGACACAATAACACAACCAACATATTACCTAAATTACACAAATGCTAATGGAGCGTTTTCAGTAGGCCAAAATGTATATTCCTACTATGCAAATAATGAAATAGAAGCCGAGGGTTATATCGTTGCGGCCTCTAATTCCACAGCTACCAATGGTATACTTACAATACAATTGGTATCAGGAGGATTTGGCAATCTCGCCATATATGGAGTTGGAAACTCTGTTGGAGCCAACCTAACCGTCTCTAATGGAGTTTTCAATAGTGTAACCACGGCTAATGTAATTGGTTATTCCACCACTCTAACTTTGGTTGTCAATGGGAATTCATCGGATTATACCGTGGGTGACCGTGTATACCAAAAGGACGTTTTTATGAATGAGACTGCTAATGGTAATGTATTACGGTACTCAAATAATATAACAGGAGCAAGACTGTTGCAATTGAGCAACGTGGCTGGTGTGTTTGTTCAGAACGAGACGTTATACTCCACCGACAATCTTTTGAATACTAGCAACGTCGTATCACAGAATGTCAACATAGGTGTAATCGGGATAGACAACGATTTTATCTCTACCACAGGAAATTTTGTAACATCCAGTTTCGTGAATGGTACGATATCTTTTATTTCAACAGGTTCTGGTGCTTCCGTGAATGTGAATTCCAATAATCTAATTTATACAGAAGATGTTACAGTTGATACAGATCAAATATCCGATTATATTTCTACTCCAGGAAATGCCAGCACTTATGGATTTCCAGCAAATCCATCTGGAAACTCCAGCACACCGGTAAATGAATTACTAACCACACAAATAATAACATTCGGCAAAGAAACCTTGTTGATGGGACTTAATCCTGGCACCGATTACAATGCACCACCATTTGTTCTAATATATGATCGTTATGGTTATATGATGAAAGCTCAGAATTTGGTTCTAGAATTGGAAGATGTGTCCGGAGAATTCATAACAGGAGAAATTCTCACACAAGAAAGTAGCAATGGTAGAGGTCTTGTAACATCATTTGACTCGGGCACAAACAAGTGTGTTGTTGAGAATTTGCGGGTTCTTCCTCAAAACCTCTTCGAAACCACAACAGGACCAACAAGTGTTCTAGTAGGAGAAACTTCTGGAACAACAGCAAATGTGGTTTATGTAGCTACCGACTTTAGTTCAAAATATACAGGTGTTAATGCATTAGTGGATGCTACCTTAATTACCGGTAATGGTGCTGTAAATTCTATTAAAATCACTGATTCCGGATTCAATTTTACCGATGGTGAATATCTATACTTTTCACCATCAGGAAACACAGGTACCACTGGAAGAGGAATAGGATTAGTTCGGACACACGGATCATCCGAGGGGTTTTATGCAGATAGAAACGGATTCCTGTCAGATGTTAATAAACTAAGGGATGGATATTACTACCAGGAGTTCTCTTATGATATCAGGTCCTCACTGGAATTGGAAAAGTATGAAAACTCACTGAGAAAAATAATGCACATAGCTGGTACTAAATACTTTGGTACTCTAGTTTACACACAGAAAAATGGAACAACCAAACCAAACATTAGGACACTGGAAATAACAACATGAGTTCAAACACGTTATCCACAATTGCATATTCCAAGAACATGGCACAAGCCTTGTTGACCGATGTGGAAGTCGGGTCCAATACGTATTACCTATTCATAGGCAATCATTCACCACTGGATAATACAGTTCCAGAAATGTCATTAAACTATTATGATACACACTTGGATCCCCACAGGAACATGATTTGTGGAAAAAAACTTTACTCAAATAATTTTTCCGAGGTCGTCCGTCGTATACCATACGTATCAGATACAGTTTATGACATGTATGATGACACGGATTCAAATCTAGATACTTCCGATTACTATGTACAGGTAGATTCGGGCGCTTATTTCCACGTGTTCAAGTGTTTAGACAACAATTTTGGTGCCAACTCAACTGTACAACCCGAGTATTCCGATATTTCCGGCAGCAACACCTACATTTATAAGACAAGTGATGGCTACAGGTGGAGGTACATGTACAGTACAACCTCCGGACATGTATCGACATTTGGTACAACCGATTATTTTCCACTCATTTACGACATTGAGCAATCGGTTGAGCCTGTTCCAGGAGCCATAGACATCATTGCAATTGCCAACACAGGAAGAGGATACAACAATTACTTACGTGGTACCTTGGCAAAAGCCGACCTAAAAATCAATGGTGATCCAACGATTTACGCCATCACCAATTCTACAGCATCCTTCGTCAACGGATACTATACCGGTTGCAGCATGTATATTTCCGGAGGCACCGGTGCTGGTGGCCATACCACAATACTAGATTACTTTGTTACAGAATCAGGAAAATATGTCCAATTGACCGAGGCGTTTACCACCGCACCAACCAATGGTTCCACATATGAAATTTATCCTAGTGTGGATATCAACGGAGATGGATACCAGACAATAAATGCAGTAGCCAGGGCCGTGATAAATGCAAGTTCAGGAAACTCAATATGTAGAATAGAGATGTTGGATCGAGGTGCCGGTTATACATATGCGTCAGCTAATGTAGTGACCAATTCGGTAGTAGGAGTAATAACACGGTCCGAATTGCGGCCGATATATTCACCAAGTGGAGGCCATGGATCTGATATTCCAGCCGAACTTGGTTCACGTGGTGTTATACTTTCAGCAAAACTGGCCAACAGTGAATCCAATACCATAGTCACCACGAATACCTATCGACAACTTGGCGTCATTAAAAATGTACTGTTCTCCAATACCGAAGTGACGGTTAACACCAATTTTGGAGTATTCACGACAGGAGAAGCTGTTTACAAGGTTTCTACCAGAAAGCTGGATTCCAATTGTACTAGTACAGTAGGATCCGACACAATAACTGGCACAGCATCAAGTGCATTTGATGAACAATTAGCTTCTGGTGATTATGTATATCTGGTAGATCCGGATAGTCCCGAATACCAATTGGGGGTTGTTGATGCAATAACCAATTCCTCAGAATTTACCATAACAAGTGTTTCTAGACTAACTTCATCTAATACTAAAATATACCTGGCCAATGCCACATACCAAGGAACAGTGGTGCAATCAATTTCAGGAGACGTGTTCACCCTCGGTGATTGCAGAGGAACTTTTGGTGTAGGTGATTTCCTGGTAGGAATAGATTCCGGTTCAATTGGAACCGTCGAATCTTTATCCATGTCTGACATACCGAAAGATTTCAAGACATATTCTGCCATGTATAAATATGATGTATCCATGTACAGCGGCTCCTTTGAAGAAAATGAGACAGTGTACCAATACAACACAAATAATGCCACCGCATATGTGCAGTCCATAGAGGGATCCAATGTACATGTAACAAGACAGAGTGGCGTATTTTATGAGAACCACGATATCGATGGAAGCACTTCTGGAAATAAAGCATTGATAAATAATGCTTATAAACCGGACATCCAATTTGGCTCAGGAGATATTTTATATCTTAACAACTTTGAGCCCGTTAATCGGACTAATAACACAGAATCTTTCAAATTATTCTTTTCGTACTAAGGGAAAATCATGCCAGTACTAACACCAAATGGTCCATACTATGACAGATTCGACGCAACAAAGGGGTACCATAAAGTACTCTTTAAGCCGACGACAAGCGTACAAGTAGGCGAGTTAAACGAATTCCAGACCATACTACAAAACCAAATAGAAAAATTTGGTGATAATATCTTCAAAAAAGGAACTGTGATTGACGGATGTAACTTTGTATATCACAATTCTTATCCTTATGTGAAGATTTCTGATGTGTCGGATACGGGTTCCACTGTAAATCCAACTCAAATGGAAGGCCTGTTTGCGGTGGATTCTAACGGACTCAAAGCTTACATTGTTGATTCCGTGGAAGGTTATGAATCAACCAGTCCAGATTTAAAAACACTGTACATTAAATACACCAATGCTGGTGATGATTTGACAGCCGAGTCTTTCACTCCCGGAGATGTTCTGGAAATCAAATATGGAAATAATGGACTTTTTGGCATCACGGTAAATAACAGAGGAACTGGATTTTCTAATACAGATTCCATGGTATTCACCAGTGCTGTAATGATTCGTGTGGAGTCTGGAACTTTCACTAACGGAGAATACATTACTTGTGAAGATACAGGATCTAACGTACAAATTATAGGGGTGGAGACCACCGATTCGGACAATCTTGTAATATTGAAACTAGCTCCAAGAACAGCCGATCTGGCCAATGGAGATGTTGATTCCACAACATGGACAGTCAATACACTAGACGTTATACATAACATTGGCAACACTGTAATCGGAACCGTGGTAAAACAGTATGGTACTGGAGCCGTTGGTAGAATACAAACCGATGCATCTGGTAGAATAACCAGTACAATATTGAATTATTCAGGAGCAGGATATTCAATAGTACCACACGTAACCGTAAGGTCTATAGACAACCTTTCTGGATTAGGAACCCTAAGTCTCACTGGTAGAAACTATCTCACCAAGGTAAATATTCCTGGTTCTGGGGATTCAGTTGGAAATGGATATGCTTTTTCTATAGGAGAAGGAGTAATATACCAAAAAGGATACTTCATCAGGGTGGAACCACAAACTGTGGTTGTTTCCAAATATTCACAGACCCCGAATAATATTTCTGTGGGATTTACCACTGAAGAAAAAATAATAAGTGCCGCCATCGACCCAGACTTGCTTGATAATGTTCTAGAAACAGATAACAGGTATGCATATGGTGCAGATCGTTTACAGCTAATTCCAACCCTATACACAGTTAATACCGATGTGGCTCAATCTAACACCGAGTTCTTGCCTCTTGTGGAGTGGAATCAAGGCAATCCATATAAGGTCAACCAAGTCACCAATTATTCAAAGATTGGGGATGAAATGGCCACCAGAACCAAAGATGCAAGCGGCAACTTCGTTTTGGATCCATTCTTGGTAACTACAGACTCGGTAACAAATGCTGAAATGGAAAGTCAATCATACTCAGTTATAATTGACCCTGGTAGTGCTTATATCGATGGATATCGAGTAAAAACGCTCGCCAATTATCGATTTGACCTTAACAAGGGTACAGATACCAAAATTTCCAACAATCAAAAAATCTCAATAAACTACGATAAATATATCCGCATCTCGGAAGCTGGCGGTCTGTTCCAGTTTTCTACAGGAGACACAGTAAAACTATATGACACCGCTAAAGGATTCTTATCTAACACAACTTACATCACAACGGCCAATACAACACCTCCTGGATCACAAATAGGAACGGCAAGAATTCGTTCCATGGTACTAGAAAATGGAACACCTGGAGATCCAACGGCCATTTACAAACTATACTTGTTTGATATTTCTACACGCCCAGGTAAGAATTTCAAAAATGCAAAGAGTGTGTACTATGATGGAACTGCATATAAAGGCATAGCCGATGTGGTTCTGGAAACAGATGCCACAACTGGATCTAATGTGGCCATCCTATATGGAGCACAGAATGACGCACTGGTATTTCCTACCAGATTCGAATCTATCCGAAATTCTAATAATACAACATATACGTATAGAACGATTGATCAGACAACGGCAACCGGAAACAATGGAATCCTGACCAAATCAATAGTGTCTTCGCCGGATGAATTCTATCCATACTCTGGAACACTAAGCAGCACACAACTTAAAGAATTGTACATCGTTCCGGTGTCCCGGGACCTGGTCGCATACACATCATTAACCGGTGCTGCGTCTTGCAACACCACGTCTATTAACGTAATTGGTTCAGGAACAACGTTCATTAATGACCTAAAGGCAGGAGATTATATCACACTGTCCCCAAATGCCTCGGCCAATGCCATAAAAAAGGTTGTGTCTGTTGTAAACAATACATTCCTTACCCTGGACTCCAATTGTTCCTTTGCTAATACTTCCACCAATCTCTTTAGGACATTCCCAAAGAATGTGCCTGTTCCTTTCGGAACCAGATCCGGACTTTCGGCTAATGTGGATGCAGGCGGTAATATACTCACAGTAAACTTTGGTACAACATTTGCCGGTACTACTTCCGCCAATACACTTGTCGGCGTAAATATTGAAAGGACAAATATTAGTTCTACCAGCAAAACTGCCAATAGAAATAGATATGTAAAATTACGATTGTCCAATGCCGCGGCCAATACTGTAGGCCCATGGTGCCTTGGTGTTCCTGATGCAATCCGACTAAAAAACGTGTATATAGGAACGAGCACTGTAAATGTTGATTCCACTTCTGTTGCATCCGATTTCTATATTGATAACAACCAGACGGTGGATTACCTTGGACTGTCTTATCTATACAAGCATCCAAAATCTGGACTGACACTGGAATCCACAGATTACCTGTTGGTAGAATTTGATTATATGGTCAGGTCTGATGACGGATATTTTGACACCACATCCTATCTTGGGACTTCCAATGCCGAACAAATTTCAACTTTGGATTCACTTGCTGTGGATGATTTGACAACCTCAGCCTGTTCTTGGGAAGTGCCAGAAATGCACACCAAGACAGGAAAATACTATGACATGTTAAATTGCTTTGACTTCCGGCCGGCGGCCGCCAATACTGTGGCCCCATCAATAACGGTTGCTGGTGCACCAATCAATCCAGGTTCAACACTGTCATTTGGTAATACTGCTGATCCTGCTAACAGTAAGAAATTCCCTCTTCCAGGAACAATTTGCAGGTCGGATATCGAACATTACATGGGACGTTTGGACACCGTTATTATCGGTGGTGATGGATATGCAGACGTAATAGAAGGAACTTATTCCGCGGACCCTGTATACAGGAGAGAAGCGGCAGTACCAACGGACGCTCTCAAACTACAGACAATTGTAGTTCCCCCATATCCTAATATCACAGAAAATATTTCACAGGCTGTTAATGATGTTGTCAATACGAGAATTGTCAATGAGGTAATACTTGGACAAAGAATAAAAGATCATAGAATTCACACCACACTTAATGCTAATAATGTGGCAATTGAACAACCAAAAGCTTATACTATGTCTGAAATATCCCAGCTTGAACGTCGTTTGAAAGTGTTGGAATATTACAATGGTCTCACCCTTTTGGAGACATCGATAACAAATAAAGTTATTCCTTCATCGATAGATAATTCAGTAAATCGATTCAAATTTGGATTTTTTGTGGACGATTTTTCATCCACATTATATTCAGAATTGAAAAATCCTCAGTATGCCGCCTCTTTGGAAACAGCGAGTCAAATAGTAAATTACCAATCATTGACAAGCAACACAATTTCTGTTCAAGCTAATAACCTTATAGCTCCACCTAAATTTGTTTTTGGTATTCCACACAATTTTACTATCGATAGAGATAATACAACAGTTGGATCTAGAAAGTCTTATACTATAGCGACACAAAGAAATGCCACGGACATACCGGTAGTATGTAACACCGAATTACAGGTTGTATACTCGAATACATCTGGTGGTGGTTACTCAAATGCTTACTTCTATCGGTCTGGCACGGTAAGTCTATCAAACTGGGGTGTTTTAAGCCATTCTGTAACAGCCACAGATGACATTGCCTTTGGTGTTGATGCGGCCGTGGCCGGACCTGCAAAACTATTTTGGGCTACCAGAGATAGGGAAAAGAGATTTGTTTCGGTAGATCCATATTTCGCCGTCAGACAGACAACAAATTCTTCTATACGGACATTGGATAGTATAAGTCTGTATGGTCATCCAGGAGATTTAGTTGCCCCTGTTGGAGCCAGCTTCAACATTAGCACTTTAACTCCGATTGTAACTTCGGCCAACTCAAGGGCAATAACCAACAATGAATTCATATTCTTGGCTTCAAATCCTTATGCAGCCGATTTCATGACATTAGCAAGTTCTGTTGGTGCCACTGTAACCCAACAGAATTTCTTTAAAACAAACGGACTAGCCAATGGACAACAATGGATTGCTAATTCAGTAGCGGCCGGCACACTTTCTAACTTTTTGGCTGATGATTTTATAGCACTTGGTCAAGGTTGGGTTTCTGGAGTAGGAGAAATAGACTTCACATTTGATCCAAGCAAGGGAAAAACATTAATCATTACAACCACCTCGGCTGATGATCCATATGCCAATAGCTCTCCCGCAGGTGGCGACGGTGGTATGCCGGCCTTTATAAGTGGGGTAGATTTTGTGTGGCTACTAGTACTTCCGGTGGCAACAACCTCTAATACAGGTATAGTGGTAGACCCTTGTGGAGCAGCAACGACAACTAATTATAACGGAACAATGCAAATCAGCACCAACTTTTCAATATCTGCCGTGCCATCCCTTAAACAGTATGATTATGTCACGGTTAGTTGTTCAGGTCTAAAACCATCTTCCAAACACTTATTGTTCATTAACGGCATCAACAATACTAACGTTATAAATAAACAGGTAAGACCAGTAGGAGGAAATTTCGGTGATTCCATCATTACCGGACCAGACGGAAAGGTCAACTTTGAGGTGTATTATCCAGATTCCATGAATACTTCTGGATTAAATGTAACCAGGAATAATACTGTAAATGTTAACATGTTAATATCACGTGGTTATTCATCTTTGACTATACCAGAATTTTCTTCAAACAATACATTCAAGTCCAGTTATGATCCTCTTGTCACACTAGAGTTAAAAACCGCTGGATCTTCATGTAAGGCCTCATCATCACTATTTTTTGATAACATCTAAAGGATACTAACAGAGTGTTTAACCTAGCCAGACTAATTTACATTGATCCTGATAGACTAGAAGGTGCAACAAAGGTAAATGTTGATTCCGTTGATTTATATTTCCGAGCCAAACCAAAAATTGACGGAAATAAATCTGGAATACATGCTCCTGGTGTTGAATTGTTTATTACCGATGTTGTTAATGGTGTGCCCGACCTTTCCAAGTATGTCGGAACAACAAGAATATCTCCAAATATAGCACGAACGGAATATTCCAACATCAACACATCAGGTGATGCTAGTTTAAAAACCACTTTTACTTGGACCACTGGACCTAGATTGGATTCGGGAAAATGGTATGCACTTATTATCAAATATGATGGAGATGAAGATTTTATTCCCTGGACAGCACACACAGGAGACAACTTAATAGGTACTACAACAAAATGTCCTAAAATAACGGGAAACCTGTTTAATTATGTTAATTCCGCAAATGTGACTGATTACAACGAATCCAACTGGAAACCTCTTCCTGATACCGACTTAATGTTTTCTTTCAAAGCAATTGATGTGTTTGTGGATCCAGAAGTTCCACAGGTTTTATCTGTTATAGCACAGGCATTGCCTATGGAATTTGTGAAGTATGACAGGAAAACATCATCAACAACCGATTTGCTATACGGAGATTATGTTTTTGAGGATAGACCTAGTTATCCGAATGAAAAAACTAAATGTACGTGTGCTGTATCAAACAATTCCTTGTTTATTACAGGCAATTCCAATTTTCTGGAGGCAAATGGATCAAACTTTAACTGGAGACACCTATTCAATGTCTCCACACAACCAGAATATATTGTAGTTGTTTCCAAAAACCACTCTGGAGCAGGAAAGCACAAATATGCTGTAAGAAAAGTACTTAACTATTATGCGGCCAATAATGTTCTGAAGGTAGATGAAGCCATAAACTTTACTAATGCTGTGGCCACATTTTACAAATCACCTGTGGCCAGAGTTATGACCCGTGCAAACACAGCCCATGATGGTGTGATAACAGACTTACTTATCCTAGGTGATTCAAATGCTAATTCCGAGGTGAGGTTTGTTAACGATGCAATCTCCATGACCAGCAACATCGTGTCTGGTGGAACCGGTTATGCAAATACTGACTATATCGAAATCACGGGATTTGAAAATGTGACAAATGAAGTTCTTGGAGGTTATGCTGCATATGCGAATATAAAAACTGATGGATCGGGTGTAATTACCAATGTCTTTTTCTCAAATACCGGATGCGGTTTTGTGGATGGACTTACATATAACATTAAAGCAAACACAGGAAATCCTAGCTCCGGAACCACGGCCAACATTGAATTCACAGTAGGAAGTAAATTGTTAACCGAATTTGGTCATGGAAATATCTATTTTTCTAATACTACAATAATCAATATGGATGTTGCTCAGGTTACCCCATTGATACAACTGGATAATCCAACGGGTGTTACTTATACGGTGAATTTTACAACAATGTACACTGTGGAAAATTCACTCAACACTGTATCCGGCAAAAAATACCTAGTAGACGAGACCGCACAGGCCACACCAATCAACATGACCAACCAAAACACTGAATACCTTAACGGAAACACACCTGTAATAGTATCCAGGTCTAATCAATTCGTAATTTGCTATGCTAATGGTTCTATTCCAAACACCTCGGTACTTGGTACATATGATTCAAATGTGGCCACCTTCAATATATTAGCAACTTCCAACAACTCCTTCACGTTTGCCGATATTGGACAATATGGTATTTCTTCTTATTTTGCAAAATATAACATCAATAATGACTATACCAATGAACACACCAATTACGGAAATGCAATTGCCAAGCACATCACCACAAAGGTCGAATTGTCACAAGACCAGAAGGCCGAGGATATCATGGTATACCTGACAGCTTTCCGGCCTCCAAATACAGATATCAAAGTATATGTGAGGGCCCACAATTCGCAAGATCCGGAATCTTTTGATGATAAAGACTGGACATTGCTGGAACAGGTCGATGGAATAGGTGTATATTCCAACCCCACCAACCAAGGTGATTTGGTGGAACTCACCTATAACTTTTCGGCCTATCCGAACACGGCACTGGAATTAGATGGAATGATAACAACAGAAGTTGATAATGCAACTATTGTAGGCGTTAATACCACATTTACCAGCGATCTATCAACAAATGATTTGGTAAAAGTTTACTCACCACTATTTGCTAATACAAATTATGTAATAGGAGTAGTAGACAGCATAACAAACGATGGAGAAATAGTACTTACGGAGCCTATAACAAATGTGAGTGTAACCGGTTCAGGATTAAAAATAGACAGAATAGCATATCCATATCAAATATTCAACAATATTACCACTGATAATGTTGCCAGGTATTACAATTCATCAATGGTGGAATTCGATGGATTCAATTCATTTCAACTTAAACTGGTAATGCTGTCTCCGAGTGAGATCACGGTGCCTAAAATAGGTGACTGTAGAGCTATTGCTGTTTCAGCATAATTCAAGGAATCATCTAAATGATAGATTACATAAATAATGTAAAAAATGGTTTCACCAAAAATACCACAACTGGTGTGGTCCTAAATAATAATGCCGAGGAATTTCAAAAGCTTGTTGAGCAACGGAAAAAAGACAAAGAGCTTGTCCGACTGAGCAAAGAAATTGCAAAGTTAAAGGAAGAAATACAAAAAATAAAAACCCAGATTAGAGGTCTTCTAGATGAGCAAAGTATTAACACCATTTGATTATGACGGTGGTGACACATTCTTACAACTATTTCAAGTAGTAAATAACGCAATTGACACAATTTCTACCGAATGTGTTACTGTAAATTCCAGTGCTGGCGGCTCGGTTTCCACTGGAAATGGTATTGTTCAGGGTATTTTTGGGTCCACAACCTTATTTGCAAATACCTTAAGAGGAGGAAACGTAACCGCATCATCCAACGTTACGCTTACATCCAACTTAGTAATAACATCTGGTGTTCTCTATATCAATACAAGCAATTTCGATTCTCTATCCGGAAATACAGTGACCGTAAGTGCTAACTTAACGTCTAATGTCATAGCAGCCAATTCTAAAGTATGGGTTGGTAATAGTGTGGTAAACACGATAATCAATGCTACGTCATTTTCCGGCACGTCAAACAATGCTTTGTATCTAGGTGGTACCATTGCCAGTGGTTACCAGACTACGGCAGGCCTGGCCGCCAATGTGGCCACACTTTCAGCCAACAATTCCGCTTACCTGGGTGGTACCATT